TTCCTGGAGTTCAGCATATAACTGTTGATTCTATTGATAAATATCAAGCACTGAGGAATGATACATCTGGCAGGTTCGTCAAGAGGAATCCTTATAAAGGACGTGACTTACAACCCTCACGCACTCTATTCAAAATCGGAGGTAGACAATATAGTATATTTGATTCTGATTCAATCAAGTCTAGATATGCTGTAGAGAAAGCCTTTGGAGATGGTGGAGTAATTGACTTAGCTAGAAGTGGTGATATTGATGCAGCTATTAAGATATTAGAAGACTTTAGAGTTCCTAATGACTTAGTAGGAGAGAAGTTGAAAGAACTTACTAGCAAGCTGGTTAATAAAGACTATTGGAGAATTGAGAACATTGTTGATGATATTAAGAACCTATATAGGGATGATGTTATCAACACGTTCAAGAGATTGTCTGCTGATGGTACTATCATTATTAACAATGAAGTTAAAACCATTGACCCAGAGTCCTTAGAAATTAAGGAAGCTGAATTAGTATTACCTAAAATCTATGCAACAAGGTTTGGTTTAAGAAGAGGTGACTCTCTTAATGATATAATGAAGAATAAGGACTTCTTCTATAACAGAATCATTGATGCATGGAATGATAAAACTACTAAGTATGATATTGCTTTAAAGAGAGCCAATGGTAATCATACCTACATCATTCTTAAGAGTGGTGGTAATGCTAAGGTAGTTGAAGGTTTACAGAAGGTTAATGTGAACACTATAGTTGAAGATGGTGAAAACACTCTAAGAGTTAATAATAAGGGTGAAGTTGAAGGTCCTTTAAATGATGCTGAGGTTTATGTTGATAGTAGAGGTAACGAGATTATCTTTACTGACAATGTTAAACAATTCTTAGAGGAACAGTATGATGATTACGATGATGTAACACTAAATCCTGGGTTAAAGGAAGATACACTTAATACTGCATTTGATGTGGTTAAGGGTATTGACCATAAACTTACTGAACAGTATAAGGAAATAGCTTTACGCATGGAGAATAATCAATCTATTACTCTTAAATTGGCTCTTCAGGAGAAGGGAACTCAACTTGATAGGATGTTCCGTCGTTTAGCAAGAGAGAAGAGAACTTCATTTATGAAGTCACTTGAATTTATTGCAGCTCGTATTCCAGCTCAATCTATGCAGTCATTTATGCCTATGAAGGTAGTTGCATTCTCCGAATCAGAGAAGAATATTGCCTATGTATCACACTGGCAGATATGGTTGCAGGGTTCTGACTTTGATATTGATAAGGTATATCTAATGGGTTCTGAGTTCTCTGATAATGGTAAATACATTGGATGGTCTCCTTATTTCAATCTGTATTCAGATGAGGTGAGAAAGGCTTCTGAATTGTTACCTATGCCAAGTGGTAAAGAGTACCAAGTGTTCTACCCTGATGAGCAACCAGCTGATTCGTTTGATATTACTCAGTTAGTTAAGAATGTTAACTTGGCAGCTAGTGATAAGCTTGGAACTAACACTAAGCGATTCATTATTGCATTAGCAGACTTACTAAAGGGTATCAGAGACAGTGGTTATACTAAGTTATGGTTAGATCCCAAGAGTATTATTGAAGCTAACTGGATGAACTTAGATACTGTAGAGAAGAGGATTAATAAGCACTCTCTATATCTATCTAAGATAAAGTCATCTGATAGGATTATATCTATGATGAAGAACTCAGTTTCATCTAAGATTTATCGTATTATTAATGACCCAGCTAATATGGTTTCAGCTTACTCTCCGATTGAAATGAATGAACCTCAAGCAGCAGCAGAACTATCAGCATCTGGTAGGGAAGCTAAGGAGTATACTTTAGGCAATCCGTATGTTAAATATAATATGCAGTATCAGAATATGACTGGTAAAGATGTTATTGGTATTGCAGCTGTGGGTGAGAAAGTATTCTTCGCATTATCTTACTATTACAATGAAGCTGCTAGAAGTGGTAACAGAGATTGGCAAGAGAATGCATACTTTAGGAGGTCGTTCAAATTAATCAAGTCCAGAGACGGTAAGAAGTATCTTCCATTAGTAAGGAACATTATTGCTAATGTAAACTTTGATGGTGTAGATACATCTAAAGTACTTTGGAACTCTATGATTGAACAGCAATCTGGCATTAGCAGTGAAGATGCAGGTAAGAAGTACACCGAAGAAGAGGTAGCTTACATACGTGAACAGCTATTAAGTCAGCTTGGAAGTCAGAAGGATGCATCATTAGTTATATCAGCCTTGTTATCAGCAGCAACTGATAATGCTAAGGAGTTGATTTTAGCTAAGATTAATTCTGGTTCAGATTTAGCTTCTGTATATCTATACTCAATTATGTTGGGCATTGATTTTAAGGATATTGCTAGTTTGATGACTTCTAATACAGTTCAAACTATTGCTCAGCTGAATAAAACTAACATCTTTGATGAATATAACCAAAGTTCAACAATTGATAGTGTGTTTAATAAGCTAGAGAATGGTCTACAAATCAAAACCTATTTAACTAAGTTTGAGGGTCTCAATGAGGCTATTGAGAAGGTTTATCCAAGTGCAAAAGGTAAGCCCACTCAAATAGCACTTACTGAAATATTCAAACAGGATAATAGATTAGACCTAATTAGAAAACTGAGAGAGGCATTTAAGGAAACCAAGATATATGAGAATAACGGATTCCCCAAGTTTAATCTAATGAGATTTACAAATGATTTTGAAGAGCTGGCTGTGAAAGCTAATTCAATCTTTAAGGATGAGTTAAGTAAGACAGAGTATTACACCTTCAAGAGAATTTATAAGCTAGCTCAGGAGATTAAGCAATTAGGTTCTATATTGGGAGCTAATCAAGGTCTGCAGACTAATATGTTTGATAAGTTTGGATATCTTGACCGAATTGAACAGGCTGTAAAGGATAGGGTTGATGAGTATACTACTGACGTTGGCGATAGCAAGGACATTAGTATCTTTAAAATCCTTGAGGATAAGCCATATTTGGAGAAGCTACATGGTGGTAAAGAAGGAGCCAGAGAATATGTAGAGACTATTGTTAGAGCAGCTAAGACGGAAGGTATGGTAGATGACTTTAATACACTTAGATTCCTAAATGATAATGACTATAGAAGACTTGCAGTATCCTTCTATAATCTAATTAAGGGAACTATAAACGTGTTAGATGTTATTACAAGAGTACCTCACTTCAGAGCGACTATTGACATGGCAGCTACTGACTTTGGTATATTTGATGCCATCAGCTCTAAGTTTACTAATGTTTATAATCTATCTAAATATCTAGCTAGGGATGTATATAAAGTATCTGCTAGTAAAGATAGGGATTCAATATATAGAAATGTTGGAAACTTCTTGGATAGTGTTATAAATACTAAGTGGTTCAAGGATAGAGGTATATCTTTCACTATAACTGAAGGTGATAGATACTTTGATAAATCTGGGCATACACATCAGGCTACAGGTAACGAGGTTATTAAATTGGATACTGGTCATGGTCAAGCTACCTTCAAGATGTGGTTTGAGAATACAGTAGTTCCAAGTCTTAAAAGAGGTCTACAAGAGAAAGGTGGAGAGAGGAAGTTATCACTTGCTAGAAACAAGTTTATAAGTGCCTTACAATTATCTATCTCTGATAGGACTCTTACTCGTGATATTAGCTATGCATGGGCATTACCTATGAATATGTCAAGTATTAACTCTATTACTGAAGTGAATAATTATGTAGAGTATTTAACTCACTTTGATGAGTTGGATAAGTATACATTTAATGGGACTCCAGTTTCAGAACTATTCTTCTATTACAATATGATTGTGAATAAGAATAGATATGGACAGACTTCCTTAACTAAGTTGTTTGAGCATTTTGTTGGAGAGAAACAGAACTCTGTAGTACAAGATTACTTCAAGTACGTAGGAGATATGGACTACAATAAGCTGTTGAACAACTCAGACTATTCACTTAAAGATGTAATCATGGCTTGTGCAGTAATAATAAGTGGAGGTAATTATTCTAAGAAGTACCCATATATCAAGGTCTTTAATTCTACTCTGCAGACTTATGACCTGTTTAAATATGCTGGAGAATTTAATCCTACTGAGCAGCTTCCAGAGGGAGCTATGGATAACATGGCGGATAATAGAATGGACGATGATAATAATGGTCCAGCTAACTATACCAGAATTGATTTCCCGAATCAGAAGGAATTAATGAACTACTTCACTTGGTTACCTATGAATTTCAATAAGAGACAAGATGCTGAACCATTAGAAGATAAACTGTTAAAGCTAATAAATCAAAACAGAGCAGTAGTAAAGTATGAGTGCTAAAAACTGTACTTCTACATTGATAATTGGGGGGCTGGAGTTCAAAGTCCAGTCTCCCAACATCAATGGGAATCCTCCAATTAAGGACATTATAAGGAACATACTTAGAGAGCATGGTCCTGAAATTACTAAAGCATTATCTGACCCTAAAGGTATGTATGAGGTACTTAACATTAATGACATATCACATATAAGAGGTAATGCAACATTTAAAGATATTACTAAACACCTAAATGATTTAGGTAGACAGTACATACCAATGAGAGATAGTTTAAGGGTATTAATATCCAAACTAAACAAAGTTGTTCCAGAGTCTGAACAGAATATCCTTTGGGTTTCATCACCTATAACACTAAATGACGTAAAAGTACCTAATGTAAATGTGGGTGCAGACGGAGATTTAGTAATATTGGACTCCAATAACCTTAATAAGGTGTACAATACATTAAGAGAATACTTCTATGCTAAAACTATTAATACTCCTGAAAAGATTAATCAAATTATATCCTTTGTAGGAAGTATAGGTAAGGCAACTGACAAACTGAAATTAAAGTCTGATGTATGGATAGCTAATCTACAGTCTAAGTTTACTGAGATGAAGCAGAATCCTGCAACAGCATTACACTACATTGTTAGTGATGATATTATAAACGAACTAATTGACCTATCTGGAATGAGGTCAGAACTTAATACCTTACTTAAAACTTTGAGCAACGTTCAGTTAAAGGAAGGTAAAGGTAAGCAATGGTGGTTGGAGTGGAATGGAAATGCTGGAACATATACAAATAGGAATGGTCAGCAGTTTAAATTTGACTTCAAGCAAATGAATACCACAATAACAGAGTACCTAAAGGAGAAAGGTATTGAAGCTAGTGAAGAAGAAATTACAGCTACAAAGGCTGTCCTATTAAGTGGAGTATCACAAGGACATCCATTGTCTGATGATGAGATATATGATTTATGGGATGAATTTACTAGAAAAGGTTGTGAATAATGGCTTGTATTAATCATAATGATATAACATATAAAACACTTCTAGAACTTTCTGGATTAACCCAGTTAGAACTTGATGCTAAGGTAAGGAAGACACTGGAAACTACTGGGGAATACCCATTTATCGAACAAGTAGTATCTTCTGACACTATACCTGCATTAGTAAAGAAGTATAAATTAACCAAGTCTGGCGATAGATATGTTGCTAAGGACGTTGATTTAGAGGGGGTGGATGCCCCTTACCTAAATAGCATCTACAGAGATTTAGAAATAACAATAACTCCTCTATTTGATGGAGAGTCCTTAATAGACATTAAGAGACGTGCTACTATAAATAGAGACTTAGATATAGAAGAAGACTATGTTGGACCTTATACTGAGCACAATAGTAATATATTCCCCCAACCTATACAGATTATTAATGGGAATTATATCTATCAGCATAATGGAAGTTACTACATAGCAAAACATAAAGTTGGAAGTTTTACAGCATTAAGCCATCTGCCTAGAACTAAAAACCTTAAGACAGCCTACTCAAAGGCTACACCAGTAAATACCAAGTACGAGGTTAATAGAGATGTTCTTAGATTTATATCTGAGAATAATAATCTATTATCTGTAGGGCAGAACGCTTTATATAGTACTACTTCTGAACTTCCCCCAATTATATCATATTATGGCAATTTTAATTATCCTAAGTTCAAAGTTGATACAACTCTTAAAGGCAAGTATGACATTAGTGAAGAAGGTACTATTCTAATAAATCCAAATAAACTTGGTTCAGAACCTAAAGCTCTAGAGAGGGCTATACTTGAGGCTGAGGGATTTTACAGTGAGGCAGAGATATTAGAATCATTAAATAGACTTACAAACCCTACTAAAGTGGAGACTCTAAAAGTAGGAGTTGGACAATATCTACTGAGGTCTATTAATAAGGATAATAAGCTTAGCAATTATTACCCAAAGATGTCTGAAAGTGATTCCAGAATTAATAGGCTTGAAGCATTATTAGATAGGCTAACAGACCTATATGGTGTTAAATTCAATAGGGTTACTAGTTCCGAACTAAGATTGGGAGGATTTAAGGATATTATTCCTGATGCTACAAGAGTTAATGCCTTTATATTAAACGGAGAAATCTATATAAATACTGATAATGCAAGTGATGATGCTCCTATACATGAGTTATCCCATATGCTGTTAGGTTCTTTAAAATCTACTGACTATGACTTGTATTCAGCATTAGTAAACTCAGTAGAGAGTTTAGATGATTATGATTCTAGGTTGGAAGAATTTCCTAATAGGGCTAGAATGGATGCTAATGAGGAAATATTTGTAGACTTATTTGCTAGGCATTTCACGGAGAACTTAGAACTGCCAGTTGATGCTAATCTAATGGATAGGGCAGAGTATGAAATCAAAAGAAACATTGATTCAGCTATCTTCCCTAATGAAAGTACAACTAAGGTTAGTCTAAGTAGTATCAGTGGTAAGTCTTTCTCTGAAATCATGGACTTATTTGGAACTTCTATTAACGAAACTACAATAGCGAATGCTTTTAATGGTAATGAATCAGGAACTAACAGACAGCTAGCAAATATAAAAGAAGATTTATTAAAACAAGGATTATTAAAAGAGTATTGTGAATAATGGCGAAGTGTGGATATACTCTGTTAGGAAGGTCATTTGGTTCTGAATTAGAATTAAATAACTTCCTACTTAACAATAAACATAGCATAGACCTTGGTAGAGTATCTGATATAGTATTCAGCCTTAACAGTAAGAAGGATGAAGTAGTATCTATATTGGATAACAAGCTATCATGGGCTACTAAAATCCAACGTATTAAGAGGAATCCCAACTCAATCTTGGATGATGAAGATATAGACCCAGAATCAGTAAAGCCCTATAAAGGTGTTACATCTGCCCTTAGATTATTTAAACAACCTAATGGTAAGCAATTTGTACCTAACTTTGACTTAGATAACTATAAAAATAATGACCTATTTCCCAGATGGGCGGAGAAGGGATACAACCAGGCTGAAGCTGAATTATTAGGTAAAGAAGCTGGTGTTCCTGTAAATCCGTCTGAATTTGAATTAGCCTTCAATTCATTAGTAGGTAAGTGGGACTTACTTGGTAAAGTTGGTACTTCACTTCATAAAGTGGCTGAGTTATTTTGGAAGGGTAAGAGCCTTTCAGAGATAATCCAGGACAGTGAGGTTAATAACTATCTAGATGCTGCTACTGCTTCACAGATGTATGGTCATATGGAAGTTCTGAGAAATCAGCTAATTAACCTACACGGTGGTGGTGACCCAGCAAACGTTAAGTTCTACCCAGAGTATGTAGTAACTGGTGATACTCAAGCAAATGACGATAATGGAAACCCTATTAAACTACTTGGTATAATTGACTTACTAGTAGTTGATTCAGATGGTCAGGTACATATATATGACTATAAGACTTCTGATAAGGCATTAACTGGATGGAATGAAACTAAGAAACTAACCTTTGATTATCAGTTAGCTGTATATAGACAATTATTAGAGCAGTATGGTGTTCCAGTAAATAGCAGTATGTTAGGTATTATACCATTTACTATGCAGCAGTTCGATGGTACTACTGGTAGCTTTGAGAACCTGGCTACACCGACATATATGGTAAATGGAAACAAGGAAATCAATATTGATTATAGAAGTAGAAATCCAAGACTAGCATATGAAGGTGCATCAGCATTCATTACAAATAATGTTGAATCTATTATGCCTGTAGAGCCTAAAGAAGACTTAATTACTAAAGACTTCGTGGAGCATATGAGTACTGGGTTTACTAAACTGTTCCCAGGATATAAATTCAATAGGGAATTGAATGATGCAACACTTGAAGCTCTTAAAAGGGATGTTAGGTTTAATCCATCTACTAATAAATGGACTCTTCCCGATTTAAAGAATCCAGGTAAAACTCTAACATTTGACTCCCAAGCTGAAGCATATAAGGCTTTAGAGAGTTACCACGAAGCATTATTAAGTTCTAAGACTAGAGCAACTGAAAGGTTAATTGGTAATATTAGAACAGCTATTAATACTGGCAATACTAACTTCTTACCATTATCTAATCGTAAAATTAAGGGACACAGTGCAGGCTGGTTTATTAAGGAATGCAGTAGGTATTGTAACTCCGAATGGAAGGTAATGGACGTTCCAGAATTAACATCTTTAGGTATGATGTTGCTCTTTAATAAGAGAGCTAAGTACTTTGATGTGTTAGTGCTAGATAATACTCCATTAAAGACCCAACTCAAGTTTAAGAAGGGAACTACAGTTCTTGGTGAATATGCTTCTAATGTAGAATTGGAGCAGAGAGGTATTCCAGCCTTGGAAGGTATTGTAGGTAATATAGACCTAATGAAAGCTATGTTAGCTTTAAACGAACTTCCAGATTTATTCAGGGAAGGTAAATTTAAGTTAGGTGAAATTAGGGTTCTTAACCAAAAGGATGAAACTGGTATGCACACTAGTGCTTGGCAGTTAATGCAGAACTTTAATGAGCTTACTAAGAATGGAAGAGCTGGTGTAGATAATAATTTCTCTACTGGAAGAATACAATTCCTAGAGAATTATCAACTAGCTTACTATAACATGGTTCAATTCTGTGCTTTAGGTAGAGAACAGAGTAAATTGAATAATGTACTATCTGAGTTTGAAACTAACCCAATTATTCTTGACCACTCTATTGAGAATCTAATAAAGATGAAGAAGATGCTGGAGCAAGAATATCCAAATTTAACTGAGACTAAAACCACTGACTTCTCTTCACCTCCTGGTATTGTATACGGATACTTACTTAAAGCTATTAAGGATTTAAGAGGTATGCACTATGTACAAGAAGTTAGGGATGGTAGTAAAATAGCTCTACTAATTGATAATCCAGATGTAATGGCATCAGCTAACCTTAGAAATATGTATAAGGTAACTACTGATGGTCTTGTGCATCTAAGAACTAATCTTAATAACTTTGCCGCAGAAATGCGTACAGCTATGGAGAAGTTCTGGAAAGCTAAGGGTTATAGTACTGAGAGAAGGAATCTTATTGGCGACCAGCTATTTCTATTTAAGAATATGTTTGTTAAGGATAGGGACGGTAATATTGACAGTAGAATGAGAGTTAAAAGTCCATTTGTTGATAGAACCTTAGATGCTGCTGAGAAGGAGTTTCTAACATTCTGGCTAGACCGATTAAATAAATATAGGTTCCAAAATATGTCTGAATCTGACTTAGAGGAGATGAGATTAGACCCTGATAGTGCATACTATGATGTACCACTAATGGAAGCTAGTTCAGCTACTAAAGTACAAGAAGGAGGTAAGGGATTAATATCATGGTTTAAGAGAAAGGTAGACCAATTTAGGCATCCTAAAGAATGGGCGGATAGACTTATTACTGGAGCATTGGATTCAGAACATGGTGAACAGTTAAAGGAAGATATGGAGAAGTATGAGATGATTGATATGTTTGAGTATAGTGACAATCAAACATCAAGAAGTAATGCTTTAGAAGAGCATGATACAGTCTTCTTTGAAACTAACCTTAATGATATTATCTATTCTTATGCCTTTGTTAAAGAGAGAAAGAAAGCCTATGATGAAATCCTCCCAGTAGTTAAAGCTACTATAGTTGATATGCTTATGGAAGCTAACTTCCAAAACTTGGACATTAAGAATACTGTTGGATATACTAAAGATTACGTAAAGAATAAAATCATTGGTCAGACACTAGTTCCAGAGAACTTAAAGGGACTATCTCACTATATGGGTATGATTAGAAACTTTACTACCATTGCTGCTTTAGGTTTCTCTCCTAAATCTGGTCTATTCCAGGCGATGGAAGGTTTCTGGAAGAATGCAGGTAAGGCTATTATTAGACCTATGGGTACTAACCAATTTGGTTGGGATGAGGTACAACAAGCCATGAAATGGGTAGCTGGTGATATGAAAGACCACTTTAAGATAGTGTCTCTAGGTGAGTTAATAAATGAACAATATGCTATCAATGACTTTGATTCTAACGTATACGACAAAAGGCTGAGAGGTGAGCCTGGTTTTATAAACTTCCAGGGTAAGATGCTTTGGACAACCTCTGCACCTGACTACTTTAATAGAATGACTCTATTTGTAGCTCAGATGATTAAGGATGGTTGTATAGATGCATACTCTAAGAAGGGTAATAGCTTAGTCTATGATTGGAAGAAAGATAAGAGGTTCTCTGCATATGCAGCTGGTAATAAGTCAGATTCTAAGTATGGTTATCAAAAGGCTTTATATGAAGCAATGATAGACCAATTTAGGAATGAGGGTTGGAAGAATGATAAAGGTCAGCCAATCAGTTATGGTGATGATTTACCAATGGCATATACTAATAAGGAAGCACAGAGTTTGAAGTCATTTGCAGACCAGACTTATGGTTACTATTCACATGAAACTCAAATGATGTTAAAGAGTTACTTCCTTGGCGCTCAATATATGCAGTTTAGAACTTATTGGTCAGCTTTAAAGAATAGATACTTCCTAAGAGGTGGTGTATATTCTCAAGGTAACTTCCAGCAACTTGTAGATGAAGCTGGTAATAAAGTTTATAAGAAACTCGTAACTATTAATGGTGTACAGCAATATGTTCAGACTACTGAGAATACTGGTGAGCCATTTATGGTATGGAGAGGTAGTTGGCAAGAAGGTATCTTTATGTCAATTAGAGATGGGTTTAAAGATATGCTTGAAGGATTCCGTGATGATGGATTAGCTGGTGCATGGAAAGGTGCTAAAGAATTTTGGCGCACGGATAATGAGGAGCAAAGAAGGGTAAGACACGCCAATTTGAAGCAATTTACATATGATATGGCTCTTTGGACGTTGATTGGGTGTCTACTCAGATACTTCTTAACCCAGTTATTAAAGGAGCAACAAAAGGCTGATAAGGGTCGAAATTTAAGTTGGGGAGATGTGATGCTCAGAGACGCAGAGAGTATCTTTGTTTCTTCATTAGTTACCTCAACTGATGATTTAGGAGCTTTTGAATCAATGCTATCACCTCTAACAGATTGGACTCCACCGTCATTTAGAATATTAACCAATATTTGGAATGATGGTTGTGCAGTAATTACTGGAGATAAGGATTTTAGTAAGGCTGTCATAAATAACATCGGTGTACTAAGGCAGACTAGAAACTTCTGGTACGATGCTAGTGAGGCAGTAGAAAGTGCAATTGAGTAATGTTAATAGGAATTTCTGGTAAGAAACAATGCGGTAAGGATACTGTATGTAGAATAATTAAGGCACTAGATGATAGATGGGTAAAACATGCATTTGCAGATAAGTTAAAACAAGCCTTGGCTGTAATACTTGATGTAAATGTAGAAGCCTTTGAAGATAATATATTCAAAATGTCAGATAGCACTATTGCTAAGCCAGAGGGAGGATTCTATACATATAGAGAATTACTTCAGAAGCTTGGAACTGAGGTTGGAAGGAACATTAGCCCTAATATATGGGTGGATGCTTTGTTCTCTAGTTACTCCTTAGAGAATGACTTTTGGGTTGTAACTGATGTAAGATTCCCATCTGAGGCAGACGCTATTAGAGAGCATGGAGGTGTATTGATAAGGGTAAACAGGGACACAGGTTATGTAGATAATCACCCATCTGAAACTGCATTGGATGATTACATAGACTTTGACTATATTATAACCAATGATAATTTAGATGATACTATTGAGAAAGTAAAGAATATAATGAAGGAAAATTACTTCATATAAAACAATTAGGGCAACACTGGTAGGTAATTCTACTGGTGTTGCCCTTATTTTTTTTACTTAGTCCTTCTTCTCTACATATTCAGGTTCTCTTTCATCCTGCTGTTTTAGATAGGTGAACATTCTCTTACCTAACGCTTTGTAGTCTTTATTATCCTTTGATTTAGAAGCCCTCTTAGCCATTCTAATTAAGGTTCTTGTATTCTTCCTACTAAAGATTCTCTCTCCTCCTTCAAGCTCCATTTGGGTAGAACCATCTGGTGCAATTACCTTCATCTTAGGTAATTCCTCATCCTCTTCAATATCAAGTTCATCACCTTCTTCAATTCCAGAGCCTTGATTAACTTCTAATACAAATTTAACATCATCTTCCTCAGCTATATTCTCATTCTCAGGCTCTCCCTGATATACTGATATTACTTCAAAATCTTCATTAATAAAGATGATGTCTAGTGGAATCTTAGTATCTTTCATCCAGAATCCTACAGTCTGTGGTTCTTCAAAGAAGAATAACATACCCTCATCATCTTTCATTTCTGTAACTCCTTGTAGACCTTTAATTCTCTCCTCTTCAGTTCTAGCACAAGTTACATTATACTCTCTGTCTCCTATTTCAATCTTCATTATTCAACTGTATTTAATAATCCTGTGTTATCAACTGTATTCTCAAGAATCTCATGTACAAGTAACTTACCTGCTTCAATAGCTGCTTCATCAGAGCCGTCTTGCATTAACTTCTCTAATTGCTTGGTAACATCAAGGTTGAAGATGATTTCCTCTCTCTCTACCTCAGCATGTTGCTTTATATCACCACCCTTCTCCTCAGTAATAACTGGAATACCTTTAGTAGTTACTTCCTCAAACTTCTCATCCACATTCTCTAAATGATGTTTATGGGCGTGTAGTGCTCCGTCTGGTATTACATTAACAGCTCCACCATTCTTGAAGCCAGCTACTTCTTCCATTCTAACCTCTTCTTGAATCTTCTTCCTCTTCTCCTTCTGACCTTTAGATAGTTTAACTACTCTCTTTGCAAAGTCTTTATCCATCTTTAGTCCAGATTTACCAGCTCTTACAGTATTCTGCTGATAACCTCCATTTAGTTGTAATTGAGTACCTAATCCAAGTAAAGGATTGTTAGAAGCTGTAAATGCCATCTGTGCTTCATCAGCTATGTTACCCATTTTAGATTGCTGCATTTGTGCATTATGTATTTGTCTATTAGCTTTGTTCCTAGCACCACCACTAAGAAGACCATACTTCTTACCACTCTTAGTAAGAGCATCATCTACTGTGGCTTGAGTTCCTCCGTATGATGAACCTACCTGTTCAAATGCTTCATTATCTTTAGTAATAGTATCTGCCTTTTTAGCACCTATTGCATTAACCAATCCTAAAGGAGTTAATTTAAGGAACTTGCTATCTAATACTTTATCAACCCCTGTCATTTGGTCTGTGCCTACACCCATCGCTGTAAGCCCATCAGATAGTAATCCTCCTACCTTCATAGCACCACCAATAATAGTACCTACTCCAGGAATAGCCATAGCAGCATTAGCAGCAGCATCATAACCTTGATTTAAACCTTCAGTTAAAGCTGATTGCTCCTTCTTTGGAATTAAACTTCCAGCTATATCAGCAATACCTCCAGCTACACTCATGGTATTACCAATCTTAGCCTTACTAAATAAGCCACTACCAGGATTAACTGTAGAGGAGGTTCCCCCAAATTTCTTCATATCCTGCATAGCCTTGTTAGAATCTCTATTAAATTTTAGGGACATACTCAATGGGTCTCCCATCTTAGCATTGAAATCAATTAGATTGTTGGTTGGAGCCATTATCTGCTCAGCTGACTTACCAAAATCAGCAGCCCAGTCCTTTCCCATTATATTCTGATAGACTGGTGTCCCATTATTTTGGGGGATGGTGTAGGGACCCCATGTTGAAGTCCCTCCCCACTGGTATCTTTTAACTAGTTTACGCATAACTTACGATATATAATGTTTTTAAAGCTGTTATTATAGCTAACTCGTCACCAGTATATCTCACTTTAATCTTTATATATTTATCCCTAATTCTAGTTTCCTTCCTTTCATCAGACCACTTATTGACGTCTAATGATAAGAAATTAGCACTATAACCTCGGTCTCTTAATTCAGATGGAATATCAGAGTCACTAGTAATGTTAAGAGCAGTCATACTCTCAGGTAATGGATTGTTAACTAAGTTAAGAGGAGGATAAGTATTACCATCCTTATCTCTAACAGTCCAAGCTAATTCGTTCTTAGCCCAGTAGGTTATAGAAGGAATTTGAACATCCCATTTGTCCTCTAGGTAGTCCATGTTGCCATTTATTCTACCGTACTCCATAACCTCGTACCATTTACCATTTTGAACTAGTACATTTGTATATCCAGCTGCTACAAGTGAGCTATATCTATCTTGAGTTATCTCTTGTAAATATCTCTTCTTAAAAGGACACGCCTTAATGTGAGTAGCTATCTTAAACTCATTCAGCTGTTTGTCATGCACAATCTCTGAACCAGATATATGCTGATAGTCCTTACCTGCTGAAGTTACAGATTGGTAATGGTCTTCAATCTCATTCAGACTATCTACCCTTGAATAGAATAGTGGGAACATAATTGACATATCCTTATACTTAGTAGTACTATATAATATGTCTCTTTGTTCTGGTGTAACATCCAAGTAATCATGATTATAAACTATATCTGCACCATTATACTGGTATAGATGTTTAGTAGCCTCTTGCCTAAAATAAGCATTCCTTTTATCGTTGGCAAAGTTATATACTTCTCCGACAACTTCAAAATGGAAGGATTCGGGTTGAGTCTTATTACTTATAATCTGTAGATTATTAAAGATTTTATGTACTGATGGGTTATCTACTACAATAAATTCAAGTTCAAACGGATGTTGCTTACCATACCAATAGCAAGGGCTAATAGGTTTCCTAGTTGGCATTAATCCAGCCTGACCATGTTTCCAGAATGAAGTAGTAAGTAAATCATATCTCATCTTAGTAACTACAGTTACATTGGAATATAATGTCTTCACTACATTCTTAACTTCACCTTCAACTAAGTCAGTTCCTTGATTATAAACAACAGCTTTAACAGGTATCGTCCACCTACTATCTCCCACAGAATTGGCATTAACTGATACTTGATTACCATTAGTAATGAAGAACTTATTTCTAACTCTATCATCAGCAATGCTGTATTCAATGTTAGAACCACTAATGTCCAGGTTCAATTGGAGATTTCCTAGTTTAGCTTTACCATCTACAACTGTTAGTACATTATCAACTATTGCCCCACCCTGCATACTAATAAGAGGATAGTTAGAAGTTAACTTAGTAATGGTCTTAGATGTACTTCTATCAAAGCTAAAGAATATATTGTCAATATTCTCAGAATATGATGGAACCCATGAGTAGAATGTAACAAACTTCTGCATAACCTCATTATAGCATAAGTTCCAAACATTCTCTTCCAATGTGTTAATATCATCATAGAATGTGAATATTACATCTTGCTTAAATCTATTATAATGTGTTTTAACATTTCTAATGCCAATAATCGGGGTCTTTTCCTTCTCAGTAAGTGAGATATTATCATTTAAGAACTTCTGTACTTTAAAATCTGAGATAACCTCAAATAGTTGCCCATTAGTTCTCCAAATCTTCTTCCCGACTGTATCTACTCCATAGACGTAATAGGGAGTTTTTATGACACTTTCACCCCACTGAGTACCGAATGTATCACTAAGCATTTTTGGATTCTCTGGCAGTACGTTAGAGGTGTTTATGAAGATATTTCCGCCTGCACCTTCCCCTGCAACGGCTCTTTCATTGACTGGTATCAAAGCAACACCATGTTCAAATACACAGATAATGCTACCAAACCATTCAACTAATTTAACGATACTACCATAAGTTAATGGATAGTCCCTATAGTTCATTAATTTAAACACCCTGTAACCATTCTTGAATGAATCGTTTACATTTATATCAGAGTACATAACTCTAATATGGAATTTATTCTTAATAGCTGGAACATTGGGTAACTCATAGTAATATTTATCAGATGTAGTACTATTAATACCAGCATTTATAACAAATGATTCTGGTATCTTAGATTCCCCAGTTACTGACATAGCTTGTAATGGATAGAATCCCCTAGCTTTACCAGTTAATCCTAATTCAGAAGTATATGACATATCAACACTTCTCATAGACAGATTAACATTACTACATACTTTGACAGTAACCCAGTGACCCATCTTAATAGCATTAACATCACCTCTATTGATTTTACCATTCTTCTCACTATCGCCAATAGTATAGTTATCTTTCCATGACATCTGGTCCACAATATCATCATTGATAGGTGCTGATGAATCTTGGAAGTTTCTACACATTCTATGTGTATAGTTACCTATATAGCAATCACCTCTAAATAGGTTCTTAACCACCATAGTATCTCCATCCTCATCTAGGTCACTCCACAACATTCTATTGCAGATTGCATAGAAGGAAGAAGAATCCTCATATCTAATTTCAAAGTATGTGTCTAATAGGTTTTCCTCATAGTTAGGAATCTTAATATCAATAAGACTCATCTTATTAGTATTATATCCCTCCAAACCTATGTAAGGTCCCCAACTACCTCTTAATAGATTCCTTGCATTAGTGGATTTATTAGTATAGTTATAGTAGGATACTCTCCATGCTTCCTCAGCTTCCCCTGCTCTAGCACTAAATAACTGTTTTTTACCCTTTAATGCTTTAACATTATCACCAATAGCCATAATGTTATAGGTTTCATCTTGGGTAGAATCATTAGTAACGTATGATAAGTTGTAGAAATGAGTACCACTTCTATCAAAGTATTTCTTACTAAACTGTGATTTAGCCATTTTAACCTCAAACTGAGTGCCAGTAAATAGTTGGTTAAAATAAGATTGCCTTAGTTCAAATTCTGGGCATAGAGCTGCATATCCTTCTAATACATTGTCCTTACTAATATCATCACATCTTCTGTCAAAGTCATGTGTTAGAACTCCGTCATTATCTAGGAATCTTTCTACTCTATACTTATCAACACTTGATGGAAGAACTGGTAAATGACTTGTATTTTCTAGTCCTATAGTTACAGCTTGGGCTAGTGTAGTAGGTATTCTCTTTTGCCTTACAAAGAAGAATCCTTTAGTATACCTCTTTAGCTCCTTAACAGCCGCTTTGCTAATTTTAATATCAAATCCGATTGGGACTGTACCACTGTCAGCTAATTGATTACCATTATATTTAATTTTAACTACACCCTTAGAGTTTTCATTCTGGCTATCTAACTTGCTAGTCTCCTTATTAATAGGAATGTATTCTCTATTAGCTTGGATAACAGCTATATTAGTAGTGCTATCGGGGTCAAAGTCTTTCTTAAATAATGGGTAATCCTTCCAGTCTATTCTGTCAGAATCACCAGGTACAGCTAACCTACTAACACCTCTAATATTAAATACTGGTGACAAGGTATAATCATTAAGGATGTAAACTACTCCAAGTCGGTAGATTTCATCATTCCAATATCCGAGTTTATTATAGATGTTCATTACATTATAATACTCATACTGTCCTGACTCGTCCTTATAATCCTTATCAACTCTACCTATATTGTTCTCTACATTCAATTCTGGTAGGAAATGTAGTGATAGGTCAGTAAGTTCCTTATACTCAATATCGGGATTAGCTACATTACCTAAGAATAACATATTCTGACAAGTAGTTTGTGCAGCTGCACTATTAACCACATTGTAAGCCACATTAATATCATTAATACTAACTGCTTGAACTGTTTCAAATCCAGTAATACTAATCTTGGCTACATTGTTATATACAGCAAACCTCTTTATAATCTTAAATGAAGTAGTCATCTCATTTCCATCAATATCTGATGTACTTCTTGTATAATATACTACCACATTATTGTAAGATGAATCTATATTAGTTAATAAGAATGAAGCTGACTTATAACTGTTCTCATCTCTAATTCCACCTTGTATAGAGGATGGGTCATTCAAATTACCAACATGGCAAGTTACTATACCTGACTCAGCTATAAAATCTGTCTCATTCCCATCTGAATCTGATAGCTTAAAGTAGAATACATAATTACCAACTCTTAAATTACCACTGGTATTTAATCCCATGAATGTAAGGTTAGCTATATTATTAGTCTTCTTATAAAGAGATATATCAGATTCAAAGGAATCTATATCATATATATTAGTGTCGTTATCTCCTTCTCTATCCACAATTTGATATGTATTCATACCTGTAGATGAGAACCTTGTATTAATTAACTTAGGATATGTACTTCCGTCATTAAGAATAAGATTTACTGAACCATCATAAGATTGTTGTGGAACAATATCAATAGGATGGTTCAGGTCGAAGCTGAGTAATTCTGTATCTAGATTGATTAAGCTACCTTTAGGATACACAATTACTCCGTTCTCCCTTATGTCTTCATTAGTTCTAAGTACTCTCAAAGGATTGTACTCATATACTAATGCTCCTTTCTGTTGAAGTTGATTTAACCCTAAGTCAAGGTTTAATACCTTACCACTTAGTGATTTGAAATTCATATATTACGTGTAAATAGATTTGTTACTCTTTAAGATGTTGATTGCCAGGTCTGGTGCAGCACTATTCCTACCTTTCTTCCAAGTTCCTATACGAGTACTAGGTGATTTAGCTAGGATTTCATTATAATATCCATCTGGTATCTCTCCAGATAAATTCTCGTAGGCATATGATGTAACGAACACATTATTAAATGGTTCATCAAATGTCCATGTATAGCCTTTCCAGTCAACTAGTGTTCTAGCTGATATGGTCTTAGGTTTATATGAATTAAACGTTAGGCTTCCATCATTGTTAACAGTATATCCAACACTAGAATCAGCTATATAAATCTTTCCTCTTTCTATACCAGATAGAGAGTCAGAAGCAACTGTATGGGCTGAGTATGCATTAGTATAACAGTTAAGAATATCTGCATCCTTAGAGAAGTCCAAATCATCACCTATAGAAACTACAGTAGACATAGACTGATTCTTATGAATACTGAATATAGGAAGGTAATTATTTAAACCTTCAATAGCCGCCATCCACCTACCCATATGTGTTTCAATGGATGTAGTATCACTTCCTAAGAAGAAATCTACATTTACATTAGTACCACCATTAGGAACTCCTATGTTGATAGTGCATAACGTATCCGAAGCTATATGATATACATAATCAAGGTTGTTTGGTCCAACAAAGTTAATAGTCTTACTTCCCTTTTGTAGTGTTAATAATTGACTCAACAGACACCTAACCATTTTATCTACTCTAATAAGGTTATCAGTTCTATTAGAACCACTAGAGGGAGTAGTAGGTGCAGTACGTCTTGAAGCCAAATTAACTGGATGATGAACTCCATTAATGTCCTTCCATGTTGCAAATAAGAAGTTATCTCCTCTATCTGCCTCATTCTTACTACAGCCCCAGCCATCAATAGTTCTTCTTGAAGCATTATACCATAATGATGCACTATCTCCGTCTTTGCCTCCAAATATACCTACAGTACCATTACCCATATTGGATAAACTAGTTTGTAGTCCTGTGTCATCTACTCCAGCACCACTATTTTGACCACTGCCTACAGCAACACCACTAGCAGTTACAGAGCAGTTATATTCCATATTCTTATCACTAGCAAGCACGCATCTAAGGTTTCCATTCTCTTCTCCGAATGAGAATAGTTTCTCCTTCTGAGTTAAATCCATAGATGGTTCATAAGCGGGTCTCAATACTTCTTGGCTTATTGTTTTAGAAGCTACAGCCCCTGCATTTGAGTAGATGTATCTAGTAGTAGCTAACTGTCCTACTAACTGATTATTAGTCCAAGAGAAATTCTTAGCAATCTTTGAAGATGGGTTAGTTATACTAGCAGTTAAAGTAGAGTTATTATTAGGAGTTACTTCTGAATGGTCAAAATCACAAGAAGATACACTTGGAGTAGTTCCAAAGTAGTTGTCAACAATCTTGGCATCTGGAACACCAGCATACATCTTCTTGTCATAATCATATCCAGCAGCAGGTGTAACTTTAACTTCATAAGTTCCAGTTTTACCTACTTCATATTTATAACCAGATACATCTGTATCTAATGAAGGTACTTCTGTAACAAACTGTGATACACTAACTCTGGTAATAGTAGATGGAGAGGTAGCTGCACCAGCCTTTAATGTTAGTGTAGGTACTCCCGATTTTTTAACAGAGGTATTAACTTCACTCTTAACGTCTAATAGGATTCTCTTTCTTGAATTACCATTAGGAAGTCCAGTATTAAAGTCTGGAATCTCTTCATAGAACTCATTGAAATATCCTCCAGTATAGATTAGTTTATATCCTACTGTCTTTTTAACTCCAGCTACGTATCTATCAATCCTAACTATATAAATCCAATTCTTCTGTATTGTACTATCGTCAAATGGAATGATTTCTTCAAAACTTCCATTGTAATATTCCTTAGAGATTGCATACTTATAAGAGCCATTCAGATTAGCTACATTAGCTGCATTACCAGACTCAGTGAGACTTATAAATGTGAACTCTATCTTCTCAATGTCAGAATCCTCATTGAGGTTGTAATAGTCATATCCCCAACCTATCTTTAGATATGTATCAGTAACAAAGAAACGCCATTCTCCTAACACCTCTGAATTAGTTCTAATAGCATCGAAGTCGATAGTACCACTCTTAGCCATTCTTTCAAGAACTCCATAAGGGCAAGCTGGCATAATCTTATATTGAGTTTTACCAGTCTTACCGCTCTTAACAATAGTAGACTGAACTGAGGATGAATCAGCTTCAATTAATCCAACATCATCGGGATTATTCTTAGTAGTACCTTTAAATACTCCAGTAGTTTCTCCTGAGAACTCTACACTAATAACCTTTGATTCATCATTGCATGAATACTTCCTAATAAGATTAAATGTATCAAATGTTTTTAACTCAATTACAAGAATTAATGCCCCAGATGACTTAGCACTGAATACTTGTACTAACTCTTTGGACTTAATAACATCCAACATAGGGGTGTTACTATTCTCATAAATCCATAGACCATTCTTGTATATCTTTAAATTCTTCTCATCTATGTAGTCAATGCTTCCACTACTATTTATAACTCCCAACCTTAGTTTAATTGCTCCTCTATTGATTGCTTCTCTAACAGCAGAATCTATTGAATTGGTAACTATTACAAATCTATCTCCAGGATGAAATATCTTTACTTCATCTGAATTATTAACTTGGAATAGCTTCTGTTTATAATACTCCAACTCTATATAGGGAACACTTCCCTTCATTTTTATAAAGTTAGAGAACTTAAATTCAATCGGAGTAACATTTAGGTCTTCACCCTCATATAGTTGCTGAGGCGATGGGAATGAGCCAATCTGACTCTTACCAGTGATTGGGTTATGAGCTGCAACATAAATAATACCTCCATGTTCCTTCATTCCTACAGGTACATACCCCTTATCGAGATAGGCTGTATGAACTTCTCCATTTCCCATATCATTCTGTAATACAAACTCATTACCATTATATGTTATTATAGTACCATTTAAGCAGTTTGTTAATACATTGCTTGGAGTAGTTAATGGGTGTAAATCCATTATTAAACCCTCACCAAAGGTATTAATTGCTTCTTTTCTCATATTTTATAAGTTCATAGTTGTTACTACTAATAAGTATGTCCTTGAACGTACTTGGATTATCTCTTACTAATGCAATCTCTAAATCATTGCATTTCATTGTATCTTTAAAGAATGTATATCCCATATCTGTAATGTATCTAAACCTTACAATGTATTTAGACCAGCTGTAGAATACCTTAGCCTCATCAAAGACCTTCATTCCGAACTTATTATGGAATATAAAATTCTTCTTCTTCCTTCCTCTTCCAGTGGTGGATTTAACTATGGATTCATATTCCTCATCAGTTAATCCTATATAATAGTACCCATCCCACTCTGTAACTTTCTTAGAGTATAATACTCTTAGCTTCCTCCTTAACATTCTTCTATAGTAGTTGTAGTGCTTAATAGAATCACGTGTAAGTTGCCCGCAGTAGAACCAGTATCTATACTTAGTACTACTAATAAGAGTATCACATCCTCTAAGATTATAATAATATAGCATTCTCCATCCGTATTCAACTGCTCGTTTAACATCTTCTGGAGGTACAGTAGGGAATTGGGCTATTAGGTCTGGTAAATAATCATTGACACTTTTAAGCATTAATAGTATTGTTTACCTTGATTTGTGTGCTCTAATATCCTATCTCTATGCTCAGGGTCAAGATATATTAACTTCTCCCTCATAACTCCCTTAGATTGGAAGTGGAATACCATTTGATATGCACAGAAGTTGGATGCTAGAAAGTCTACCTTAGCCCACTTACCATTTCTTCTTGCCTTAGAGAACTCTTCCCTCTCAAATCTCTTCATCTTTAACTCAGCTCTTCTTGACCGAGTTGGGAGAGTAAATGTGGCATTATTCTCAATTATATCTTCCAAAACCATATTCAAGGCACTCTTAAATATCTTTTTAGCAATAACTTCCTTGTGCCTATTACCTATTAATTCCTCACATGCCTTTGATGTCATCTTCATCTTCTTAGTGGGGAAGGAGATGAATAATTCATCTATATTCATGGCATATCCTGTAGCGTAGTTCATTTATTTTACAAATTTCCAAGTCTTATTAAATATCTTCCTATTCCAACTTGTTTTAGCATCTAAGATTTCATTCATATCATTCTGATTGATATACATTGGAACTCTGGCAGCATCACATAATTTATACCATCTCTGCTCAAGAAGCTGCGCCTCTTGTAGCATATTCTGGCTATGTGTAACCCATCCTTCTTTAAACCTTTTAGTGTATGCACAATAACAAGCTATAGCGTCTTTCTCTTTTTCATTTATAAAGGGCAATCCATCATCATCTAATAGTATTCCCTTATATAGTATATTAACTGAGCCATAATCCTTATCAAAGTAAAGGGTATCATTGACTCTCTCATACTTGGCTAATTTACCACTAATGTAAAACGGATTGTTATAAACCTTACGACCTTCAATATAGTTCTCAATAAACTGTGATTGGTAATCCCCATTAACTGTATCGTTAGTAGTGTATCTCCAATCCTCAAAGTCATATGTTACAGCTTCTACAAAGTCACAATTACAAGGAAGTGTAACAGTAAGAGTTTCACAATCAATCTTACATCTATATCTATATAATTTAGTCTGCCTATTACCTATTTTATTCCAGGCAATCAGACCTATTTCCTCGAACTCTTCTGGAGCTAATTCTATACCATATAATAGGTTAGCTTGAGCGTATGCTGATTGAAAGTTTTCCATTATTTAGGAGTTTGGTCATTAGGTAATATTGGAGCAGCTAACTGTCTATAATAACGTAGCTTCTTCTCTGTCAATCTCTTTTTTATTTCTGCATCAATGAAAGTCATATTATTAATGTCTAATGCCGAACAGCATCCATACGTCTGTAACTGTCTTGGGTCTTTAAATATACCAACTACAGATACTTGCTTAATAACTGGTAGATTGAATATCCAGCAATCATACATATTATTGGCATTTGGAGTTACATCCACATATACATAGGGTCTGTTCTTAGCTCTCTTCCTATATTTATGGTACTGCATCACAGTAGGGCTTACATACCATATAAATGGTTGACCTTTATCCACAGAACCAATGTATTCAATTCCTCCGTCAAACTCAGTTATTAGCTGTGGTATTTCAAAATGGAATGTAGGAGTACCGTCTGCTTTATTACCACACGTACAGTTCTCTATATCCTTACAATCAACATTTATACAGTTTATAGACATTAATAAATCCCTTTTAGGAATAAGTCCCTTCATGGAATATTCCTTAATGATTTGGAGTCTTTCATCTACAATATCATCTTCTAGTTGTTCTATTGATAGTGTATTGGAAGTAGTATATCCTCTAAGTCCAGATACTATATCATTATAGATTGCAGATGCTAATTTAAAATAATATCCCATAAGTACAAAATAAAAAAGGCGAAGGCTTAATTTGCCCTCGCCTTCGTATTAGTAGTCTATATTAAGCTACTGGACCGTTCTCTTCAGCTGGTTTCTTGATTTCTGTAATAGTACCAAGAACCTTTAGAGCTGTTTCAAACTCAGTTGCTAATGAATCTAGTACATAGAATACGTGAGTAGTCTTTGATGTTACTTGCTGTCCTACAGCTGCACCACCGAATAGACCTCTATCAACCTTGTACTCAACGATGTACTGGTTGTACTTAGCTCCTGGAACAGGAAGCTCTTCCTGATTAACAGCTTCGAACTTTCTAGCTTCGATAGTAGGTAATCTAAGGTCTTTAAGGATATGAGTATAAGTACCGAATCCTTCTACACTCTTAGTGATTGTACCTTCAATAACATCCTCAAATACTTCATTAGTAAGTGGGTTGTTAGCTGCTGTGTTAAGTTTTTGAATCTTAGCTTCAGTGAATAGTTGATATTCATCAACTCCATGAATTGTTAGCGTAGCATCAGAGGTTTCAACCTTGATGTATTTATCGCCATAGAAAGCCTGAATCTTATCAATAACTCTCTTGATTTCCTTTGCTACATCAGCAGCTGCTGTGCTTGCAGAAGTGATTCTAAATTCATAAACAAAGGGTTTGCCTTTGAATACGAAGTCATTAGCATAGTAGGAGTTTTGGCTTCCAGATAATCTCATGTATAACTTCAACCTATAGATGCCCACACCTGGGTTAGTAATAGTGAACTCTGCTTTACCAATAACTGGGTCAGAAGCAGCTCTCTTATACATTGCACTTACGTTACTCTTTAGGTATTTGTTAACGCGTCTAACTTCAACGTAGTCAGAGCCTTTAACAATCTTATCTAAACCAGTGGTTACATCTTTCAGTGAGTTTAATACAATAGTGTTAGTGTACTGAAACATAAATTAATTATTTTTTAGATTGTGACTGTTGCTGAGCTGGATTTGCAATAGTCTGATTAACTGCTAAATTAGTTTGAAGCCTTGGGTCACCTGCGTTCTCCAATAATAGCTTTGCCAGCTCATTTATAATCTCTTGACACACATAATCTGGAAACTCCATGACTTGTGATGTATCTTCAACCATTTCAATCTGGTCTTGTGTTAGTCTAATTTTTTGAGGAGTCTTTATATAATCAACAAATATATCAGTTAATTGAAATACAGAAGAGTCCTTGCCATACCTAATTTCAAGTCTAACTTGAGATGGATTTCCATACCTATTAACTCCTGGCTGTTCTACTAAATCTACTGATTTACCTCCAATAGTAATTTTAGTTGGAAGTGAACCATCTGTACCAGTAGTTTGCTGAATAGTTGTGTTCGGTGATATACTTCCCTCACCAGCAGTAAGTCTAACTGGGTTGGTAGGCATCGTTGCAGCACTATTTACGTTGTGTATGAAGTAATAAGGATTTCTATAAGAGGGTTGCATATAGAAGTTCCTTATTATCTGCGACCACAAATCAGAGGTTAATCTCTTAGCACCTATTTGTACATAAGTACCAGCATCATAACACTCATAAGTCTTTACCACCTTGAAATTGCATACACAATTCAAAATATGTAAATAGTCCAGTGGTAGATTTACTTCATAAACAGCACCATACAATGAGTTAGTTTGAGAGCTAACAGCAGCGTATGTGTTTGTAGCCAGAGTAGGCTGGAGGATGGCAGTAGATTTTAAAACTCTAATGTCATCTGTTGATTGTTGATTTACATCATAAATGTTGTACTTCTTATTAATGTATTGGTATATCGCCTTATTTAATAAGTAGTTAAAGTCCTCAAGTAAAATACTTGGAGCAGCAGTCTTATTCATTTCAACTAATGCTCCTCTGTATACTTGTTTCGCTGTCATTTAGGTAATGTTATTTCTTAGATGCACTTTCTTCTAAGTACATATCGGGATAAGTATCTCTCTTAATAAGTTCAAGTACCTTACTGTTAGTAGGGTTCTTCATCCATGTGATAACTGCATCATCAGTTGCACCTAATACAATGCTATCACCATATAGATAAACCTTGTTCTTAACATATATGACGTTTTTGTCTTTAGCGTCAATGAACATTAATCTCAGATTAATATCTCCACCAGTATATAGGTCAATAATCTTCTCTGGAGATTTATGTGATATTTCAAGCAAGTAGTCTGTAATATCTGCGTCTGGTGCATTACGCATATTCTTACCAAGCAATCTAGCTTTAAGTGCTCTACCTTCTGCACCTTTAGGGTCTCCATATATGTAAGAGTCAGCATCGTGGATAAGTTTCTTCTTAGAGATTCTCTTAGCAGTATCATATCCAGGTCTTTCTACATATAGTTCAGCTGTACCATAACGAGCACGAGCTTTACCCTCAGCTATTTCACCATCAATTAGTAAATTCCCTTTAGAGTCCCTTGCATCTCTTGATAGTGCAATTAGGGGACAATGTTGTATTGAGTGCCACTCAGCAGCCTGCCATTCATCATTTAGATTGAATGTAGTACCATCTTCAATGATGAACACTTTATTCTCAGGGATAAGTGGTTTACCTTCATTCCTGTCTTTATCAGAGATAATCATATCTCCTTTACTATCAACTGGTCTTACGCAATCTGGGAATCTACCAGTTCTTGGGTCTCTTACAGGATTCATGAAGTACTTTTGCCCAACTTTACCGAACACACTTCTTAAAATAATTATATCGTCTAAAACATCAGCCATATTAATTCGTATTTTTATTGTATATCATACATCATCTATTATAATGAGTATGAGAGGGACTATATTAGCCCCTCCCAACACATCTTGATTATATTTTTTTTATTAGGCTTCTTTCATAATGAAGCTTCTGTATGGAGAGAATACTCCAACTCCAGAATAACCCCAGTTGATGACCTTAGATGCAGCTGTAGTACTTGAAACAATACCAGAGCTTAGACCATCTAGACCACCCACACCTGGGTATTTATTAGTAATGAAGTCACCACCCTTTAATGTGAACATTTGGATAGCTGGTTCACCACTAGTCTTATCAGCAGTAAGGTCAAGCATTAGACCAAAGCCTTTCTCAGAACCCCATTCACGAGAGAATGTTCTATCAACCTTGAATGAAATAGTGTTACCACCGATTTCGTAGCTATTGAATGTAGCACCAACGTCTACATATCCATTAGCCTTCTTAGACCATAGATAAGTTCCACAAGTTTTGAATCTAGCAAGCCATTCTGATAGACAGCTCTGAATGTCATTCCACATCTTCTCGTTGCAGATGAATACATACTTGTTACCTGTTGGGTTCTCACTCTTCTCATTCATCATAGCCATAGCAGTAGTGAATGCTTCTGGAGTAAGTTTGTTGTATACATACTTAGATGCAAATCTCTCGATTTGTGGGATGATACCGTCACCAATATAGATTGGACGACCAGTGTCAGGGTCAGAGATTGTTGGTTTACCGTTCTTATCTACGTTAGTCTTATTGAATAATAGACCTTGATTACGAACTTCCAAGAAGTTTCTTAATAGATTCTTCTCAAGAGTATCCATCTTATACATTGTCTCTTTTACAGCACCATTGCCTTCACCCTTACCAATGCTGATAAATGTTTGCTCAAGTGGCTTGAATAGAGAAGTATAGCTGTCATCAACACGGTGTGTTGTGATGTAACCTCTGTGTCTCTCAATGTTAGATTGATACTTAACATAACCCTCTTCGTGTGCCTCAGGCATAGCGTTAGATTGGAAACGAGTAGTGTCACCAATTTGGCATCCGTCTAAGTCTAGGATTGAGGAATAGTCGTTATCAATTAGTCTTACTTCAACTGTCCAATAGTTATCTGCAACTCTTGTAGGTCTAGAGATAACTTGGCATTGCTGCATAGTCTTGTCAATCTTAAAAATGTCATACTTCTGGTAATAGTTCTCTTTGAAAGCCATTACGATGGTTGTACCACCTTCACCATTAGTTGCTGGAACATCTGCGAACTCAACTCTCTTAATATAGTTAGTTTCAACTTCCCACTCGAAGTACATACTATCAATACTTCTATATTTGCTATTTGACTTAGAATCCATGTAGAAGATGTTTCTTAGAGATTCTGTCAAGTAAGAAGCAGTTAGGTTAGGGTAAAGTCTTGAAACTATACCAAGTCTAGTTGGTTTTGTGCCTAAGAACTTATAGAAATCTTCATAAGTTCTAGTTTCGCTCATTGTAGGGCGATTGGTTACGAAATTTGCTACTATCATACTTTATAATTTAAATTTAATCTAAATCATCAATTGTTAATACTTTTTTAGCAGGGGCAGCCTTACTACCTGCTGGTTTTTTGACCACTGTCTTAGCTGCATTTGGAGCTTTACCTCCCTTAGCATCCTCAAATCCTTTATTGTAATTATACTTAGATGCTTCTGTAATCTTCTGTTTGTAATAGTCAGAGATTTGACTAAATGCCTCTTGACCTTTTAATGCGTACCAAACCATACCCACTAAGGTCTTAGGGTCATTCAACGCTTTAGCAATGTGTCTTACTCCTGCAACATCTGAATCTAAGATAAAGCTAGCAATTTCATTCATATCGTCCTCAGACAAGGTTAGTGAGGACTCACCCAAGTCAATGGTATCATTCTCTTGAATTGCAGCTACAATAGTATCTTCGAACTCCTGAGCAGCTTTCTCTGCTGCTAATCTTTGTTCTTCTTCCTCTTGTTGAGCTAGCAACTCTTCCTTCTTCTTATATTCGTTGCGGATACCTTGAACCTTCTTCTGATATAATGCTTCATGCTGTTTAGCTAATTCTAATTCAGCAGCAGCATCCTCATCAGTAAGCTCTGGGATTTTAGCTTTTAAATCTATGAGATACAGTTCATCATCTGGAATGGAATCAACCTCATAGGTAGGAGTATCAGAGTCATTATTAGCTAAATACTCTTGAATAGCTTGTTGAGCAATGTACTTCTTATATTCCTCTGCACTTAGATTATTCTCTCTAAGCTCATTAATAAGGCTCACCTCATCTTCTGCTAAACCGTAATCGTCGTTTGACTCATCATAGTTTAGAATTTGAAGTTGTTCCTCTCTTGAAAGTTCATTAAAACTCTTCTCCTCAATCTCTCCTGTCTCACTCTCAAATTTGATAGCATCAGGATTGATTCCTTTATCTTTTAGTAGGGCAACGATAATATCATCCTCTACTGGCTCATTAGATGGCTCCTCCTCATGAATCTCCTCCTCTTGTGGTACAGAACCATCAAGCCAAGGCTTCTCATAGGTGTCCTCATCAAACTCAGCTTCAGGAGTTATGTCTTCGTCTAATCCTACATCGTCAATGTCTAAATCCTCTAATTTCATTTCCATATTATTCCCTTTTAAAGTTATTTGCAAAATTAAGGAATTTTTAGGGTGTCCCAAAATGAAATACTGAAATTCATTAATATTTGGGAACACCCTTAATTATTATCCCTGTATTGCCTTGATATAATCCAATATACCTTCTACGTGTAGGCAAGCTATAGTTGCCCTACCCTCGTCTGACAGTAGGTACTCTACGTCTGCTTTATTATCTTGAAACAGATTCTCAGTTAAAACTGCTGGGCACTTAGTCTCCCTGCATATAGCTAAGTTCTGCTTCCAATATACTTGTGTTTGTGAATATTTCCTTAGTGTTAAACCCTCTTTACGTGCTGCTTCAAACAAGCACTCTGCCAGCTTCTTACTCTTACTTGAGCTATTGTTGGAGACGAACACACTCCAACCTTTAGCATTCATCCAATCTGCCCCGCTACCAGCAGCATTACAGTGAATCGACACCAATACAGTATTAGCTTTTCCATGTTTATCACAGTATTGGTTTACTATTCGGCATCTCTGCATCAGTGGTACATCTGTATCATCTGTAACCACCAATTCAACATCAAAGCCTTTGTCTATTAATTGTTTCTTTACTTCATTAGCAATCTCTCTACAATACTTATACTCTCTAAGCCTTCCATCTGGGCTTCTTTTACCTGGAGTAGATTCTCCATGACCTGCATCCAATAGAATTATCATAGCTTACTAAACTTTAGGCAAGTACCAAGTGTACTTAAGTTAACTTTACCTTCTTCATCTAATTTGTTTATAGCATCCTTTATAACCTTTATATGTTCAAAGGTAAACTCAAATGTTTTAACCACTTCCTTAGATGGGTCCCATGATATTTTACCATCTTCTTCTCTATAGCCTATTAACCTCTTCTCTTCTTCACTAAACTTAACTAACTTCACTATATCTAAAACTTCAACAAGTTCTTGTAACTTACCAGTTGTAGGCAGTATGCTTACAAGTGTCAGTCTGTCTGAAACATTTAACTGTATTTCCATATAACTATTAATAATTACGCCATCCTACTATCAATCCATTTACTATTCTTATCTTATATTTTCCACGCTTACCTGCTCTATCAATTTCAGTTAGTTCACCAGTCCATCCACCATAGTAGCTACCCAATTTAGGCATACCACCATTACCATCATTATCTATGGCATGACCTTGGGCATCATTTCTAATCATTCCTCCATCTGAGAACATACACTTTGTAGTTATACCCCCCTCAGCATGGATTGAGGCAGTGCAATACAATGCTCCGTCAAAGAAACCAGCTACCATATAGGCACTGTTTGGGGTTGTAGTAGGTGGATAAATTGAATCTGTGACTGCTGCCCATAATGCAGCGTTCATATGCCCAGTGACCTTTATTCCATATCTATTATCACTCTTATCAAATGAGTTAGCATAGTTAAATATTTCGAAGAAAGCAGTATTTGAATCAAATAAACTCTTATTTCCAATTCCCAACTTAAATCCAGCTCTAGCGTATAGGTTACCATTCCAACCCCTCTCCTCTACCTGATAAAGAACAGTTTTAGCTTCCTTAAATATGCTATGAGCTACTGGCTCAATATGTATTTGACCTATTCTTCCAGAGTCTGCCTCAATCCTTCCTTGAACATAAGCATTCTTCATGTAAGCGTTATTTAAATATGCATCCCATCCATAAATATTACCATTAGAGTCAATCTTAGCATTCATTTGGTGAGTACCTGGAATCATAACTCTCTCCCCATTTTGCCATTCAGACCTCTCTCCCCATATTTCCAATTCATATGCTTTAACCCATCCGTTTACATCAAGGTAAATATTATCAACCTTACCTGTGTCCTTGTCAAACAATCCACTTAACTTCATAGCTGGATTACCTGCAATACTAAATACAAACTGGTCTGCGTTCATATAAATCTCAGTCTTATTTCTATAAGTGGGATTACCATTCTCGTCTAAGATAGGTTCTCCTTCTAGATTTAAAGCAGGTACTTGGTCGATAGTTCCATCTTCGTTTACAACATCCTTAATTTCTAAACCAGCATTCCTAAATTTAAGTAATACACTCTCTTCTGAGAAGTCAATAACTGATGTACCATTATTAAGATAGAACTCTCCAGTTAAGAATACATTCTCGCCATATAGACCATAACCATAAGGCTGTTTAGTTCCAAAGATTTCATTATGTATTCCAGATAAGTTACCAAGTCTTACCTTAGTAATCTTAGTGTATGTGCACTTGTATTCCTTATTTCTAAATACTAAAGCAGAATCCATTGTAGGAACTTCAGTTAGGAAGTAACCATATTCCGCTGGATTATTAAGAATGTCTTGTGTGATTTGAGTATTCTCTCCGTCATTTATAAGGACTGCATCCTTACCCTTAGTTTGTAAGAAGATTAATGGGTGCTTCTTATCAATAGTACCTCCGAAATTATCTGGATTTACACTTCCTGGATTAGTAGTTTGGTAATAAAAGTCACTAGCATCTTCTCTTACATATATATCCCCCTTCTTCTTGATATTAGCTTTCTTAGTAGCCCAGGTAGGAGTAATATACAATACAGAGTAGTCAGGTCTATTAAGTCCAGCTAATACATCTATGTAGGGACCACAATCATCAGTAGAAGTAATATAAACTGCATTCTGCCTTTCAATATTATAAATATTACCCATCTGAACCATATCATCATCCTTAGCTATATCATCAAGCCTCTCATCCTTTGTAACAGCATTACCATCGGCAGTACCATTATCAGTAGTTCTTGCAGGTTCATACTCATTAGTATTTGAATTGTATAGTGTTTCAGTCTTATTGTACTGAGTATCATTATAGCTTTGTTCAAAGTCAGTGAGCTTACCTTCATCATCGTAATGATATTCCGTATAAACATCGAATACTGATAAAGCCTTCTGCATTATATAGGTATAAGAGTCTACTTGGGAAGTAACAATAGCATCATAGTATTTAATGTTTCCATTATTATACTTCTGACACCTAACTATATCTCCAGGTTTAAAATAAGGATAGTCCTCATTCTTGCACTCTACTACCCATATATTAGATACTGAGGGTAATTTAGAGCTTGACCCTTCAAGTCCAAAGTACTTATAATAGGGATAGACACAATATAAATTAGAACCATCAGTGGATGTTTTGCCATCCTTTTTATAGTTCACTTCCCTACTCTTAGGAACCATAAAAAACTGTGTCCGCTTATTAAAGGTATCTATGTTTGCCCATTTCTTAGGTACTGTTCCAGCAAGAGGTCCATCTCCTTCTGAATCCCATTCAATCACTTCCCTTGACTTGGTGATAAATATCACTTTAATATTGCTCTTGTAGGTATTGAATACCTTCTCAGTTATTGTTCCAGGATTTGGATTACTAGCATTGTATTCATCCCATGACTTATCCAACACACTTAAATCATATAAGCTACTTGGTCCTTTAAATAGTGGGCTGTTAATTACTACTGTAATATCCTTAATATAGATTATAAAGTTGTAATCTACAAAGGATTTAGGAGTATAGCTACCACTAGCATTAGCTAGCTGCGTAGTAAAGGTCTCAGTTACAGTATAATTACTCTTTAGGTCATTAAACAAGAAATAATTATTAGAGGGCATTAACTTTTCAAGATTACTCTTAGCATCCTCAGTTCCCCATGTACCAATCCCAGTTAAGTCACTCTGAGTTATAATCTTGGGTTGATATGCAGCTGTACACTTACTTGAGTTACTAACCCATAGGCTACCATTAGTTGCACTAATCTTATTAATGACCATTTCATATACTCTCATAGCCTTACGAACCACAAGATAATCCACAGTTAGTGTATTAGTATCAGCATCTAATCTCCACCCATAACCACCAAATCCTGATGCAAATTCTGGAGAAGTAAGACTTCCACTTGTTACTAAGTCACCATACATACGAACATTCTGGTTAAATGTCCAGTTATTCTCTGATACACCCTTACCTTTAAATGTCCAATTACCTGTGATATATTCATCTACTCTTTTCTTAGCCAAATCATCAGCAGCATAGCCACCTATAAATTCGACATTTAAATTAGTAACTAACTTAGAAGAAGCTACTATTAAAGGAGGTCCAACAGTGTTAATCTCTAACTGACCTGTCATTGTGTCTCCCTTACGCCTTACATACCCATCACCAGCACCTTCTGCTGCTTCAATTAGAGCTACATATCTTTCATCATAAGAAATATATAGTGTAGTAGTAAGTGTATTATAAACGAAGAATCCATCGCCAGGATACTCCATTTGCTCCATCTCAAGTAAGCTCCCAACTATAATAGTTTGGCTTTTAATCTCTGATTCAGTAGCCTTATCAAGTAATGCTAGTACATCACTAAGAACTCTTGAACTATTACCAGTCTTGATATAAACCTTTCCAAGAGTTTCAAGTACTAAATCAGTGTACTTATTACCAACTATCACTTTATCACTCCCTAAGAATGACTCTGTTCTAATGTTGTCCATTGTTCGCTTTCAACGTTTTAAATATTCTCTCGAACTCATCAATGTCAGCCTCTCCAAACTTAATAGGTTTCCCAAATAGTTTAACGACATAACCATCCTTAGCACGAGTCTTCATAACGTCACGTAGCGCATTTCCAAATAAATCTATATTTAAATTACCACCCTTATCAAGGAATGGTTCCAAATACATTCCATACTTGTCCTCCATATTATTAACTACATAAGTTATGAGAGCATCAGTGCCTATTGTGTTTATACCAAATAAGCTACCTACCAAGTTTTTAGTGAATGCGTTTGCTGCTTGAAATATCAATTCTTTATCACTCATTATTTAGCTGTTTTATTCATCATGAGTTCGTCAAATCTCTTCTTCATCTCTGGGTCACTTTCCATTAATTCTAATAATGTATTAACCTTCTCTTCTTTAGCTTTTATCTGTGATTGTATAAATTCTTTACTCTTCCTAATAGTAGTTAATAAATTCTCAGCTGCTACTTTACCATCAGGTGAGTTTACATATTCTGCACTAAACTTAGTACCTAAGAATGCCATAAATCCAGCTTCATAGGTCTGTTTAGCCATTTGATATTCTTGTGTTTTAGCCAATACGTTCTGCTCATCAACAGACAACGACCCAACCTCCCTGTTTATTTCATCAAGGATTGGTTGAGTCTTCTGTTGTGCTTGTTGAGCTTGTTGCATTACTTGTAATTGTTGCAGGTATTGGTTCTGTAAGTCAGTATAGTTACTGCCGAAAGGTTGTCCAAATAAGCTCATGTGTGATTTTTTTATGCTGCTGGGGCTGGTGCTGGTATTTGTATCTCAAATACTGAATATGCACAGTTACCTCTAACTGGTAATGATGTTGGTAATTCATCTAAGATAGCTTGATTAACAATACTAACTCCATTAGGAATTATTACGTCAATCACTTTATTAACTTCTGGAACAAGTGTAGTTATTGTTTCACTTGTAGCTGCGGAAGCCAATATAGTTGATGTCTCTTCTGTAACTAATCTTACATTACCTTTACAGTCAGTATACTGAGTATTGTGTATAATATCAAACTTAGTAACCTGCATATAAGAAGCTGCACCTGTTGTAGCTGTGTTAATCACCTTAGCCCATCTTTGTGTAATTGTTAATGTAGACACTGGAGCTACAGATGCTCTTGCTCCGCATGGTAACGATACATTAAATTCAATTAACTGAGCGCTTTCTCCTATAGGAGTAATTTTAACCTTCATAAAAGTGTTTGTGTTTAATTATAAATAATAAAAGGGAGACTACTTGCATAATCTCCCTTTAATATCTTACTGAGCTGTACAAGAAGGACAAGCACCGTTAATTGCTGTGTTCACTGCATTCCAGTTAGAAGCAGCTTGACCAGCATACATACCTGTTCCATATTGTGTAAACGGACTACAGTATAGTGGAGAAATACTAGGAACTGGAGCGCATAAGTCACTGTAAGCATATTTCAACTGTCCAGTAATCTTATGGTCTAATTGTCTCTGTAAATCACCAGCAGCAACTAATAGTTGTTTCTCTGACTTGCAGCAGCAGTTATCTGAATATCTCTCAGCATTAACCTTGTTAAGTTCAAACATTAGAGGTAGAGCAGCAGAAGTAGCAGCTTCTTTCTTCTCTAGGTCACTAATTCTTGTACTTAATCTCTCGAAGAGGTCAGCTTTCTCTTGTACATCTTGCTCTCTTCTCTTGTAAAGCTCATCACATAGTCTCATGTTTTGAGCGTTATCACGAGTGATTATATCAACGTACATTCCACTCTTCTCTTGTAGGTCTTCTACTCTACCCTTCCAGATTTGGTTTGTTAGAATTTGAGTTTCGTTTCCAATTCTTTCATTAGTAGCTAAGTTCCTACCATTGATATAAGTGTATAGGTCAATATCATCTTGCATAGATTGTACTCTGTTGCTCCAAGCTAAGTTCTGAGATGCTTCTCCCTGAACCATAGCCATAGTCTTAGCTTGTTCGGCTTGCTGCATAGCACAACAGTTGTTGTTACCTCCGAAGAGTCCACCAAGTATACCGTTGTTACCACCGCAACCACAGCCGTTGTTACCTGTAAAAGCTCCAAGTGCTGTTCCAATAATACCTAGAGTAAGGGCTGCATTGGTTTTACCTTTCTTACCAAATTTGTCCTCTGCCTCTTGCATTGTTAAAAATTCTGCCATAAAATGTTGTGTGTGTTTTTATTCCCAATCTGTTAAGCGCGCTTCTTTAATTTTCATAGTGCAAAGTTAATGATTCTTAAAGGTCATACCAAAGAAATATTGTTAATCAATGTTAACTACAAAATAATTGTATTAAAATATTTAAAAATCATTCCTATGATATAACTAGCTCATATAATTGGTTATAGCCATTCAGCAGGGACTAATCTAGCCTCTAATTGGTCAGCATTGGTAATGTTACTCTTCTTAACTCCAGTTAAGTATCCAGATACAATATTTAGTACAGGATAAGTAGCAGAATTAAACGGAGGTACAGCACCTTGCAACTTAGTACAATAATAGAACATACTACTGATGTCATTGATATTGTAACAAGTCTTCAGTAAATCTTCAGTAATTAAAAGTAGACCATAATCGCTGTCTTCCTCTTTATTAGCAGTTGATACTGAGAATAAGCTAGAAGCATTAGAAATCCTAGTATTGTTCTTAAATATGTTAACGAAGTCAATCTGAGGATATATCTCCTGAGTTCCCCCAGCATTATATGCTCTCTTATCAAACTTGCAATTAGCCCACAGTTCAGTAACAACCTTTAAGTTAGGATTATTAGCAAATAGGTCACTGTTTACATCAACTCCAACCTCAATGATTGTTTGAGCAAACATTCCAGTAACATCTTCCAATCTGGTATTATATTTAAATAAATCAGGTGGATATTTAATACCTCTAGTAAATGTATCACCTTGTAGGTTAACGAAGGCACAGAACCTTGTAGTTCTAAATACTCCAAGCATCTTAGGAGTATCAACAAGTGATTCAAACAATTTACATGGTATTCTACCTATCATACCATCCCATTTACCTGTTTGTTCAATAGTCCAATCTCCAGAATCTGGCAAGAACTTCCTAACTTGCTCTGGATAGTTAAAGTCAACCATTGAATCTTCAAGTGTACAATCAGCATGGCAGTATCTATAGAAATCAGTAGGAATCATATAGTTTTGATAACCTATCTCAGCACGACCATTACCAGCTTGACTGATTGCTGTCTTCTGCTGAGTATCATATTTGAAGTACTTTTCAGTAAGTCTAGATTTAACATCAGCTAAACCACTCTCTGAACTAGAAGCTCCTTCCCAACCATAACCGTCTAAATACCAAACATCAAATGCTTGTTCTCCTGGATTATAGTCTGGACTACTAGAGTCTTCATTTCTATCATAATTATATGACTTCTTCATGTTACTTACATCTAGTTTATAGGTAACTCTATTTCCAGCATTCTTAACAATGTGGTCTTCCCATGTTGTCCATGTACTATTAAGGATTAACTCAGAGCCTATGTCCATAGTTCTAGTCTCATCATATCCAAGACACCAACAACCCTTAAATACACCAGCCATGTTAGTAATGCTACGTCTGATTGATTTAGAACCATCACTATTATCTTCACTCATAAAGAATAGACGATATGGAATATACCCGAATACTCCACTATTCTCAAAGGCGAATGATACATCTTGTAGAGGACAGTTCTTGAATCCTTCTCCTACTAACTTTATCTTTAGATTGTAGCATCCACTAAACAACCTCTTGATGTTAGTTAGACTCACACAGTCATCAAACATTCCTGCTGGAGGGAATTGATAAACCTTACCATCATTATCTAAATCAATACCACTAAAGAATCCTTCAATACTATTAAGTATTCTACAGTTCTTGAATAGAGTTGTAGGAATACTTTGAGCACCAGCTTCATCAGAGCATTTTAACCCATTAAATATACCAATAGCTTGTCTTAGTGTACCACTAATGCCTTGAAACATATTAGCCATCTCTGACATATTTACTAGGGCTTCTCCACCACTGTATTGGAATGGATATTGTATAGAACTGAATGTTGGTATATACCATGTAGTACCTCCGTCAGTAATAGTCTGACTTATTCCGCCAAATACATTAGGTCCAATCTTTCCTACTAATCTAACTCCTGCATATACAGAATCATTTAAAATTAGAGATTGTGCTACCTTATTAATTGTATGGAATAGATATGTATTACCATTACTATCAGAATCTATAGTCATTCTAATCCAACTACATCCAGTGAATACTCCCTTTGGATAAGGGCTTACTAGATTTCTTAGATTTGTAAAGAATGTCTTAGAGCTTAATAAACCATCAGTAGGAACAGCAGCTCTAGTGTTTGCACAGCTCTTTAACTGCTGACAGTTTCTAAACATATAGTCAATCTTAACCAAAGGACTATACTTACCACCAACTGGGGCAAATACATTATTATCTATCCATTCCAGACTTGTGCTATCAAAGGCTGCTTCTGCATCAGTAAGTTTAGGCAAGAAGTCCAATACTCCCCATGTAGAATCCTTAGATGCACTATAATCTGAAGTTCTAGAGAAGAATGGTCCAGTTAGACTAGTTCCACTAAATGCTTCTTTGATACTATTTACATTAGGACATACCCTGAATAAATCATACCAAATATCACCAGTAATGTTTGAGCAACCTTTAAACATACCTTCTAATGAAACAACATTCTCAGTTAATCTCACCATTAGATACTTAAAGTCATTATAGGACATTCTTGCACAGCCTTCAAATAAGAAATATGCATCTGTTAATTCCTTATCAAATGATACATTAGTAACATCTGTTCCCTCTAAGAATACATCTGTACCATACTGAGTATAGATATTATCTGGATTCAGATAGAACTGACTACATCCTCTAAAGATTTCTCCACCTTTAAGTGCAATATGTCCCTTTACTCTTTGTAATGACACACAATCTCTAAATGCACCTCTTGGTATCTCTATTGGATTGGTCTTATCATTCTTGCATCTAACCTCAACTAATTGCTTACAGCTAATAGCCTCAATACTCTCTAGGTCAGGGAATGCAGTTAAATCTAAATACTCTGGTGCTTGGTCATTATATTTCAATGTAGATAAAGACGTATTAGAGATAACTAGCCTTCTTAAACTAGAGAAGTTAGGTTGACCATTAACATACAGAGAAGCAAGTGTAATGTCAGAAGTCTTAGTATAACTTAAATCTAATGTCTCTAGATTCCAAGCACCTGTTAATTCAAGTTTTAATGATGGGTTATTCTGTCCAGGAATACTAAATTCCTTCATACCTGGGCAGTTATCAATAGTTACTTGTATTAATGGACTTACAGAGTTATTAACTGAAGAATAAGGAATCTGAATGGTCTCCATACTCTCACAGTTTCTAATAACTACAGTCTTTACATTTGGTGGAATGTTCAGAGTCTTTAAAGAACTGCAATTATTTATCTCTATAGTTGTTAGCTTCAAGCAATCATCAATTAATAATGATTCTAGGAATGACTGATTCTCTAGCTTAAGACTAGTAATATCAGTTCCAGACATATTTAGAACCTTTAGTACAGCTGATGTTGGGAATGTAATCTTAGTAATTGAAGAATAAGAAACATCTAGTTCTTGAATCTTACGACAGCCACTTAAATCCAATGTGTATGCAGAAGCAGTAGAACCAATCAACTTAACCTTACTTAGATTTAGTTTCTTGATATTCTTCAAACCAATATCATTGGCTTCGTTATATACACCACCCTGGAAGAAGTATGCAGCATCCACATTGCTAAGTCCACTTAAGTCTAGCTCTTGTAACATAGGTAGGTTAATATTATCCAAACCTGTCCAAGGATAGCTCTTAAACTTAGTAAAGTCTGTTATATACTTGTTAGCATACATATATACTACAGTTTCACCAGTAGGCATAGGTAATATTACTGATGTTGGTGTATCAGTAATCCAGAATGCACCAGTAGTTTTATCATGTGAATAATGATAAAGTATTTGACTACTTGCTGTAATATCAGTACTAAACCTAATCTCAGTGGCTGAGCCAGTGGCTTTATTAGAAGCCCATAGACCAGTAATAGGAGATTCAATAGTGGTTGGTAGTAAGTTGGCGTTATCCTTATAACCATACACACCATCTAAGAACATTACTCTCTTTCTAAACCAATCCTTAACGTGCATTACACGATTACCATGTAAGAACTTTAATTGGCTGAAGTCAGTGCTATCTTCATATTTACCTGTGTTTGGGTCATATGTTTTAGATATAGCAAGATATTTAATCTTGTAATCATAATTAAACATAATAGAACCTGTCTTCTCAGTGTATGACTGATAGTAATCCTTAATGAACTTGTCTGGGTCTGGGAATAAGTTGGTTCTTAAATTCACATATAATGACTCTAAGCTAGTTCTGTTCTCAGTACTACCACTATCTATACCAGCTAGATTCTCTAATACTTCCCAAATTCTATTCCACCAAGATGCAAAGTATTGTTTATAGTTATCGGTAGATACATAGTTCTTCTCTTGTGTATACTGAGTAATACCAGTATCTTGAGAAGCAATATTATACCACCTATGTAAGTGTGCCCAATACTCTACAATATCTTGTCCAGCATTGTTCAAACCAAATGCCGTATCCATATCATAGAAACAGCAATACCACACATCAGTACCCCAACTACGGATAGTTAAGTTCTTACACATAGAGTCCACACAACCAAATAGTAATGCAATCATAAAGTAAGCACAAGCATTATCCCAGTTTAGATGCTGGTCACAAGCACTAAAGTTATAATAAGCATTCTTATCCAAATCATAGAACTCTCCAGGAATAGGTTTAGTTGGAGTTTGTCCAGCATCATCCATTGTATATTTCTGGATACGAGTAAGAGCCATATTAGCCATCTGAGTATAGAACTTCTGTACTTGGTTATAACCGATTGATTCATCCCTAGATGTATACATTACATCACCCATGAACTGTACAATCTTCATATCATCCTGTTGGAATGCACCTTGTGCAGAAGAGTTCTGGTTTATTTCGACAGAGTATACACCATTACTAACCCCAGTGTTCCATCTGTCAGCATTCTCTGTATAATCAGTTACTAATGTTGGTCCATCTTGATTTACCTTAGTATAGTCGAGAAGTAACTTTAATCCAAGATTGAAGAAAGCGTACCTACCTAAGTTGAAGTTATAGATACCACAGAACTTAGGTTGCTTAATAGTTCCATCAGCATCGGGTGCGTACCTAATAAATAGAAGAACTGGGAAACCTTCAGAAGTATGTTTAATTTTACCTCTAATAGCAGTAGCTTTGTCTGCATCACCTCCCCAAACATCATTACCTAATGACATAGGTGGAGTAGCTCCGAATGGGGTAATAGATTGTCCAGATGAGTTCTTAGCCCTACCATTAACAATCTGACCAATTACTACGTTATTAACATGGGCAGAGTCTACTACGTCAGCTTTTAATGTAAACTCATTCTCAGGCAACCAATCATCAGTAGGTTGGAATAACATCTTCTTACCTGTCTGGTCTACATCTCCCATGTAGATTTCAAAGTTCTTAGCATTGTATGATAGAGAAGATGTACCTTGTAGACCAATAGTAACACCATTATTCTCAGATACACCACTAGGTGTACTAATAACTACTTTACCTTTACTATCTTGATAAGTAATCTTTACGGGGAACTTAGTACCCATTACTTCTACCTTATCAGATGCAGAGAATATAGCAGTTGAGTAAGGCTCAAACAATGTTGGGCTATTAGATGTCTCCTCAACTAATACAATAGGATAAGGAGTATTAACCTCCATTTGCTCAACTAGCTTAGCATATAGCAGTTCACCAGTTAGGAAACCACCCTTACCACCATCCAGAGTTTTATCCCAAATTAAGCAATTACCTGCACTATCAAACAAGTTCTTAGTTCTTAACTCAGCATCAAGAGAGGCGTCAATTTGTCCTCTTACTAATCTTGCTTGCTCTGTTGCAGATATATAATTCTGTACAATGGCATATTCACTCTGTGAAGATGTATATAATTTAATATCATAGATATTAACATCAGAGAATCTACTTCTAACTCCGTTATCATTCCTACATCCAAAGTAGAAGTCAGTACCAAACATCCAGTCAATGTCTGATTGTAGTACTCTACTTACAGCAGACAACACACCATTTACATAGATTTTAAAGTACCAAGCATTTCCTGATAGTAATGATACATCTAAGTCTACAGTTAGCAACTCGTTCTGAGGTAGTTTAACTGTTAATGTATCAGCTGAACCTATCTTACATACAGCCTTCTCTAATGTAACCTCATAACCTGTCTTTAGTTCTCCATCCTCATATTGACCAATACCACATACTACTTCCTCTGGATAAGAAGAAGCATCAGCTTTATAAGTACATGAGATATGGAATCCCATAGGTTGGAAGAATGACACACCAGCACCAATATCAACAGCAGGGAACATTTGTTCAGCTACTTCAAGATAACCATATGCTTCACCACTTAGCCTTGTTGCAGGTATTTGATTCACCCCATCACTATCTTGTAAGAAACCACTAGTCTTACCATTTACACCTTTTAGTGTAAAGTTTACTCCGTCAGGAAATTTAGATGCAAATGCACCTTCATATATAAACTCTCCACTATTCTTAATAGGATAATTCCAAGTACCTGTTGCAGTATTAGGGAATCCAGTAATCTTACTAAAGTATGCAAGTAGTGTGTGCATATCATTATTAGCATACATCTCTGTACTAACACTCTCTACTATTCTACAAGTAACAGCCTTAGTATACTGTGCAGATGTATCACCAGGGTCATTAACTGCATATCCAAATAAAGTAATCCTTAGATACTCACCTGGATTATTAACAGATAGGTTTACTGTACTATATACGAACCTATTAGTCTCACTCTTGTTAATATTCTTAATTGTACCAGTATCAAGTAGTGATACCTCACCACTTTCATTCATTAAATGGATTTTATAATCCATATTGAATGTACTATACTTACTAAGACCATAACTAAAATAATAGCTAAATCCAAGCTGTGAACCTTGACCATATTGAGTCAAATCTTCAATAGTCTCTCCAGGATTTGAAGATGGAGCAAACTCTGTAATATCCTCAGTTACGATAACTAGGTTATTACTATCAGCTACAGTAACATCGAACTTAATTTGCTCTGAAGATAGTATCTCCCCATTAAGAGTAGTACTAGCTTGTGCAACGAAGTAAAATCTCTGACCAGCTTTAGGATTGAAGTGTTCACTCTCAAATAGTAACTTACGTGCATCATAGCTTAATGCTCTAATAGCTGTAGTAATGTTACCTACCCTAGCTACTTCAATGCCATTAATAGTCATCCAGAACTCAGCAGGACTTTGAAGAATATTGTTAGTTACAGTATAGTTAAGAGGCACTTCTGCAACACCACCCATATACATAGTCTTAGGTGGAATAGATTGAATCTCTAATGAGATAGCTCCAGCTACAATTTTTACATATGTAGGAGTTGCGTAAGTATTATCATTGTCATAGGCAGATAATTCCACATCAGTAGTTCCTGATAATCCTGTAATAGTAATATCAGTTCTAGCCATAGAATACTTCTTCCATGTTCCCAATGTCTTATTAGTAGCTAAATCTTTAGCAATTACAGTAAATGACTTTTTAACACCACCACTCTTAATTAATATATTAAGTGTAACAGTATTAGTAGCAGTATAGACAGTAGTTCCCTCTGCAATATCAATGGTATATTCAGAGCCGTCACCACCGCCTCCTCCACCACCTCCGCCCCCAATTGCACCATTAAGGTATACCCAGGCAAGGTTCTGTTCTAACTTAGTCATTCTATTATCTAGCTTTGTAAAGCCATTGTCAATAGAAACTGATTCCCCAGCTTCATTTAAGAAGCCAGGGTTTGTCAGTTCCAATTCTGAAGCATTAGAAGCACCATCGATTACCCATCTTCCAGTGACTTCATCATAATGTTTTATTTTCATTGTAATGTCTTTTCAATTACTATATTGTTGCTTGGATTAATAGAACCATTTCCTCCAACCTTCTTCAAGTCAGTGTAAGCAATAGGAACATTATATTTATAAGCCCAAACTTTAGTGTTATCCTTTAGTTGCAACTTATACGATTTACCTAATATCCTATCTCTTGCAGCAGTAGTCATTGAAGGGTTCTCTACCTCATCACCATTTCCTATATTCCATATAATGTAATTAGGATATTGTTGAGCACTATTAACTTTTACTGTAGCAGTATTAGTAGTGTTATTCTCAATCTGACTGGCTACTGGGTAGTATTCTAATAACCAAGGTATGTTCTTAGCAGGTAACTCCTTATTGGAAGTTAGTTTATAACCAGTTGCTTGACACATTACATATCTTACATAATTTAGACTTGCATCAGTAGAGATTTGAACACATTGCCTTTCTCTATCTGGTAGAGAAGTATACCATGTAGGTGTTAATGAAGAATCATAAACGATAGGCGCCATTGTTCTACTAGTATTTTCCCTAATATATCTAGAATTAGCATAAGTATGTTTATGTCCACAAAGACATAGCTTAAATGCATTATCTTGTAACCATTGGCTGAACCAGTAATTACCAACTGTATTTAAGTGGCTACCACCTCTCTTAATATCTAAGTTCTTATCATAAGTCCCGCTCTCGTTCTTCTTCAAGTAACTCATAATCAAGTCAGCTGTAATAATAGTGAATGGAGCTTCATGGCAGAATGCAACTTTCCACTTAATCTTAGCATCAGCTGCATGTTGTGCTAAGTCAGCTGTTGCCCAATCTTTTAAGTCATTATATACATTCACACCAGTTATATCCCCAAACACATCTGTCCTCGCTAATTCAGTGATTTCGGAGTTCATAGAGAGGAAATAGGTGTTGCCATATACAAAGCTATAGCAGCAAGGTATGTACACTCCAGCAGACGAAATGGGCACTGTATAAGGGTGTTCAAATGTAAAGAAGAACTCTACATTTACGGGATTAGTTTTACTAATATCCTCACCATCACCTAACACATATACATCTACAGGGGTTAGGTCATTGTTTCCAACCGTAAACATCTGCTCAGTGTCTTTATAAATTGCCTCTCCACCTTTATAGTAGTCAATCCACTCATTGAATCTATTACCATTCTGAGTTTGGTCTCCAGTATTCATACAGAAGTGATATGGATTCTCAGTTTTATCTGCATCAATATACTCAGCACAGATTCTCCACATCTCATATTCCTCTGCATTAAAGCCTTGCTGGTCACTTACTTGTAGGAAGTTAAATCCATCTGCAATACACTTATCTCTGTTCCTAAGTGTAAATGACCTTTCCTCAGTCCAAGCTCCTTCTCTACCTACTTTATAATAATACTTCTGAGTATCAGTAGGTTCATCGAAGTCTTTAATAAACTTATGAACTGTGAACGGAGTTCCATCTGTAGTTATACTTCTAATCCTATTGTAAATTTTATTAGTCCAATTTTTATGGTTGGCAGGTCTATTAGGATTTTGGCTAATACCTTCTGTATTGAAGTCTTCCTTCTTAAAAGACTCAAACTTATTCTCCTCAGTATATTCTTCCCCATCCTTTCTTATCCAGATATACTCATTATAATACCCAACGGATACCCAGTTAAAGCATCTAGTCTTATGGGCATCATGTCCTAATGTACAAGTAACAATATTAGGAGCACCCTCAACTAATAGATGTTTGTTGAAGAATATATTCTTATTTTGTGAAGAGTTCTTAGGAGTATATTCTTGAATATCAATAGCTGGATTAATATTGTCCATATTGATATAAGTCCAATCCTTAACATTACTCCTAGCACTTAAAGCCTTAGTAGCTTGCTTAACTGGGTCCATATTATAGTAACGCATTAGTAGCACGTTACTTCCCTTAGTAGCGATAGGAGATGCTTCACATGGCATTGACTTATCATTATAGCTACCTATTCCAACTAAATCTACGTACCATTTTATCACTCCATTTGTAGTCCAAGGTGCAGTACTATTCATAACAGTACCTTCAAAGTAGTCAGTAGTTTCCTCACTACTAATATAGAATGCACAATCATAACTAAACTTAATACAATTGTCATTCTTTGACCAAATACTATGGGATTGTACTCCAGCACCTTCATCCCCAGCAATCTCAAGTCTTGTATTATTAAGAGTTGCATCTTTAGTCCAATACATATCAGGTTCACCAACCTTAATTAGTGTAGTATTGATGTTCTCCACAGAACATTGAGCACCTTTAATCAAGAATGTTCCTTGAGATTTAAGAGTACCAATTAGAGGTAATGTAACCCAATCTCCACTATTCCTTTCTGTATAATGTAAATATAGACCTTTAAGGTTTAAATCCTTCTTACCTAGATTACATAATTCTACAAAGTTGTGAGATACTGGATTGTAATCCTTATCCTCTGATGTTCCTCCACAATATACCATGTTAACATATATCTTTGGAGAATCTTTAGAGCCAACTTCCTCTGGAATAATTGGGAAATATGGAGTTGTATAATAAATTCCAGTACCTTGAGTCTGAGCATTACCAGCTAAAGTATTCTTATCTAATCTATAATCATGTATATCTAACTTACCATCCTTAACCTGAATAAGGAATGTATTCTCTTTATTCGTCATGTCAGCGAACTCAATACCAATAATCTTGGTTTTAGCAGAGCTACCACTTCCAATAACTTCGGTTAATATTCCATCCATTGTCTCTGGGTCTGGTCCAGGTCCTGGCTCATCGCCACCTGTACTACCTATTTTAATTAATTTATAAGTCTTAGGGTCTTTAATCCATAATGTCTGAGTATCATAACACCATAACAATTCCTTGGGTAAGAAGTCATCTTTATTCTTTTGCATTTCAGCATATGTACCACTTTTAATACAAATATGCTTAGCATTAGGTAAATACTCCTCGTACTCAGTAGGTTCAGGGGAATCAGCAAGAACTATGTCCTTATTAGCTTCCTGTGTGGCATTATCTTCTTCTTCTGAAGTACCATAATTAGGCTCCTCATTAGGCATACCATCGTAAGTGTATCTCTGATTGTTTGTAAAATCACCTGAGTCTATCTGGCAATTAAATGCAAACTCTAGCTTCTGTACCTTGTCTTGTAATACTGATATAACCTTTAATAGGTTTTGAATAACAGTACTACTTGTCATGTGTTCTTTATTCTCAGAAGTATCTATCCAAATACCTCCTTTATCTTCAGGTGGTGTATCCTGTATGTAAATTTTGGAGAAGGATTCCCAAACGAATCCATTAAAGTAACGTATCTCATTAATATCATTAACGAATACAATTTGTCCTTTAACTCTAAGGTCTTCTCTATCAAGTAATTCCTCTAAGGTGTCAACTACTACAATAGACATTCCTCCTCCGCCACCTCCTTGTACTTTCCATACATTCCACACCCCACTATAGAATTGGTACATATGGTTGTCGTCAGGTGAATTTTTAACGTAACATAGCATACCTTCCTTTAGCTTATTGGTGCTAAGAAAGGCTTCCATATCACTCATATTGGTAACTTGGATGTAACCACCACGTAAATCATTAACATCTGCTAACGCAAAGTTAGCATTGTTCTTGGGTTTTAATTGACCAATTACCTCAATATATTCATTCATGCTGATAAAAATAAAGGGCTATGTATAACCTACACAGCCCTCGTTTATTATATTACGCTACGAATAAGCTATAAAGTACTTCTAAGAAATCAGCTGCATTCAACTTAGTTCCATTAATTTCAACATCATTGCCTGCATTTACCTCAATAATCTGAGCAAATTCATCTTCACTCAATGTGGTATCAATTTGTACTTCCTCTTTTCCTCTCTTATCAACGTAAGCATTATACTCCTCATTGATTTGCTTATTCCAAGCCTCAACTTGAGCTTTATCTTCTTCTGTTTTGCCTTCTTTCATTATCAGTTCTTGATAACCTTTCGGAGTTAGTTCCTTAACAGCTTCTTGTAAGTCCTCTTCAAGTTGCTTTCTTACCTTACCTAACTCAATTCTCATGCTCATTAACTTTACCTTTAAGTCTTTGCTGAGTTCTTTGTCTCCGTCTCTAAGCAACACCTTAGTGATAAAGTTGTGCTTAACCATCATTTCATTTACTGTCATAAAATTAAACTGTTAATTGTTGTTTTAAAGCTGTAACCGTTGCATCTAATAGTTTCATACCTTTGTCCTCTAAAGATGAAGGATAGCTATTAACACTCTTGTTAATCAGTCCGTCTCCCTCTTCAGCATAACTAAATCCTCCAGTGAAAACATCTTCTAATGTGAAGAATGACCCTGAGAAGGTAGTAATTACATTATCTCCTGTAATCTGTGCATCACCCTCTAACTTTAGGTTAGAATCTTGGTTCTTTACAGTATACATTACTCTCTTGTTAAGTAATTCCATAATTAAATTTATTTAAAATTAGTTTTATTCTAAAATCTCCTTTTAAGTTTTCGAGTGCTAAGTTAATCATATTTTGGTAATATTCAAAATAAATTATCTTAAATATTCATAACTTACCACAATTGAGGTGCATATATCATTTTAAATACAAAGATGGTCTTAGGTCTCCAATCCTTTGCTGAGCCACTACCTGAATAACCAGTTCTCCAGTTACCCCCTTGTCCAGCAGTATTTGTACCATTTGTAGACCAGTTCTGATTACCATCTGGACCAAATACATCACGGTCGTTAGCATTATCTGACCTATAGTGTCCAAACCAGTGAGCGTGTTTAGGCATTTCAAGACCACTAATGCTTTTACTGTTAGCACCAGCAGTTGAACCAATTCTGTTACTTCCTATCTCACCACCACCAGCTGTATACATACCATTGCTATATGCTGATATACCATTGTGAGCAAGGATGAAGTCAGATAGATTTACAGTGTACGTTTTACTACTAACGTATGTAGGTTGATACGTTACGCTGGATTTACCCCTACCACTTGAATCAAACAACTGATTCTTAAATGTAGTATAGTCTGTGCTCGTACAAATGTAGCTTCCTACTTTATACACATAGAAATCAACCATCTCACCAGGAACTCTTGATTTATGAAGGAGAGTTTTATCAACTGGGTCTAAATTCCAATCTCCCCAGAACGTTCCTTTTCTAGTCCAAGATGTTCTAGCTGCATCAGAACCCATCAGGTATGCTCCAAGAGACTGTCTATTCATGCCAAAGGCTACAGCACCTCCTACGTCATTTCCTGAATAACAGTCACTTATAATCCAATCCTTGTATTGACTATTAGTTCCAATTGTGGTATTCATCATTCTGAATCCTACCCAGTTAACACCAAAGTAATTAGGGTTCTGTTGTCCTCCGTTACTTGTATATTCACCTCTTACTTTGTGAGCGTATGTAGCTGAATTTACATTAAAGTTAGATGGGTTATACACATAATAGTTGTTCTCGCTGTTACCGCCCCATAGCCAAGTTGGTTGACCACCTTGACCAGACCAATGCCACCATGACTTATAAGAGAAGGCTGAAGCGTGTTGACCATCAACAGTGTCCGCATTAGTTACCTCATCGGCATATCTACACCTAAGTCCATCATACCTACCCTTTGTCAAATCATAGACTTGGCAATATGATATATACCAGTACAATGGTGAAGATGGGGTTCCAGCATTTCCATTTAGATACACATGACTTCCTGTACTAAATGAACCTGACTCTCCACAATATATTATTCTTCCATACCATTCCCATTTACCAGTACCAGCGGTATCAGTTATCCATACATCACCATAACTAGTACCCATGCTATTTGAAGCTGTAACAACACTATGTCCAGTTGGTATTTTAGCCCTAAATATCTGAACAAATATAGCATTAGCTCTAGAAGTCACACTATTATGGAAACCTCCAAGTCCAGGACTAGCTGCGCCAGTGTTCTTTATTCTTATAACATATCCTGTAGTATTTGCAGCAGACGAGTCAGATATTCTCTCTATAACTGTAACCCCATTACCTGCATTATTATAAAGTGATACAATACCATTACCAGAAGCAAATTCGGGGTCCGTAGATAAGGGATATCCAGTCTTCAGACCAAGTACATTAAATGGAACAACACCAACTCGTGTAGAGGAATTACTTGGATTTAATATTCTTACTCTTGGGATATAGTCATGAGTATGACTAGCTTGTGCAAATAATGACTTATTAACAGCTCTCAATTCATAACCATTCCATCCAGCCAACCATGTAAAGTCTCCATAATTCATTCCAGCTTTGCTGTATGCAAAAGTGGTATTACTATTGTTACCAATATCCTTCACATAGTTATGAGTGTGAGTACTTAATGAAATAGGTACATCATCTACAGCAAACTGACCATCACTTCTCATACCAAATCTCTTAGCATGTCTATTACCCCAGTGGAATGATATAGCAGGAGAGTAGCTCCAAGCAGATTGATTATTGGTAACATTACCATATTCTCTAATTTGTATGGCACCACCATAAGAAGCATCTGTACTCCATGAGTTCCACAACATCTGAGCACTCTTAGAGCCTCCTACTTGTGAGTTAATTTCGTCCTTAAATGGAAGGATTCTGTTATAACTAGAACCACCATAGAAGTTACCAGCTGAGTACACATTCTTATTAAACCAGTGTCCAGAACTAGCATTAGTGTTATAGTGTGTATATGAACCATTGTCACTACCTATAGAAGATGCTACTCCATTCATAGACCAGTTTAACTTACCTGTCATAGTATCTCCTGCTTTATTAACCTTAGTATTTGGGTCAAAATTTCCAGAGTTCCATATAGTATATATACTACCCCATGTTCCGTTACTTCTAGACTTCATGTAAAGGTTACCACCATTATTATAGTCGTGATAAATTTTACACTGATAGTTAGCACTATCTGAATGCATCAAAGTAACACCGTAAGCTCCAAGATTGTTGTCTCTCCAAAATCCAGCTCTTCCTAAATCATCGGAGTTGCCAGTTCTTTCATTTACACCATATGAGCCATATACAGAGTATATAAATTGACTAAGTGGTTTATGTCCTCCATCCCCTAATAGAACATAATTAGCTGAAGAACCGCTTTTAATAAAGGCTGGTGCTGTAACCCCTCCAGACTTTATAGACATCCATTGAGTAACGGTTGAACCATTCTTTCCAGAGAATTTAAAGTATTCATTACCATCATCTCCTGTTTCAAATCCAAGATACGAGTCAGCATCACCGTCTCCTGTATTTTTAAAATGGATTTTAGCATAATCCGTATTCCTAGACCATTGTAATACAGAATCAGTAGATATTGTAATACTACCAGTCATTGTTCCTCCAGCAAGGGGTAGGAATTTACCATCAGCCCAGCCAGTAGTTGCAATTTGTTTCCAAGCTTCCCAGGCTGTACCAGTGCCAAATCTAACCCATAGGTTAGAGTTGTCTGTGAATCCTAATTGTGCTGACTTACCACCAGTCCAATCTGTAACACCACCATATTTCCTAACAGTTAATAATCCTGTATAACTACCACCATCAGTTAGATTAGCTTTAGCATTTGCTTTAAAATCTAACCATACACCTGCCCCATGTTCTTGAGGAGTAGAAGCAACATCCCTACTGTCAATATGGTTAATCGTATTATGAGAGTGTTCAGTTCTTAAACCTACTAAGTTCCTAGCATCCCATATTTTATAATCAGTTCCATTATACCTATGCTGTAAATCAGTTTCACCACTTCTAATATAAGTAGTACCTGCTTGCATACCCAAGTATGTATAAGTAGTACCATTCCACATTACAAGTCCATTACCATTAGTAGCTTGGATTTCAGTTACTTTTAGAGTGCCAGTCATTGTATCACCAGCTCTATTTACTGCATTAGCAAATGCTCTAATGTTATCCCCATTAAATACATACGCTTTAGAGCTATCACTACCTTTAGCACCCCATATATGAGTTGGAGTAGCGTTACCCCATTCCCAATTCATAGTCAGACCAGATGCTATTGAATATCTTACATAGTTAGTAAGAACATTAGGGTCATTACCTCTAATTACATAAGTAGCATCTAGGTATGTACGGAAGTTAGCCTTATCAATCACTGGAGTCCAATCACTTACTACTCCAGCAACATTTCTCCTATGCCATAATCCAGCTGTACCTGTAAATGCTTGCGCTAATTCAGTATAATAACCAGATGAATTATTATGTAGTATTTTAATTCTATTAGACCAAGAACCTGCTGCAGGACCATTATTTGAGTCTTGTAATATTCCACCATAACTTCCATAGGTAGCAGCTAACAATCCAGATGGGTTTAAGTCTACCTTTAATGCTGGACCTCCAGGACTAGTAGCTCCTGCATAGTTATGAGTATGGTCTCCAGTAGAAACTACTTTACCATCACTATACAGCTTATTATCTACACCTATGTATACTTTAGAGTTAGTATAAGTCTGAGGATTATCAGTCTGAGTAAGTGAGCCTGTTAAGAATAGCTTAGTAGCTAACTTCTCAGTAGCTCCAGCTGTATTTCTAGTATCTTGAGTAGTTACAATTACTTCATCGCCACTCTTGGTAAATGTAACATTAGTTCCAGCTTTAAATGCCTTGTTAGGGGCAGTAGTTGGTTTATAAGTATCTATAACAGCGTCCCCTTGTTTAAAAGCTAAATTATAGAAATCATAAGTTGTATCCTTACTACTAATAGTTACTTTCTTATTAGTTGCATCAGGAAGCAATGTTACATTAGTACCTTGAACTAAAGTAAATGAGTTATTAGCTGCATTAGGGTCAAATGTAGTTACCTTAGTAACAGCGTCTCCAACTTGGGTCTGTAAATCTAAATTATAGATAGCTTGATGTTCAGTTAATACCTTCTTACCTAAACTATATAAGCAGTTATCAGTTCCAATATATACATACTGATTACTATAAGTCTGAGGTGATGTAGTTTGAGACTCTGCACCAATAAGGAATAACTTCTTATTAATAAGGTTAGTAGCTCCAGCTGTGTTTACTGTATCACTTCCTGGGTCAGCAGCAATAGTAACATTACCCTGACTATCTCCTGTAATGAAGACATTATCACCCTGAATAATGTTTAGTAGTCTAGCAACTGAACCATCAAATGAATGCATATCCTTTCCATTATATTGGAATCTCATAGCATTAACTACTTTCTCTGCAGCTACGGCAGTTGCATCAGCAGGTAGATAATCTACATTGCTAAATGCATTCTTACCTAAAGTCTTTAAAGCCCACTTATTAGCTACACCAGTAGATAAGATAGCTTGGTCAGCTGTTGTTCCACTACCTGTTAGAGTAGTATAAGATTGAACATGCCCATCTAATGCTAATATCTTTGTTGTTCCTCCTATGGTTAAACTAACTTTGTTACTGTCCGCATTTGAGAAGAATCCTCCATATAGTTTACCATGAGTCCACACTTCACCAGTGTCTTGTATATAGACAATGGCTGACCAGTATATATCTCCACTGGTATCTGCTGCACTTGTAGGTAACTTCCATGTATTAAACACACTCTTACTAGCACAGTCAATGTATTTTGTTTTAATTAGCATATTGTGTAATCACAAAGTTAATAAAAAGGAGGAACTAAGTCCTCCTGAATTATCTTGAATATGTTATATTTCCACTCGAATCTACAGATGCCCATCCAGTTACTAATTCCCCTTCTATCCACAAGAAATCACTTGAGAATATTAAATCAGCATTCTCTCCAATACTTTGAGGTAGTAGAGAACTAGGTGTATAAGCCAATACATCACGCCAGCTATTATCAGATATTGAAGTAAAGGTTAATGTATTAGTTGCACTATCCCAACTCAATCTCATATTACCTGCTGCACCAAAGGTCAAATCTCCAGAATCTGTAGAATTACTAAGGATTTGGGATGCTGGTTGACCAGAGTTCTGATAGTTAATAGCACGCCATGTTTGAGATACTGGAGTAATCCATGATGGAGTACCACTACTATTGATAGTAAGTACTTGTCCTACATTGCCATTAGTCAAACCAGTAATTAATTTACCAGTAGTGCTATTAAATATAGCTACCTGTCCAACTACTGACCTTGAAGGTCCACTTACTACACCTGTAGTATTAGTTTGTACAAATGTCCACTTATTTCTTACTTGTGACCAAGTAGAGGAAGTAGCAGCTGGAGTACTTTCCTTACATATTAATAAGTCCCCAATTTCCACTGGTTCACCATTAATATAACCAACACTATCAGTGTATGTACCTGTTCCAAATGTTACTACATAAGTGTGTCCTACATCTGCTGAAGGTGTAAATTTACCTGGACTTGTTGTTCCTGCCTCAACTGCACCTTTATAAAGCATAGCATTATTAGAACCAAGAATACTATCTGCATAATCCTTAGCAGTTTGAATTGCATTCCAAACCATTAAAGGGGAAGCAGCAATAGCGGCAACTATATTAGTATCATTAATGTTCTCATTGTCACTAGATGGGTCAGGTCTAGTATTTAGAATATCTTGAAGCTTCACATGACCATACAACTTAGTAGATGCACCACCATATTCAGGCTTTAAAGACAAGTGAATCTTTGGAGTAGCTTCACCTTGTACATCACCCTTTAGATTACCAATAATGTAACCATCTAAAACTGATAGGTCTCCGTGATTTACATTAACTGGACCATTAGAGTTCATACCTCCAGCTATGGTCATCTTCTGTGTAGCATCATTAAATGTTAAACCATTAGCCTTTCTTACTTGGGAAGTATCTGCTGTATTACTAGCCTCATTATAAGATAGTAATAAATTTCTCTCTCCCATTAAGTTCGACGGAGCTAATTGTTCTACATAATCTCTGATTTCTATATTATGATTCTCTGCTAACGTGATATGTCCAGTTGCATCTACTATTATATTAGGTATTACAAAGATACTTGCATTACCTAGATTAGTAGATTGACCATAAGAGCCTGGAGCTACACCACTAGCTTTATGTAATAGCTTTCTATTAGCTGCATCCCACTCCAATGGTGGTTCAGTATCTACTCTGTTAAGAGCGTTACTACTAATAATAATTCTATTACCATCACCCTTCCTAACACTGATACTCTCTCCAGCAGTAGACATTAAGAAGAATGAATTACCAATCTGTACTTTTACTGAACCACTAACTTCCGATATTTCAATACTAGGATATCCAATACTAAAATATGTTCCACAAGTCCACATTTCCCTCGTGTCTTCTATAAACACAATCGGATTTAATCCTTTAGGGATGGTGTCAATTAATGGTTCAAATACTTCCTTCCTTTTAATATAGGCGAACTTACTATCTATAACCATTATTCAATTATTTTAGTACTTAGTAAGTTGTCTAATCTTAAAGCTGTTTGTGCCAGTGTTTCAGTAGGAATCACATAGTTACCAGTTGCATTTATAAGTATGTCAGTACCATCTAAAACTGGATTGGTTTTAATGGGTTTCTTATTAACGGTCTTGTTTCCAATCTCGTCAATCTTAGCCTGCATATTATCCAACATCTCCTGCATATTATCCAACATCTCCTGGATTTTGTCTAATATGTCAATGATTTCCTTATTATCAAGGAATACAACCCACTTCTCACCATCATATAACAGCATCTTACTGTTATCTTTAATCCAGATATGGTAAATAGTTGGAGGAGTCATATCACCCCTCCAGAAATTTACCTGCTTATTATTTACCATTGCATCTGCCATGTTATTCAAGTATTATAGAAGCATTAGTAGTAATATTGTTAACTATCTCTTCTAATGCTGTAAGTTTGTCCATTAGTAGTTTTCCTTGAGCTGCTGATAAAGGAATGTCAGTTCTATTTGTTACTAGGTCATTAGCTATAACGTTGATGACCTCTTTGGAGTAGTTGAATGTCTCCTCACTATTTCCACTTACTAGATTAAACGTCATTTTAAAATCCTGAGACGTAGACAAGTGACACAGCAGAGTAACGTTAATAACTCTTCTATCATTTATATCGGTAACATCAGTTCCAACTTTATTATATACAACAAGGTCTGTATCCTCGTTATATTCTATAACAGCTGTAGAAGATTCATACAGCAGTTCTAAAAACTCTATCGCTTCATCAATATTATTGAAGTATGTACTAGGGGAACTGCTATTTACCATATCAAATGGGATTGTAGAGTTGAGATACTTGACTTTAATATTTAGTCCATTTATCTCTTCCCTTACAGTTGAATCATCATAGTTATTAAGTCCATTCAACTTGTTCTTATCCTCACTAGTAAAGTCATTAGAACTTAGTCCCATTCCAGGAACCTTTTCAACATACACACTAACATCAGGAATCTCAGTCTTTAAAGCATAACCACTTAAATCAACTCCAGGTATAGCAGCAATTTGCTGTTGAACCCAAGTTTCAGTAGCTAAACCTTCAATACTTGGAATGTTAGGTGTGTTGATAAGGTCATTATAGTCTTTAGAGAACAGTTCTGATTTATCAGCCTTATTATTTAGGATATTCTTTATACCACTTACCTCAGTGTTAATGCCACCTATAGTAGTATTCTGAGCTAATATAGCATCACTTAATTCCTTAAATGTATTATAAGATGGGTCAGCACCTTCCAAGATTATATCAAACCTTCCATCAGTGTATGACTTAGCTTCAAGTAAAGCATTAGCAGCTGCGCCAGCAGATTCAGCACCAAGTTCACTTAATGTATATGTAGGTTTAGTAGGTTGTTTAGCCCATGATGGAACAGTAGGGTCTGTTTCTGTAAACTCAGTTAAATAACCTTTAGCCTCTAATTCCTGTTCTGTAACTAAATCACTTGGTAATGAGTTTAGATAACCACTATCATTCTCTAATTGGGAAACCCTAGTAGGTATTTCAGTCTTGTCTGCTTTACCACTAATGTCAGGAATATCAGTCTTATTAGCCTTCTTCTGAACCTCACCAGTTAATTCTGATATAGATTGTCTAATACCAGAGTCATTGTAATTAGTAAGTCCAGATAATTTAGCCTTCTCTTCTATAGTGAAGTTCTGCTCTGATAAGCCCATACCATCCTGCTTATCAACTTTATTATTCCAGCTGTTAATATCCTGCTGGTTTATATTCTTAGCAGCACTAGCAGCAAACTGAGGTTCTAGTTCTTGAGTTAAATAACCCTTAGCCTCTAACTCCTTATCAGTAACATACTCTTCTGGAACTTCTGATAGGTACTCGGAATCATTCTCCAATTGAGAAACTTTGGTAGGTATCTCACTCTTATCAGCTTTGCCAGAGACATCTGGAATCCTATCATCTACTTCCTTTTTAGTATAATAATTATTAAGCTGAATATCACCGCCCTCAATAGCTGCAAGTTTATCATCAACTTCCTCCTTAGTATACACTGTATGTTTATCAGCTTTTGCAGCTAATAGCTCTCGTATAGTTGTTGTATCAATACTCTCTGGGTTATATCCACTCTGGTCAAGTATTTCTACAGTTGTCTCACCTAATCCAGGTTGGGCACTCTTGAATATATAATACAGGTTGCTAAATATCTCTTGAGTTCCAAGTAATTTAAAGCCACCTATAATGCTACTAACTCCTAGAACTGTATTAGCCCCATTAGGAATCATAACATATATATAATCATTAGCTCCAGCATTTACTGTATAAACATTATCAATAGTTCTGTCTAACTTTGTGTAGTCTGGAGAAGTTCCAAAGTAATTTGGATATTTAATGTCAAATGTAACAACCCTTGTAGCACTAATATCCTCATACTTATACTTTAGAGTGATTACCATAGATGTAGTCCTATTAGTAAAAGTATACTCCCTTACATCAGGACTTAGTACAACACCATTAATAGATTGCTCTACAACATCCTTATGATATTCCCAAGTAACTTTTACATCCGTAGGTTCATCTCCATAACACATATACTCTGGGTCAAGAGATATAGCCTTGACGTTATCATCAATAGATGCAGCTGCAATTTTAGCATTAACCCATTCAGTAGAAGCAATTCGGTCTGAATTGTCTGTCATTAAGGGCAGTGTAGTAGTTGGGGTTCCAGCAAAGTTAGGAGAGAATATATCAGCTTTGTTCTTAAATCTAATTTCTATCTCGCATGCCCATTGAGCGAGTTTAAGGTTAATCTCATCAATAACCTTATTAATATCGAAGGCTATTGAATCAGTTACAAAGGTATATAAATCTTTTTGATTAGACAAGTTACCTTTGATGTTTCCCCACTTTAGAGCATATTCATCTGCTATACCAAGATTAATTCTGGCTATCGTTCTCTGATATTCGTCAGTTAACTCTGAGAATAGATTCTCCTTTTGGAATCCATCATCACCACCAGTACACCCATAATATTTAGAAGTATCACAATCATCCTTAATACAGATATGGTCAACTCCTTCTTCCTCTACCTTTACACTATCTATCTTGTCTATTGTAATAACACTATAGTCAGCACAAATGCCTTCTACCTCTTCCTTCTCTATAACACCATCAATTATTTTAGTATCTGGTTTTATATTGGAGATAGCATGTGGGTAGTCAGGTAAAATGGGAGCCTCTTGTTCTTGTTCGTCAAGACGTATAAACTCTGCCATACTTTAGATTTGTATAATTTGATAAGCATATGTCATAGGGTCTAAGAAGGATATAATAGTTGCTTCATTAACCTTATGAATGGTTTTAGTAATTGTCATTGATAAGCTAGTATCACCAATAGGAAATACTTTGTTATATAATGAACCTTCCATATAGCACACATTCTCATTAAACATGTTATTAACTGAGTTCCACCTTAAAGTTGTATCATGGCAACCTCTAAGGAATGTATTACCCTTGCAGTCAGCTTCTAGAACATTGTCATATGTATCTCCCAAGAATATATTATTAGTACATCCTTGTTTTAATTCATTATGCTTAGTGTTATGTAATTCTGAGCTGTCAGTAATAACTCCTCCAGTTAAATCTGAGAATGTATAAAAATCTCCATATGCTGCTCCAAGATTAAGATTAGTATTGTCTAGCTCCTCAGCTGTTCTTCTAAACTTTATATTCTTAAAGTCATAGTGTGCTGAGTTGTAATGATTGTCCCTCATAAATGTTATCCTACCTTTAGTAGTAATACCATCTTCGAGAGTCTCCTGAGTCGGGTCATATTCTATAACCCAATCCTTCATTTTATCATTGTCAATAACAACTCTAGGGTCTAGTCTGTTATTAGTAATAGCTGTAACAATCAGTTTCCAGATAGGTGAGGGGTTAGTGGAGCTATCAGTGCCCCACGTAACCTTCTGACCAGAACTATTAGTAACGTTAGAAGAATATATAGTTTGAAAGTCTGTAATAACATACCTTGCCCCTGTCACTAAACTCTTCTTACCTATATTACCATTGAGTACTGCATAAGTGACTTCTAATGGTTTGGATTGTCCACCTTCTCCAGTATAATCAATGATACCTATATTCTTTCTTAGTTGTTCTTGCTCTAAATCAGTTAATCCACCTAATAGGTCTTTCTTCTTGAAATAATTATTCAAATCATGAATACAGGCATAACGTCTTGTATCCCTTTCTATTGCCATGTTAATTATTCATTAAGAATTCATATATTCCATCTATCTTATCAAAGTATTGACAAGTTTGGATAAAGGATATTTGGTGGAGAATCATATCATAGTTCTCCACATATCCCTTGTTTAACCTCTTGAGGAATTTGTCAAAGTCTTTGATTACTTTCAACTTTAGGTTAGTTATTGCATCCACAACCACCTCCTCCTATAGTATTCTTATCAACCATAACATCTTTACATATTCCTCCGCATTGAGTTATGTCCTCTAGAACTCTCTGAGCTTCATAGTACTGACCTAACTCAATTAGATATTTGATAACGTTAATAGCCATCCATATAATATCTCTATTATAGATTAGCATCTTAACATCGTCGGTTCTATTCTTACATCTTCCTGGTAAATCCCCTAGAAGATTCTTACATAGTCTATAGAAACATTCATTAATGTGGCAAACACAGAATGTGTTCTTATCACCTCTAATGATGGTAGTAGTCTTCTCAGTAACTGTAGCTGGGGGTATAGCATTTACCTCTAATATCTCCTCTACTGTCACCGCAATAGATTCTTCATCAACATACTTCATGAATGTTTCTGACTGTGTATCATAGTAATAAACAGAATTATAAGCTGTTAGCGCAGTAGGATTTCTATCCAACACATATTTCAACCATACGTCAGTTGGTAATATAATATGTGTAACTTCATATAGACCATCAATAGGCATCTCTAATTCGGATTCATCAATGCAGTCTATAACGTGTTCTACAACATCGTATTTCTGTGTTACTTCGTCTCCAGAGGATTTAATGCTTGTTATAGCATTAAGAGTAATGGTTTGGCTATAGGCATAATTACGAGTACTTACTGTGATTTCACTAGTTTCATTTAAGTACTCGTCATTATCCTTTTCCAATCCAGTAATCGTAATACCACAAGCACCCTTCTTGCATATTTTAAATACTGAATCCATAATTATACATTAAAGTCAGCTCTTACTTTAGTCTTTATATCTCCTACTAGTGTAAGATAGTCTAAATATTTCTGCCTATCTGTCTGATTATCAGATAGTCCTAAAACAATACTGTTAGAGCTGTTGATTAAATCAAACTCCTCATCTTGGTCTACATACTGCCTAATAATGGCTTTGATGCATTCTTTGTGGTCTGGTTGACCAAACAGATGAACTTGAATATACGTCCACCTTGTTTCTTGTGTCACTTCTTCAGTCTCGGGGTCAGTAACCTCTACTACTTTAGACTGAATATCATAATTATAGTAATATGTGCCATTACCTAGCTTCTCTATTGAGTTAGGTTGTACATTCATTTCTATTCTTTTTGGTTCTAACATAAGGTCTTATTTTAAAATTTACTGGGAATGAATATCTGGTTAGAGAGTAGAATAGTTCCCTGCTCTTACTCTCAAAGTAATAAGATTTGTTATTGTATACAAAGTTAACTCTAAAACACTTACTATAGCTAACCATATCCACAACATGAATATACTTGTTATAAAATCTAGAAATATTAGACTTCTTCCCGTCCCAATTAGAGAACCTTAAACCTGTATCTCTTTGAATCTTCCTTAACAGATTCTTAGAATTACAGAACTCTAGCCAACCAAAATATGACTGCATTCTCCTTCTTAATTCCTGTCTGTCAATCTTACCAGATAGATACCTTCTAACAAGTCTGAATAATCTAACCTTAATTGACTTCCTTAATAGTACATGGGTATGATAGAATCTATAACCTACAAAGTCTATACCTCTATCATCTACTGGGAATATTTGGTAATTTGATTTTAACCTTAGATTTAGAACCTCCTTTAAGTACATCTTAATTGCTATAAGTACTGTTCTTAAGAAGTTCTTATCATCGCTGAGAATTACAATATCATCAGCATACCTGAAATAGAATTTACATTTCAACTCTTCCTTGACCCAATGGTCAAAGTAAGCTAAGTATAGATTAGCAAAGAACTGAGATAAATAGTTGCCTATGGGAACTCCATCAGCAGAGTAGATAATTTCAATAAGTAAAGATAGAAGACTTCTGTCTTTAACCTTCTTTTTGATAATTCCACACAGTATGTCATGATTAACAGATGGATAGAACTTTCTAACATCCATCTTCAAACAGTAGAGTGTTTCTCCAGGATGCTCAGTTAATGCTGCTCTTAAATCATATGCAACATTATGAATACCTCTATCCTTAATACAAGAGTATGTTTGCTTGATAAATATCTTAGTCCAAATAGGTTCCATCACGTTCATTATAGCGTGATGTGTTATTCTATCTGGATAGTATGGTAGTCTAAATATTAACCTCTCCTTAGGTTCATATATCTTAAACGTACTATACTCAGAAGTCTCATACACTAAATTCTTTAGCTGTTCCGATAACTTCTCATTCTCCTCTTGTCTATTCTTATCATGTTTGAGGATTCCCCATCTAACTGATTTATGCTTTCTTGCTTTATCATCAGCCTTTTCAATATTCTCTATATCATAAACCTTATCATGTAAATAACCTATGCGTTTCAAGTCTTATATATTTATTATGGAAGCTTTCGAGACTTAACCTACTAACACCCAGTTATTAAATACTACGTTGTCTTTTGCCAAGAGGCAAGGGTACTATTTAGACTGTAAAATGAATCAAATTACCTAAAGAAATATATAATAAGCCTACATTAGTATTAGCATTGCTGACTCCATTATTAGAATTGAAGTAGCTAAGACTAGCATTACTACCATTATTAGCGTTGCTGCTAACGATGAGTGTTTTGTAATAATTTCTTGTCCAGCACCAACAGAAGTAGGTAAATAGTACCCTTAATCTCGTATTTTATCTATTATATAATCGTTAAACTACTTTATTTAGTGTCCTGAAGCCCACATTAGTATCAGCATCGCCGACCCCATGACCAGAATAGAAGCAGCCAAGACCAGCACCACCACCATTAGAAGCGTAGCCGCCAACGACGAGCGTCCTTAATGCTGTGCTTGATGCATTGCAGTAATGATAGTCACACATGTATGTCGTAGTTGACCCACCTACAGCAGAAGGGATAATCTCACCCTTTTCCCCAAGGTCAAATGCCTTTATGTAACCATCAGATGCTACCTCTGTTCCTGCAACAGTCATCTTACCTTTAGCAGTATTATCATCACCAAATGCTGATGTATCAGTTGTAGTATATACACTACTTGGCTGATTAGCAGCTATTCTTTCAAGAATGATACCATCTAAGTTAGTCCAGATGTCTCCGAATGGATTATCAAATCCTCTCCATCTTGGAACTTTAAATGTTTTAGTTGCTAATGTGGTACTATCGTTTATTACAGTTTCAGGAATTACTAAATCCTTAACACCAGTAAAGTTACCGAACTCATTGCAATATCCACATGGAGTTAAAGGATAGTAACCATTGTATGTATTCCAATCTCCATTCCATGTAGTAACACCATCTCCTAAACCACCTTGATGATAACCTTCAGCAGTTAGTTCTGCATTATATGCAGCTTGAGAATTAAATGTTGCATACTCAATAACCCAAGCCCAGTAGAATATCCACTTGTAATACTCATAGCATAGCATTTCAGAACCAGCATTAGTAGCATAAGTTCTCATGTTAGCTCTTGAGATATTAGTTCTTGGTTTACCTAAGTCACTTCTGAATGCATCTGTATCTAAGTATGCATCATTAGCAGTTCTATTACCTCCGCCTCTGAATTGGGCAGTAGTATTAACTACAGATACAGCCTTATTACCAGTTTGGTTAACTGTACTTCTATAAGCATCGACTAGCATTTCTGGAATCTCTGTCCAAGTATCATCCATTTTAATGGTAGATATTCTTACCCATTTCTTATTAGAGTCTTGTACATTAGTTCCAGACTTACCGTAGAACTTAGGTGTATGTACTCTTACTGTACCATCAGTTCCGTCAAGTACTGATGCTTCACCAGTAATCTTCTTACTCCAATCATTAGGGTCAAGGTAGTAGTTAATTACAGCATTATTAGCTACACATCCTTTATATTGAGATTGTATTGGTAGAGACTTGTGAAGTAAAGGATTACCAATTCTAGTTAGTTTAGGGTCAGCTACAGTAGTATCCCACTCTACACCATAAGAGTAAATATCCTCTAATCCTGTGTAATCAATAGTTCCTCCACCTTGATTGTCTTGCCATGCAGCTGTACCATCTCCAGTATTCACTAATATTTGTCCAGCTGTACCTCCTGCGGGGATATGTTTATTACCAGCTGTAGTAGGGTGTACATAGTTATTAGCATTAGCTGCTATTCCACCTAATTTAGTCTTCTCAGCTGTCGTATAATCTTCTGTAGATAACTGCTTACCGTCTATCTTATCAACTTTTAGAGCAATAGCAGCTGTGCTTCTTGCCTCAGAGTCCTCAATAGCTTTATCTGTCTGTGCCTTGTTGTAGTAGCCTGTAAGGTCTACTTCTACATGTTTATTGCCTAAGAACTCCCATCCTGTCTTCTCAGTAGTAACCATCCATATATACTCATCATATACATCGTTGGCTCTAGAGCTTTCATTAGGAACCATATAAATGGTATTGGGATTGCCCTTAGCTGGTAGTTCTGTAACAACAAGAACCTTACCTCCTGCATCAGCTATTGCATCAGTTACCCATTGTTCTGTAGCTAAGCCTTCAATTACCTTATTAACAGTAGTTGATTTATTAGCCCCATTCTGAACGATAGGAATTAACTCATCACCAGCTAGTGTTGTAGCAGGGGTCATTTGAGAGATTTTAATGTCAGTTGCTGCCATTATTCAAATAAAATTAAATCACCATTTTCTGTAACCATAAATTTACCATCTTCTAATATAATGTTTGCCAAATCTCTAAAGATTAGACCTCCATCTTCTGTAAGTATATTAACGCCAATTTCAGCAAGAATATTTCTAGTAACATCAGTGAGATATATATCTCCATTCTCTAGTTTCCATTTATCCACTATATAGGATTCATGTCCTTGTCGTTTAACTATTAATGGATAACTACTATTCTCAAATCCTTTTAATATTACTTGTCCATTGGCATCAGTTATATACTCTTTACCCTTAAAGATAACTATAGCACCTACTAAGGGTAATCCAGTACCTCTGTCTATAATTCTAACTACAACTGAGATGACCTTTAAATTAGCCCTCCCAATATGGTTACCAATGCCAATATAAATTCCCATGTTAGTTACCTACTTGTAGTGTACTTTCAGGTACAGCTTTAATCCCTATAACTAATTCAGGATTCCATCCTGGATAGAATACAGTAGATATATACTGACCTTCTGAATCTTTTAATAATACCTCTACAGTTACATTATCATCAGTAATGTTCTTAACAAGAACAGCATTACTTCCATAAGGTAACTCAAAGTCACCTGCAGGTAGTAGATATAGTCTACTTACTTGCAGGGAGGTTGGTCTTTCATTCTGATTGAGATTAATCATTCTTATGCGTTTTTAACTTCGTTATTCATTTGATTACCATCGAATAGTTGAGCATATTCAATGTCAGTTCTCTTAGTATCATTATCAGCATCACTCTGTGACTTGTCTCTTTGAGTCCTAGCATTATACCAGTTAATATCAGCTTCGTTCTGAACCTTCTGTCTTTCAATTTCCAACTTAGCCTCATTAAGACTCTCAATCTTACCTTGAGCTTGTTGAAGTTGTTGTTGAAGTTGTTGATTCTGTTGCTGTAATTGTTCAAGTTGTTGCTGCATCTGTCCCATCTCATTTGCTTCCTTCTTCTTCTTAGCAAATGCCTTAGTAACCTTAGCTTTAAGTTCAGTAAGGCTTCTAGCAGTTAAAGCATCAACAATCATATCAGGGTCAAGCTGACCACTCTTTATTAGCTCAATAATGATTTGTTGGACATTCTGCATCTCCTTCATAATCTGAGTACTGGGTACAATATGTACATCGTAGTCAGTATGAGTGAAATGTTCTGGTAACGCTGTAAATACTCTTTGTAGTTTATCTCCAAGTATTAGAGTTCCAGTAAGTCCCTTCTTCCATACTATCTTAGCTATATCAAGACAATCTCTAAGTATATCTATTGATAATGTATCCATAGTTTGATAGAATGGTTTAGTAATAGTATAGGAGTTCCTAGCTCCAGCTTCTACATTACTAACTGCATCTTTCTGTTGAATACCATTTAACCTCTCTCTAAATACACCAGTAATAGATGATGTTTGGTCTTCTACTCTTTGCAGAGCCAAGTCAAATGCCTGTATAGTTTGAACCTTAATAGTATCAGTAAATCCAGCAAATGAGGTATTGTTATTAAATGCCCTACCTTCCTGGCTTGTATCTACCAAAGCAACTCCAGTCTTTTTAAAGGCTATCCACTTTTGTATCCTCTCAGTAAGGTCATCACCTAATATAGTAGGAAGCATTGATAGGTCTAACCAGTCCCCATCTGTACCACTATTAGCAAGGATATTATCCCTAAAGTATGTAATCAAGTCATACTTATCTTGTAAGTGAGCACATTGTAATACTAAAGATTGCGGAACATTATCTCTATTAACAAGGTATACGCCATTAACAGATAGTCCACACTTAGTCGGAGCATCCTTAGTTCTAATAACATTCTCTGATTTACCAGTAAGAACATATATAGATTGTCCAATTCTTACTCCCTCATACCTATTCTGAATATACTCGTCACCCTCTTTATCAATATCAATCCACTCTGTTTCGTAAACTGGTAGTAACTTAAAGTTAAATGATTCATATGTATCAGCTGGGAATCCAGGAGTAATACCTTTGCCAGCATCTAATCCAGCTCCTTCACCTTCCATAATAGGTCTGCATCCAACTTGATTCTCCATAGCTCTGATATACATATAGGAACTATCTGAGTAATGTTCATACATATCCTCTAGTTCAGCCCTACTCTCATCACTCATATTCTTACCATACTCTGTAAGTATTTGCTGTTTAGTCATCCACTTTCTAATTACAACTCTGTAACTATCCTTTACATAAGGAGATTCTGGATTTCTATCAACAAATGTGTTTAATGGATTGAGGACGTCAATACTAATATTAGTACCACTTGATGATGGTTTAACCTTATAAAAAGAACAACCAGTAACAAGTAAGTCTAATAGTAATGCTTTTAATTTATTAGCTAAGTCAGTATTCCTAGATTGAATTACATATTCAATAACATTCTGTGCAGCTACTTCATAATCACTAATGAAGTTATTATTAATATCCTCTATTAGCTTCTCAATATCTGCTTCCACAGATGCATCACTAACATTACCTCCTCCTATAAAGGCTAATATTTGATTATTCAAATGCTTCTGTAAGAATGTATATACTTGCTGACTTATTTCTAATTCCTTTTGCCTAGTAATCTTGGAGATTGTTTCCTTATCTTTACAAGATACCTTTGGAAGAATTGGAATGTCTAAATACTCTCCAATTAAAGCATCAACGTGTTTCTTTATAAGAGGAGTGAACTCAATAGAAGTAGGATTACCTATTCCAAAGTTTTCTTCAAGATACCTAAATTGCTCGGCATCTCTCTTACCGTTATAATAGTTGTATGCCTTCTGTAATTTCCATTTGTTGAAGACTAACTCATTTACAGCTTTGTCAATCTTCTCTATCAAATAATCATCACTTCTTTTGTTTGCACTCATCTTCGTAATCATATAATTGTATAGCAGTGAAGTATTTAGTTCTAACTAAACTTCGCTCCTTTAATTCCTTCTCAATAAACTTTATAAACTCCTCAGCCGTACCATCACACGCAATGGACAATGGCTTCTCATCTTTGTTAAGTCCTAGGTCCATTCTATATCCCACGTGCTCAGGTTCCTCTCCAGGGAATTTGTAAGTGGTTTCGTAAACCTTTAGGACTCCTTGATACTCTACACAATACAAAGATTTAATTAAATCTCGTATCGCTTGTTCGATGTCCTGTGTCGTCATAATATTGTGTAGGGAATAGATTAAACTTAGGTACTATAGATTGTTTATCTGGAATAACTCCTTTATGTTTAATTCCATATTCATCAGTCCAGTAACCAAATAGTCTCAGCTTCCTCCCTCCGTTATCAGCCTCCTGTGGTGGAATGCCACTTAATTCTTCATCTCCTAATTCAGCCATACCCATTGCAGCTACAATATCGAACTTCCTTTTATTCTCGTAGGAGTAAGTAATAAGTTCATTAATCATTGGCTCAAACCATATATTATGGCAGTAGTCATTAATATAGCAATCAATAAGGTCCAACTGATGTTGAATAACAGCTTCAGTTGCAGGAGCACCAAACTGTCTACTCCTACCAGCTTGTATATCAGACTGTGTAGCTCTGGGTCTTCTCATTAAGAATCTCTCTTCTTTCTTCTTAGTTCTAAACCAAGTAAGAATACTAATACGAGTAGATTCAAGACAAGCCTTACAGTTATAGTACTCAAGAATCTTTAGAGTTGTTCTATAAGCCTCTTCGAGGTTATTAGGTCTGTCTTTATAAACACAAACATACATTGGTTCTTGTAAACCAAAGCACCTCTTCTTAACTACAACACAGAAGTCAGATGGGTCTCTTGTGTTATCTGATGTATCATTCATACCCATATCAATACCGTCAATGCCAGCTACATATAGATTTCTAAAGTCTGAACCATTCTCACTCTTAATAGGATGTTCAATAATACAAACCTTACCTTTATCACTTGGTATGAACCTTACTCCATTCTTGGCTTCTTCAGAGTGTACATTATTCTGGAATGTATATTCTAACTGTCCCCATTTAGGCTTTAACTCTTGTGGGGTAATCTTATGTAACTTAATAGCAGCTAATTGCTCTGTTAATAGTACAGTATTGAACTGGTTATCACCTTCCAAAGCTAGTGCTTCATCTGGAGTAAAACAATACTCAGCTGAATATAGCATTAATCCTTTAGGGTCAGCAATCTTAGTAGCCCTCTTAGCCATGTAAAATTCCTTACCCTTCTCTGGGTTAGTCCAACCTCTCTTATCAACATATCCTGGAGCAGTAACAATAGTATATGCAGGAATGAAATATGCTGTTTCAACGTATGTACCTTCCTTAGTATAGTTATGTTTATAAGGAAGAACATCATATCCTTTAGGGTCATGGAATGCAGCGGCTACACCTTCTAATGCAGGACCACTATCACCGCCTGTACCCCAAGCTAGCTTAATACCGAATCTCTGTCCCTGAATATCAATAAGAGCATCACCCTGAATGAAAGCCTTCTTCCAATTGGGCCATGAACCGCTTTCCTCGTACATTAGAATATCAGTACGGTCACCACGAATCTTATTAGGCTTATCAGCTGTGATTCCTTCAATCTCAGACATCCATCCAGATTCTACACCATCTACATTTTTACTAGAAGCTCTCTTCCATTTAGCTGTGTTGTGAACCTGCCTTAGTTTCCTCATACCATCTTCGGTATTATCATCTAGGTATGATAACTGCATCCAGCACTTACTAAGAGTATCATCAACATAACCTTCCTGCTGTGCAGCTACTACTCCTCTAAAGTGTGGTCTAGTAATATAACCATTAATAAGAATAGCAGCAGCTATTTCAGAGAATCCAACACCACGGGCTTTCAATCCAATGGCATTCTTTCTTAACACTTTACATAATTCAATGTAATGGAAGTACTCATACTGTTTAACAAAGAAGTTAGGGAAGTCTACTGAACGACCACCACCAGCCTTAGTTGCAGATGATAGATTAGGTAACTGGTAGTAATTAATAAAGAAGTAATTATCACCAGTAATAGTATAACCATTCACAGTCATACCATTTCTACACCTATCATATTCTTGGTCCCAGAACTCTCCATAAGCCTTACCAAACATTGGTTCATTACAGTATTTACCAGTAGCAGCTTTGGTTCTTCTAGCTTCCATAAACCATTCTGGGTCAAAGTCTAATCCTCTTGTTCCATCAATAGGTCTATAACCAGTAAGTTCATAGGATAGATTAGAGTCAAAATAGTCTATAGGGTCTCCAATTCGTACATCCCATTTAAACTCTGAGAGCTTCTCTTCTAATACACCAGCAGGTTCCCCTACCTCTGTAACCTTTTCAACTAAGGCTTGGACAGTAGGGGACTCTGGTAATTTATTCTTAGGTTTCCTTCCACGTGCCATGTTACTTTAGTTTAGGTACATATCCTTCAACTGCACCAGCACGAAGACCTGTAGCAGCCTTCTGTTTCTTCTTAATACGAGCTTCTAAGGCATCTAATTCATCTAGTACTTTAGATATAGATGACATTTCCCCAATAACATCTTTAGCTTTAAATATAGGCTTACCAGTAATTGGGTCACGTTCTTGTAAATCAGAACCTTCATTGAAATAATCAATTAGTTCATCTACTTTATTCTGAGCTGCCCTTACTAATTTAATGTCTCTTGCTGATTCTTGTATCTCTCTATACTTCCTACATGCCGCCCTAAATAGAGGGTCATTAAATTCCTCCTCTGTAATGCCACTATCCTGCTTAGCTGCCTCATTACGTTCAGCTTCAGTAAATTGTGAATAGTGTGATTGCCAATCAATCATTAGGTACATATAGGTGAACTCTTTAAAAGCTCTTAGCTTCTTAGTGCCCTTTGGGTCTTCTTTGGTGATATTTCTATCATTAGTCCATAACTCAGAGAACTCCTTAATAAGAAGAATCTCTGGTTCGTTTAACCTTAATTCGTGATTTACATTATCATATAGAAATATTGTCATAACAATTACTGTTTAATTATACGTCTTTGGATTGAACCTCCGAAGAAGTTTTTACCGATGCCCTTATTCTTTACTACATGAGCACCTTCTCCACCTCTACCATTCTCTTGGTCTTTGAGGTCAACCTTTACCTTCTCGTTGTGTGGCAGCTTTTTATAGTCAGCAGGAGTCATCTTCTTATAAGGAAGTTTCTTATTACTAACGTTATATACTCCCTTACTTGTGTGAACGGTATCTGCTTTATTAACTACAGCACCTTTTTGGTCTTTCTTAACTCTCTTCTTAGCCTTACCTCCACACTTATCTTTAAATATATCTACTACTTTAGCACCCTCAGCTTTCTTCTTGCATTTAACACAGCCTCCAGCCATGAACTTCTCTACTTCATATCCTTCTGGGCACTCCCCTCTAAGGGTTTGAACATAACTTAACTTGGCTCCTAATTTAGCCATTGAAATTTGATTACCTTCCATTGCTTTGTATTGTTTATAAAACTCTTTTAAATCATTCTCTGATAGCTGTGCTACTTTGTCCTCAAAGTCCGCTGAATCCTTAGGGTTTAGGACTTTAATAAGATAGGCAGTGAATGCTTTCTGTTCGTCATTCATCTGCCCACCCTGTTGAAACATACTTATCATACTTTAACTAAATCCTTAGGAGGTTGGTTTCCAAATTTAACATAGTAATAATTGCCGAAGTTTGGATTCTTGAGTCTCTTCTGAATAGTATTATATTTAACTCCAGTTGCTTCAGATGCTTCCTTTAGAGAGTTATATATAACCCCATCAATGCTTATAATAGCATGATTTGATGGAGACTTTCTATGCTTAGCAGCTTCAGACAATTTAGTCTTATGTTCTTCAGTTAGAACCCTACCTGACTGTCCTTCCCTAATGTGCTTAGCGTGTTCCTCAGATTTCTTAACTCCAGTGGTTGACTCACTTATCTTCTTCTTAGTCTCATCAGTATGATGATAGCCCAGGTTACTTCCTGCAACAAGTAGGATATTATACTCTGGTTTAAGGTTATCAATCCAGAATTGTTCTCTCTTTAATAACTTATCCTTTATGTTATCATCTATATCCACAGTTTCTAAGATTTCGAAGTCAAATGCTTCTCTACCATATTTATTATAAGCATTTTGTAGGTGAGCATTGATATGCTTGTTATTAGCTAACCTACTAAAGTGCTCCTTTCTTCTTTGGTCAAGGTGTATTGTACTACCAACATAACACTTGCCATTAACATTATTACTTATTAAATATACACCAGCCTCCATAATTTACACTAATTATTTCTCTACTTTCAAAAGGTCCTTAGTATTGTAGATAGCTTCCTGCAAAACTCCTTCTGTAGAGAACCATCTACATCTAATACCTTTAAAATAATCTTCTGTTACATTAGGAACACCATGAGTTCTTATATTCATAGTTTCCTTTTTAACCACAATCATTACAGGTTTGTTAGGTATATCTTGTTTAAGAGTTACCACCTCACCTGGCATAAAATAAACCTTCTCTTCCATTATTCAATATTCTTAAAACGTTCTGTTAATCCTTCATTAATTACAGCCTGAATTTGCTGTTCAGCTACAACCTCAAACCCTTGTCTGAAGAATGGAACTGGAACTCCACAAGCACGTCTGTAATAAATATCATCTCCTTCCTTAATGAATTTACATAGTGGACTCACTGCAATTACATTAGCTACAACTGATAGATTCTCCTCTTGGTCTTCCTCACCAGAGTCTGGATTCTTAAATTTACCAGTATATTCTGGGATAATTAAGCCACTATTAGTAACCTCAATCTTTTGATAAGGGTTCTTTGCGTATGGTTTAACCAGTACATAATAGTTGATTGGCATAATCTCCATAGTCTCCATCTTCTCAGTTACTTCTTTAGCCTTCTGTAATTCATCCTTAAGATTCTCATTAAGAGCTTTAGTATAGGCATCTACTGCCTTATTATGCGCTTCTACAGCAGCATCTTTCTTCATATCATCAAAACTCTCAGCTCCAGCGAATCCTACAGCTTTACCACCAAACATTAAATCCATTTGTCCATTACCTCTCATAATACATTTAAATTTTAATTTATTACCATTTTCCTATCGGACAGAACGCATTAGGTAGGGTTGTTTTAGCCCTTAACCTACATCCACATCCATTAATATAACCATCTTTCTTCTCTGTACTTACATCTTCATTATTAGGGTTTACCCACAGTTTACTATTACATATCTCCCCTAATACTACACTCTTTTTATAGAGCTTACATCCTTTACACAAACGGATGCGGGCTTCAGATATATTCTTATTAAGCCCAAGCATCTCGTTAGTGTGACCATTTAAAATAGCACCAAGACCCATAATTATTCTATTTAGTTCATAAAGTTGCTAATATCTCAAACCTAGTTGTTTGAAAGATACTCATATAGGTATTATTAGAATTCTATAGGTCTTCTGCTATTCTTTCTGGCTTCTAATATAGCTTCCTTCTTATAGAACCTACACATTCTTTCCACATCATCCCTTAGATAATCAAGCTCATGTTCAGTAACATTGCCTTGATGGTCATAATGTATAAGTATTAATTTCTTAATGACGAACTTGGGATTCAATTTTTGAAGCATCCAAGCATAGGTTGATAACTGTAATGCGTAGTGCATCTTGTTACAATCCATGATATTGTTCATAGGATACTTCATCATTTGACACTTCTTAGTTCTCTTATCGAAGAAGGATTTATCATCCAACTTCTTATTAGTTTTATAGTCTATGATATAGATGTCATTACCATCTTTAATAAGTAAGTCAATCTGACCAGCTAGTCTAAACTTACCATCTTCTGACTTTCTATATATCATATACTCAGGGAATACTCCTTTCTCAATGTCAAGTAAATCTTTATTACGCTCCATTAAAGAGTCGTTAGTATTTACTTCAAACTTACCTCCAAGTCCAAACTTTCTTAACTCACATTGCTTCTTAGAAGTGTAATTACCTTCTAATTCTGCATGTATTTTAGAACCTCTTTCACAAGATTCAGCATTAGTCTTTTGCCATTCATCTAAGATGTCTTGTTGAGCTTTATTATAATCATTACGGGAGAACCCATACATATTACAAAAATATTCAACATCTATCTTATGTGTATTTAACAACTGAGATTTCTCAGCCTTAAACTCTTCTCCTGATAATAACTTCTCTAATGCTTTATACCCTGACCAAAATTCTTTATCAAAATCCTGACAGAATTTACCAATTAATGTTGTTACTGATACATATACTCCATTCTCATCCCAGTACATATGCTTCTCATCGTTGTAGCAAACGTTCTGGTTCTGCTTGTCCACTTTCATATAGCCTTTTAAATTTATCCTTTACTGAATTATAATCTAACCATGTTGTAAGAGGTTGAAGAGATGGGGCTATTATAGATTGATAATATCCCAGGTAATACTCCTTCTTAATAGGATACATAACTACAAGCATTCCTACAGGTCCATCTACACCAGATAATGTATAGAAGGCAGCAGACTTGGCATTACTACGTTGTAGCAACTCTACTAAGTTAGGCAGTCTTGTGCTATATTGTTGAATACTATCTATTCTTAAGGACTTATTATCATTTATCTTTTCAATCTCATCTCCATAGTTTATATATTCTAATTCCCTCCATATCCTTAAATAGCTCTTGGTATCAAGACCTCTCTTCTTCTCAGTTAGTGCTGTGAGGTATCTATAAGATAATCCATGAGTACTAACCAAGGTATTGTGGTAATTCAATAAGATAACATTAGACGCATCCTTGTCCTGTACCAATATTCTTTCAATGTATTCATTAATAGAAGGGGAGATTATCTTTGTATATTCCTCAGCGAGGTACTTTTCCTGCTGGACTTGTTCAGTATAATCTTGTAAGATAAGTTTCGTATGACCTCTAAAACTGGTTTCCACTACTATTACTGATAAAACTATAATAATGATAGTCTTAACGTTTGGACCCAAGTTATTAATCCAGCCATAAATTGCTTCTAGTCTACTTAACGACATTAATCTATTTCCTTTAAATGTTGAATGTTAGTCCGTCTAAAAATAAACTCTAATTCATTTTCATCAATCCATTATTTATAATTTACTACCTTTCATTTGATAATGTGCAAATTTAGCTTTAATTTTGTAAATAAAAAAATGAAACATAAACTTATTTAATTATGGAACTAAATCAGAGAGAATTGAAGGCAATGTATGTCTCTTTAAAAGAGATGTGCAGTAATGTAGATTGTGATAGTATTCCTATGTTTAGACAGGGAAGTAAGTTAATACCTAGATGTAAGAATGGAAGTGGTATCCATATTAAGAAGGAGAATAGAGGTAAGTTCACAGCATCAGCTAAGAAGGCAGGTCAGAGTGTACAAGAGCACGCTCGTTCTGTACTTAATAATCCTAATGCTACTCCATTACAGAAGAAGAGGGCTAATTTCGCTAGAAATGCAGCTAAGTGGCATCATTAATGATTAATTATGACAGAGAATGCTGAAACAGCTAAAATTAACAAGAGTTTATTAAAAGAGAGGAAGAAGGAATGTTGTATATGTGGGGAGACTACTTACTGCTGTTTAGAGTTACATCATATAAGGAATAAACTCTATACAATATCAAGAGCAGTTAAGAACCTTCCCACACCTCTTTTTATTAAAGAGATGAATAAGTGTATAGTAGTTTGTTCTAATTGTCATAAGAAACTACATAATAATATAATTAGATATGAGGATAATAAATAATGTAATGAAACTCCAATCTGGAGGAGAACCAAAGAGGGTAAGATATATATCTGCCCCTAGCCGTAATATCAATAGAGGAATTGGAGACCCAGATAGAGTTACTAGTGTGGGTGATGAAATAACTAAGGCGAGAGAGTGGGAAGCTAATTGGTATAAGGGAAGGAAAGCTACTGGTAAATTTGAAGACCAGTTGGACGATACTACTTATAACTTTATGATTGATAGGATAACTAATTCACCTATAACAGTTAGAGATGGGGCTAATTATAAAGCTGACGGTGCTAATGGTACAACTACTGTTAAAGATGGAGAAGCTATCATCACAGCCAATGCAGACCCAACTTATGAGAGGCAAGCCGCATCATTTGGAAATACATTAGAGTCTGTATTAACTCATGAACTAGACCATGCTGCCACTATTAAGGATATGAATGTGTGGGGTCAAACTCAAGAAGAGTTCAATAAAAATTCCATAAAGTCAGCTACACCTAGTCTTATTAAGGTGAATGATATTATTGGAGGTGGTATATTTAAAGGAGGCAGTAATGATTACATAAATAATGCTGCTGAAGTTAAAGCCAGGCTTAATAGTATGAGAAGGGATGCTAAGATGGACCCAGCTAGAACTGACTATAAATACAGGGATTATAAATACTGGCTTGATAAATATGGGCTAAATTATGGTAAGGAGAAATCTGAGCTACTAATGAATACAGTTGCCCAGGTACAACCAACAAGTAGTGGTACATTATTTGCTCAGGAAGGCACTGTACTAAGGCAAGATAATACTAGAGTAGCTAAACCAGTTATTCCAGAACTTATAAAAGCTAAACCAAGACAAGACCAACTTATTGATTTAGGAGGAGAACCATCTACTGATACTAGAACTGCTGCTGAGAGAAATAGAGACTATTGGCATCCCATTAAAGGTGCTAAGGAGAGGTTTAAATCTTCTATGAGGAATGGAACTAATCCATTAGTAGGCTTAGAAAGAACAGTAATGCCAGCCATAGCTAGTGCAGCATTAGTAACCACTCCAGCAACTGTAGTTGGAGGACTATTAGGAAGTGAAGCTGTTAATAATGCTACTGGTGGATTTGGACAATGGCTAGAAGGTAAGGTAGGTATTCCAGCAGAGGTTGGAGAGTATTTAAATCCAGGTGCAGTATATGGTGGAGGTAAAGGCTTAAATATTACTAAGAATAAATTAGTTACAAAGTTTATAAAAGGTGATGCTGATTTAGGTTGGAATGCTTTAAATAGGAATCACTGGATATTTAATAGAGAAGCTCGTACACCTACTAATATTGCAATGGCAACTGCTAATAGGGTAATGCCTCTACTATCTAATGTAGAGAAGACTCCAGCTAGAATTGCAGCTTATAAAGTAGGAAGGAGAACTAAAGGTAACGCTTCTGTATCTCTAAAGGATATTAAGAGTAATGAATCTACCTATACAGGTTCAGCAACACCAGAAAGTAATAATGGTGATAGGGACTTATTAGGAATGTATCTATTTAAGAATGACCCATTAATAAGTAGGAGTCCTTGGTTCCAGAAAGTATCTCAGTCATTTAAGCCAGCTAAAGGTCAAGGATTTAGTTATGGTAATAGATATAATGAACTATATCCAGGTATTGAGAATAGAAGATACCAAATGCAATCTGTAGTTAAAGATTCAAGACCTTTAAGGTTCAGAAACATTGAAGAGTTTAATGAATACTCTAATGGTATTGGTAAACTACAAGGTAAGGAAGGTGATATGGTTATTGAAATGCCAGATGGATTCCAAACCTTTAGACAGCCTGGAACTAATTACGCTGGACCTATAGATGACGTAGGAGGTCATGTTATTAAGATAGACTACAATAAGAAAGGTAAGCTAACTCAAATATCCCAGGATATGTGGAAGTTCAATCCAGCTGACTATGCTAAGAGGTGGTCAGGTAAGAATGTAGCAGAAGGAGTGAGAGCTACTAAACAAGCTGCATTAATGGATAAGGTTGGAACTCCTTTTATATTACAGCAAGAGAATCCTATTTATATAGGTAGCAGGAGAGTTTGGGATAGTATAAAGAGTATTCCTAAGAATCCATATATAAGAAGGCAACCTCTAATGCAAGGTGTATTATTAACTATGAAGAGAGGTGGTAGCTTAGTATCAGATGGTAGAAGATTCAAGTTTAAGGATTCTACATTAGTAAAGAACTCTAAGACTCTTAATAATAAAAGAGATATGAGGAAGAAGTTTATGAAGTCTGATAGACCTACATATACTAACAACAGAGTTAGAAAGGGGCAAGATGGATTACGATTTACTAGGTATGATGCAGTAGAGAGACCTACATTTAATATGGATAATACCTTTGAGGAATATAGATTCCCAGTTGATAGCCCAGCTCCTGCATATACTATTAGTAATAAGGTAGAAACTCCAGATGTACAACCTATTATTAAAGAAGAAACACCTATGAAGAGAGAACTATTTAATATCAAACCATCTAAGGGTTTAGACGAGTTTAATAAGTGGTATGATGAAGTAGAACAGGAAGACCCAGAAGCTAAGCATTATAGACAATTCCTTACTAAGATGGCTGAGCAGGAATCTGGATTTAATAGTGCAATTCAAAACAGAGCTGGTGCTCCTGCTTATGGATACTTCCAATTCATGCAAGATGGTAAGAAGTATAATAATATTACTGCCTTTGCAGGTACAGATGTAGAGACATTTAGGAATAACCCTAAACTACAAATCAAAGCTGCTATTAAGTTAGCTAAGCAATTTGAGAGAGGATTTAATAAACAAGATTTAGAGCTAGCTGCACAGAAAGGATATACTAAATTTGGATTATTAGGTGGAGCATGGTTAGCAGGTAATGGTGGTGTTAGGAAGTACTTACAAGGATTAGCTAACCCATCTGATAAACATTGGAGTAAATCTGGAAGTGGAACGGATGTAGCTAGTAGGATACAGATGTTTAATTTCTAAGAGTATGAAATTTATAACCTTTATAAAGGGGATAGTTACTTCACATTCTGGCATTAGTAGTAAGAGAGTGTGTGGAGTATTAGGATGGATAGTTGCTATAATAGTATTACTATACTGTACTATCCACGTTATTCAAGCCCCATTAATGATAGATACATTCCTAATCTGTTGTATGGCATTACTTGGTATTGATTCTATAACAGGAATCTGGAAGAAGTTTGATGGTAAATCTAAGGATAAGAATGAATTATAATCAAGCTACACTTCATGCTGCTACTGGTAAGATATTAATGCTTCCAGGATGGCATGGATATTTCTTTTGGAATTATGGTACTAAAGAATTAAACTTTAGAGATGGTGATTACCATTTAGATAGTAAACAGTTAGAAGATAAGAATGTAAGAGATAGAAATGATTGGTATTACATTACATAACAAATAAGGGGAGCCTAGCACTTAGCTAAGTTCCCTTTATTATTTATAGTATAATATTTGACCCCAATAAACCCCTCCAATAGAAATGCAGCATAGAGCCTGCTTCATAAAATCCTCATTATCTTTAGTTGACAATGGAGCAACTATATAATCTACGTGATTACCTCTCAGCTTACTCGCAATCCTATCATCTAAATCAGATTCTTCAATTAGTAACAGTGTTTCTTGTCTAGAACCTTTAAATGTTTTCATACCCACTTTCCTATATAACCCTTAGCTTCATACTTCATTGCATCTAGCTCTATGTATTTCTTAAAATTACTAGCAGTAACTTTTATATCAGTTACTATATTCTGGAAAGGAACTCCTAACTTTACTAGTTCATTCGTATGAATAATTTCACATATTACTAATATATGTGGAATGCCAAATTCTCTGATATACATTATTCTACTTCCTTAAAATTTATTTTAAAACTCTTAGATGTATATCCAAGTGTACTATTATCTACATGGGAAGGAAAGTCCAAATCCTTAGTCTTTACATAGAGTTGACAATGACAAGTACCTTCTTCCATTTCCCTAAACTCTTTACACATACATACCGTATCATCTGTCCTTACTAAGGAACAAGGGCAGTACCTTTTACCATATTTCTCCTTATTCCTTTGTAAGCCAGCTAATACAGTCTCTTTGATTTCTTTATCATCAGTTATTCTCACCATATACTTCAATTTCTAATGACCTTTCTCTTTTCATTAACATTGCCATCTCCTCATAAGCCTTTACTAAGTTCATGTGTAGTAGTTCTTCTGCAATAATAGGGTCTGTTGGAACAGTATGAGCTAACTGTACAGTGAAATCTCCCTCTTTAAGAACTATATAACACGTTCTGTCATTATAATATATCATGCACTTGGTATGTTAGACCATTTCTTGTTAGGTGCAATGTCTTGGATACAGCCTGGAATATGTTTAGTTTCATACTCCGTAATAGTCTTAGTTACCAGAATGCTATTAGCTTGCTGTATCTTCTCTTTTAACTCTTTGATATATTTATCTCTAATAGTAACCATTCCACACAGGGAGGCTATTGCCTTCTGTATAATATTTGCATCTCCTTCAGACAGATGAGATAGTACTTCATCAACTGCCTCTACATCATATAGTTCAATTTCATTAATAGTCATTAGTCCTTCAATTTATTCTCCAGCTCAGAGATTTTAGCCTTTAGTTCGGCATTCTCTTTAGCTAGTTCTATGTTATCATTCTTAACCTGTTCAGCCTTCTTCATAAACTCTTCTAAACCTTGCTCAAACAGAGTTAAGTTCATTTTAATTTGTCTGATTTCTGGAATCATTGTCTACCTTATTAACCTTGTCCTCTAGTTCATTAATAATCCTATGCAAACAAGGGAGCTTAGTTGTAATAATGCTATTCATATAATCTTTAATATCATCTAGAGTCATTGCATCAAATTCATCCTTAGTAAGGTTACGTGATTCAATAGTCTCAATAAATACATCAATAGCATCTTTAATAGCTTGCTTATCCCTTAGCAGTTGTTCATGTGAAAGATGCACATTAGTAATCTTAGAGAATAGTGCTGGATATTTGGTAAATATCTCTTCGAGTTCCTCATCACTAATGAGCTGTAGTAACTCTACTGCCTTATTATAGAGTACTTGTGCCTCTATAACCTCATACTTATCGAGTATTGATTTTAATTGCATAGATTCTTATAGATATTAGATAGTATTAGACAATGCTCTACATTAGAACCATTCTCCATTCCTGCAATAATCTTATCTAATACTGTTAGCTTAGCCACTGTTACTTTACCCCAAAGGATTGAATCTTCTTTGGGTTCTGCACTTCCACATTGACATTTACACTCTTCTGTACTTAGGATTTCTTTTACTTCTTTAGCCATAGTTTAAAATTTTATAATTAATATATTATTTCTTCCTTATTGTTTAATAATACAAAGATAATGGATTCTAAATATACTACCTAATGGTATATACTTAAATATACTTAATATAGGTGAACTCAGATACTAGGTACTCTAAAAATACGCCCCCTCCCCATTGAGGTGACCAGTTATATAATATTTGAGTTTTATTGGTAGATAAATATTAGATTCGCAATTCGCGAATTGCAAATTTTAGTATAAACTGCATGATAGGGATAGTTGAAGTTTAGTAAGCTATAAAAGAGTAAATAGTATGAGAATGGTAGGTATTATGAGAGGGAGGGTAGTGTACTACAAAACGCCCCCTCTGGGTTGCTCAAGAAAAATCGAAAAGATTTAGGAAGACCTGGGGATATACTATTACTAATTTAATTCATCAATATCTCTCTGATTATTAACATTTAAAGCTTTACGGTTGTTGTAACCGTTATACAGTCATGCAAACTACATACGTTTTATTCAATGGTGTTCTTGTAACATTGTCAGAATACAAGGAAATGATTGCAGAGCAACAATAATGCTCTGCCTTCAATAAGGGAGATTGTTCTCCCTTTTATTCTTTCTTTTATATACTAGTACTTAATATATATCTTCAATATGACTTTGAATTAACAACTTAAAACTGTCGGTGGTGTGGTTAACCGTCCTTTTGATATGAATACTACATACGTTCTTTATTGCGGTGCATTGATTACCTTAGCTGAGTACAAAGCAATCATCGCTGAGCAATAGCATTAATGGGAGTGGCGACACTCCCTTTATTCTTTTAATAACACAATACAATATACTATTACTTCAATTATATCTTCATTATATTCTTGAATTAATAACTTTCCCTTTTACGGTGTGGGTAAAACCGTCAGAAGCATATGGATACATTATTCGCATTTGCAATCGATTACAACAAAGCGTTCTGCGCTAAGTTAGGTGTTGAGATTAAGACAGGCTTAGATGCCTTCGAATCCAATGACACAGTTGTTCGTCGTAGTCTCGAAGATGCAATGTTTCACGTCGGTGACATTGTTGAGATTCCTGCAAAGGATAGTGACCAATGGGTTTCGTGTCCCGTAGCTAAAGGTGGCAATGCAGTGGTTCGTCCAGTCTGCAGAGTTACAGCATCAGACGGCACAGTTACAGCACGCGAGCTGTTTTACGGCACTCTCACCAAATCGGTGCAGAATCGTGAGACCAAGCAGACGGTTAGCGTGACTGGCACGGTTGTCGACGAACTTCGTAACTGCATCATGCAGAAGGAAGGTTGGTTGAAACTGTGCGGCAAGAAGCTCAAGGTGACCAATGCAGTCGAAGTGCCAATCATCCGTAGAGGGTGGAATGGGCAGCCCGACAGAGCCACAACCACAACAGTCTACAGCATAGACGTGGTTGCCTAACACAATGGAGAGTGGTGACAGCACTCTCCTTTCTTTTTAAATAATTAAATACAATATATTATGGCAACGTTTAAATTAGAAGTTTATGCTTATCCAATTAATAACAATGATTGGAAGAAGCGCAAGTCCCTTTATTTTGATGCAGAGAAGTTTGAAATGGAGAAACATGAGGATGATGGCTATTTTACTGTCAAAGTCACAGCTCCCAAACTTCCATATGAACATTACCAACGTGAGAATGGTGCTTATGGTTGCAGGAAAGCTGAGCAATCAATTACTGACTATGCTCACATAGAAGGTAATACATACACATTCCCTATAGTACAATGTGTTGAATTTAAGGGAGTTTGGGGATAAGAGATAGGAGAGGGCTTCGGTTCTCTCCTTTATTCTTTCAATAATTGTAGATAACTTATACTAGTACTCCTCACATCCTCGATATGTATTTGAATAAAATAATATACTAATTACTATATGTATTGGTGTATTGATACGTTAAACTCAAATTAAATTATTAAAGATTATGGCAAACGAAAGCCTTTTCGCTTTTGCGCAAAGTTACGCAGAAGCTAGAGCTAAAGCTCTTGGTGGTAACATTGTTAAGGGTGCAGCAGCATTCGAAGTTGAAGACGCTCCAGTAAGACGTGACTTGTCGGAAACCCAGTTCAATATTGGGGATAAGATTGTCATTCCTGCTGATGCTAATTCAGAACAATGGATTTGTACTCCGCTGACTAGAGGACAGAATCCTGTTACTCGTGCATTGTGTGAAGTAACTGCGGCTGACGGTACGAAGAGTGTTAAGGAGTTGTTCCTCGGTACACTGATGAAGTCCGTACAGAATCGTGAGACTAAACAGAATGTCAGCGTTACTGGTTCGATTACTCAGTTCACTGCGAATTGTGTAACTAAGAAGGAAGTATGGCAGAAGTTGTTCGGTAAGACTCTGGAAGTCGTCGGCAGTCAAATGGTGCCCATTATCCGAAGAGGATTCAACGGACAACCTGACAGAGCTACTGAAACATCTGTTCTTAAAATCAATGTCCTCGAATAGACCTCGAAGGACTAAGACCATTAAAGCTTGGGTAATGGATAAGTATCACATTAGAACTTCAGATAATATTTATCAGGTTCTAGATACGAGTTCATTACCCCAAGATAAAAGCTTCTGGGCGCTGATACAACCCCTCGACTTTTGCAACTGGTCAGTCCTAAAATGGATTCCTCTTTGAGGGACATTTGTAACTGTACACACATTTAGGCACAAGCTCTAAATAATTAAATTCCAAATATACCCAAATTAAGGGTTTGGTTCTAAATGTGTGTACATATATACCTTATTTTATTGTAATGCAGCATATAGATGTATTAACACCTATATAGAGTTCAAAGCCTCTACAAATGCAGATGACAATAAAACTTAACTAATCGTATAACCTATAATTGGAGGATTAAATTATGAAATTATTCTATTTGCCTAATACTAAGGCAATAGTTGCTAAGTACAACAACAAGTTCGTCTCACTACCTAATGTAGAAGAGATAGACAAACCTGAGAAGCTCATACCTTGTCAACCTTTTTTAAAGGAGTATAAGGACTCTAAGTGGCATGATATGCCTGATGATACTGATGCCTTCTACGCTCATCTTAACAAATATAATAATCTTAGTACATCTGATAGACGTCCTCGTATTATTAAGATTCACAAGATTGAGTTGGCTATCACGTATACTACTAACGAAGTAGGAGAACCTTGGTTCCAGTTATCTGGCAAAGTTCCTCACTATGTATTAAATGGAATTGCTAATGTTCTTAAAGAAGAGTATTATGATTCTATTAAGTAGTGGTATATTCATCTCTGATGGCATGGCTTCGGTCATAGCCATCATCATAGGAATACTAACTTGTGTGTTCTGGTATAAAAATAGTAATAAAGAATAAATAACAATTTTAAATAGCTAATCGACATGAAAACTTTTGAAGAATTAACTCACATTGCCAATACCTTAATTAAACAGTTATCTCTTAAGATAGAGATAATAACTCCAGAAATGGCTAGGGCATATTTAAATACTTCCGTAGGAAACAGAGTCATTAAACAAGATATCTTAAGGGGCTTAGTTAGCTACTTAAAGAATGACACATTCAAAGTAAACGGAGAAACTATAGTGTTTGATTCAGAAGGTAGCCTTATGGATGGACATCATAGGCTAGAAGCAGTAGCCGCGGCAGGTGTTCCAGCCATCTTTATAGTAGTAAGAGGTGTGGAGCGTTCTACTTGGACAACTATGGATTCTGGTACTGCTAGAAGTCTTGGAGACGTGTTTAGGATTGAAGGTATTCCAAACTATAATAGTGTAAGTTCTGTAGTTGCAGGTACATATGCAATGAGAAACAATAAAATTGGAACTAATACTCTAGGTGCGGGTAACAAATTGAAACGTGATGGTTTAACTAGAGACGACGCTTTAGGTCTTTATTATAAGTATGAGGACACATGGCAACTAGCTGTAAGAACTGGAGTAGGTCTTCGGAACAAACTTCCTGGATACTTCAACGTAAAAGAGGTAGGAGTAATTTCAGCTTATCTAATTATCTTCTTACATCACGATGCAAAGAGAGTAACTGAGTTCTGGGACTTAGTAGCTACTGGAGACGGTATTTATGCCTCACTAAGAAATGTATTCTTAAAGGACATGCAGGAGACACGGTACAAAAGGCTAACATCTAAAGCAAGACAGTCTCTCATTGCTACTGCGTGGAATACTTACCTCAAGAATAAGAGAGCTAAGAGATTCTCATTTGACCTAAAGGTTACAGTGAGCTTCACATAAACCTACGTAATGGGTGCTAGTTTAATAGCTAGCACCATTTATCCATAATTAAGGCAGGTTCTCCGTGAGGAGAATAGGTGAAAACACAAGTACAGCAATCTATAATAAACAGATAGCTATTACTGTTAGTTGAGTAACTGAAGACCTGTGCTCACTTGGTATAAGAAGAAGCGTTTAATAGTGTACATAAAAGCGTGGATACTCAGAGCACCAAGTATGGTTGTAGGTTTTTATAATGTATAATTTTATCTTAGATAGGAGAATATGATTTCTCTATACCCCGTGAAGGGGTCGGCATCATGACTAAGCCTTTACGTGGCGATGCTATAAGTAATCCATAAGGATGAAACTAATTGGTCAAGTATGTTTAATTTAATAACTAATCGACAAATGAAAATTGAAAAGAACAAACTCGTGAATCGTGCTCAAGTATTAAATCAAGACATCCGCTTAGGTATCATTGCATACTCTGTTGCTGAGATGGCTTCTATTGCTTCTCAAAGTCTTGAGAAGAAGAAACTTGGTAAGATTACGGAAGAGGAAGATGCAGCAGTCTTCGAAGACTGCAAGGAGTATATCCGCTCTGCAAAAGAACTCTGTGATGAAGAAGGCTTGGATTGGTCTGTATGTGTACTACTTTCTCGTTCCTCACTTAAACAATATGTCAATGTGGAGAGCAAGATTGACTAAGGCTGTATTCCTGTTATTTGCAGGATATTTAGGCTTTCATTGCTATATGGCATCCTTATGGTTGCCATTAGTATTGTGTGTATTACTTATGATACTTATTATTTCACTTAAAAACAAGGATTTAGCATGAAAAAGATTGATGTGATTTTGAATGGTGCTGAAGAACAGTACACTTCATTAATTAACAAGTTGTCTAACATCTTAGAACCATATGCATTATTTGCAATGGGTAAAGCTCCAGTATACGTAGGACGCATAGTTGAAGAACTCGGTGTTAAACAGTGCAAAGAGTGTGGTGCTTTTATATTCAACATTGACGGTGACGACGTGGCTCATGTAGACCTGGAGAAGATGGAAGCATCGGTCTTCGGTGGTGTAAACTTCCACTTAACTACTGACGACGTTGAATCAGTGAAGGACGTATTGAAAGCACTCAAACGCCACGAGGGTAGCGATAACGACATTGATGAGAATCCTATCAAGGACATCATCGAGAGTATGCCCAAAGAACTCAAATCGCTTCTCGGAGCTGCCGTTGCAGTATCTGTTCTCCGTAAGAGAAGAAACGATAATAACTAAAGAAGGTTTTTTGAAGACAAATATCAAGGGGTTAGGTCACTGCGAAGTGGGCTAACTCCGCCAACTTTTAACGCTTATAATGAAATGGATATACTGAAGCAATTAGAAGAAGGCAAACCATTTAGTGGCAAGAATGGTGCTTTTACTGGAAGAGTTGAACCACAATCAATAAGTGGTGATACTTTATCTGTCATATGTGATAAGGATGGTACAAGATGGCATGAGAATTGGGAGCTACAATATACTATCTGGGGTTTTGAACGTGGTGACTACTATTTCCTATGAGTAAATGTGATATATCTAAATGCCATGCGAGTTGTTGTTATAACGCTCCATTGCCTAAGAATTACATATTTGCACTTAAGAATAGGATTGTTAATCCTGTGATTAAGATACTCGTCCTTGATGATGATAACATGAAAGAGAAGATGTGTTATCCCATTACAGATGAGAATCCCGATAAGAATAAATGTCCATTTCTAACTGAGAATTGTAGATGCAATATCTATGATAGAAGACCACCAATATGTAAGAAGTTTGGTAATGGTACTGAACCATTATTAACTTGTACTTATTTGGTTCCAGAAGAACAGAGAGAATCTGTATTGGCTGGATATAAGTCTGCTGTTAATAGATTAACATCTCCAGCTGCATTAGAAATGGCAAAGAAGTACAAATGATTATGCCAAAGGATTATGCACTAAGGAAACTACATTCCAAAGGGGAGAAGGTTATCTTCTGTGGATGTGACGCTATAAGTGGCTTATTAATTCATTACTTACTTGATGAATTGTTTGGTAGAGGTGAGTATAAGATACTACATCGCTATGACCTACAATTACAACAAGATTGGGAATGGAATATTGATGAGCCAATTCCTGACAAAGATATTATTAAGGAATGGTTCTTTACAGAGCCTGAGAGAATAATTACTACTTGTTGGGATTATGAGAGAACACTCAAAGCTGTAGAGGATGCACAGATTACTAATGTACGAGTCTATGAGTTTTGTAGGTATAAACACATAACTGACTTACCATTCTAATTATGGAAGAAGTGTACATACAAGTTCCTAGAAGAATCTATCTTGAAATGCTTGGAGAGATAGAGGACTTAAAGGAGGAGTTGGAGAAGAAGGATACACTACTAAGTGAACCAGACTCCTATGACAAATTCCTAATTAGGAAGAGTAAGTACATTAATGGTCTCGTTAATTATTCAGTTGGCTATGTAAATAACCAACAGAAGTTAAAAGAAACTAAAGAGACCCTTGATGCTTTGAAGGTCAGTTATAATACTCTAAACGATTTATATAATCAAAAGGTTGAGGAAATGAACACTTTAGCTAACAATGTTAAAGAGGTTTTGAGGTCACTTAGTACTTGCATTAATAGCACTAGTCCTACCAACCGTATGAAGCAAGCTCAAAGCAGCTTGGCAAAATTATATAATTCATTACTCAAAGGTGCAGGAGTATGACTGCACTAACTGGGCTTGTATGGTTTTGACAGGCGATTACAAGTTATGAGGACGTGTAGAGTTCGTACCAACTCTTATAAAATGATACACAATTTTAAGTGGCAACACTGAAGTAAGAATGGCAGCTTAAGCTGTGGCTTATTAATATTAACGTATTAATGTAGTCGGGTTAATGGAGAAGACCTAGAAACAGAAGAGGTGTGGGAAGAAGCATTATAGAGCAGCCCACTTAACTTGAAAGCCAAAGGTTAGTAAAGCTGAGATTCTCCACAAAAATGTGTATAGTAGGGACGCAAGGGTTTTACCTAAAAGTGCTACTCGTTCTTCAACGTAAATGAAGTGGTGGAGAGGATGACTTCGGTCAGCCCTAGTTTGGTAGTTTGTAAATTAGTAATGACCACAGTGATGTGGTTTTGTAATAGGTTTGGACTGTGTAAAATAGTTGGGTTCCTAACTAATAAAACTATCTATATGCCAGAACTCACTGGCTGATGTAATATAAATGAGACACACGTTATCCTTATAATAAGGGTTGTTTGGACGGCGGTTCGACTCCGCCCAAGTCCACAAAGCGGGATGCCGAAGAACTACATTGTACTTCATATTGGTTTAGGCAATAGGTCTTGAAATACAGAATGAGAGAGTGCCACCTGCACTTCTCCCGCTTATTTATGTTTAACTAATCGACAATTTGAAATGGAACAAAAGAAACGCAACTACGGTAAGATGACAGCTGAAGAGCTATCAACTGCTGTAAATCTAGTGAAGTCTGAGAACTCTGGAGTATTCAGTGTTAAGGACATTAGAAGTGCATTTAAACAACTTGGAGTACCTATGTATAGTGAATTTGCTACAACATTGGTGCAACAAGGTATACTCGTACAGGCAGGATTAACATATCAAGATGGATATAGTTGGTCTACTACAGAGCCTATTCATATGAATAAAGTAACTGAACTTATGAACATTACTCGTAAGAAGGTTGCTACACAAGCTCGTAAATATAGTCAAAAGAAGAAAGCTATACAGCAAGGTACATGGGTTGAGCCAATTAAACAACCTAAAGAAACTACTGAGATTGAAGAGGTACTTGAAGAAGTACCAGTTCATGAACGTAAGGAATTAGTACCAGTTGATAAAGCAATCAATAAGGCTATTAAGCTACTAACGGAGAATGGTTATAGAGTTTCTAAACCTATCTTAATCTATGAGGAGGTAACTGTAAAATGAGAATGAACTGTCCAGGAGATAATCCGTTCGCATCCAATATGATGCAGTATTTATATGGTTTGAATGAGAGTTTTGTACCTGAAATAGATGGAGCAACATTAGATATTATAACTAATTTGCTTATCTCTACTAAGAACATTAGATATGGTGCTAAACCTTCAATAGAGGGTCAGTATCGTATTCGTCAAATCGTTAAGGCTTGTGTTGGTATGGGGAAACCTATCCCTGTATTAGTTCCTTGGGGTTCCATTAAAGCTGATTTCAGTGCAAGACTGGATATAGCTGAAGTGATTGCCCTATCCACATTAGCAGACCTAAACCGAAGAATAAAGAAGTACTACAGTCCTGGTTTAGATATTAACATCAGAATCGAGGACTGGAGTGGCGTGGATTTATTCCAATTAGAACCTACATTTAGTCAGGATAATAGTTGGGCTTATTGTGATGATTTAGAATCTCTAATTCACATGATGGGAGAAATGAATCCAAAACGTGAATCTAAGATGGTAAATGCAGGTCAGTTTTATCAGAGAGCAAAAGCTAACACAGCTAGTGTACTTGCTTATCTGATTGAATCCAAGGATTTAATTAAGACTGACCCATCTAAGTGTTTAGCATTACAGAGCTATAAGAACTTAAAGGCTAACGGCTGGAGAGGTATTATTAGTGATGCACAGCGTGAGCACTATTTAAGATGCTATCGAGGATTATACGATGGTTGGGATGATGAAACAATGCTGAAGCGATTAGCATTATACTTTGGTGGCTCATTGGCAAGATTCCAGTTAGAAATGACAGGAGCAAACCATGAATGGGGAAATGACTATATACAGATAGTATTCGTTCCACCTGTAAAAGGTAGTCCAGAAGGATATAACGATAATTATCTGTATTACAGAACAATCCCTATGAACCAATGTAGAACACACCATGCACCTTGGAGGTCTAAAGGCTACTTCCTTATTGAGGACAGTGGTGATATGGTAGCTAAGCTAACTACATTCAACTCCCAGCCAGAAGGATTAGAATCTGGATATTTATCCTTAGAAGAGGGTGATAGACAAATCCTAATCCAAGCAGACTATCTAGTTTAATAGTTTGAAACACGAAACTGACCTGATGATATCGGCGCCCTTGTATATTACAGGACAGCATGACTTAAACGTGTATAAATAAAAGTTGAAACCTAGTCCAATCGAATAACGTTCGTTCGTCCAACAGAAATAGCTGGGAAGGTTGAGGTTAAATTCCTCATTGGATTTTATAAGGAGAGAATCCTTATATCTCTTGTAGTTATTTAAAATGTGTAACAATATTTTGATTAATGGTCAAGCAATACAAGAGTAGGTTGTCAGTTCCATTTCATTATTGACCTTTCACTCAGCTGCAACATCTTTCATTGCCAGCAGCTGAGTGATTGTTTTATGAGAGACGTTAAAAGATAGATTATGTAGGTAAATACGCTATATAATTATCTCAATTAATTTATAAATTAAGAGATAAACAATGGAATTTAGTAAAAAGAAGAAAAGTCTGTACAATAATGCGTACATGACTGAAGCTCCTTCACAAGACAACTCGTTTGTTAAAGAGGGATTGAAGCTATCAGCTGAGACTGTGAGTGGTAATGGTGCTAAGAAGTATAGTACCAGTAATGATGCATTTGTGGATAACTTTGCAATGATTGCAAACTTTAAGGCACCTCGTGAATATGCTGAGGTATCTAAAGATATGTATAAGTTGTGGAGCATCAATCCGAAGAAATGCTTACAGCTTGCAGTATATATCAGACTGATTACTCGTGAGACTCAGATTGTTCTTCCGAATGAAACTATCACCTTAGATGTACAGAGAGGACAAGGCTTGAAGAATGAAGGTATTATGCGTATGCTATGGATAGCAATGCACCACAAACCTACATTCATGGCTAATATGCCTTACTTCATCGCTGCTGGTAGCTGGAAGGATGTATTTGAAATGATGAGCCTTGACTTACAATATCATGGCTGGGAAGGAAGAAAGTTGGATTGGAATTTCATGCGTAAGGTTATCTTAGCTGGATTGGCTAATGGTCATACAAGTGAATTGGTAAAGAAATACCTACCAACTATTCGTTCTGTGAAAGAATGTAAAACTGTTGAATCACAAGCTCGTACAATCATCGGTCGGTATTTGGCTTCTTGCATCTATGGTAAGAAAGCTGACAAGAAGACTGATAAAGAGACTGCGGACAGCCGTGCTGCACAACGTAGATACAGGAAACTCAAACAGAGTGGAACTGCTCATACTTGGCAGCAATTAATAAGCCAGAAGAAGTTGCTCGAACTGGACTTCAATACCATTCATGGACGTGCTTTAAGCCTATTAGTAGGCTCTAAGTTCTTGAAAAATCAGGGATTGGTAGAGAAGTATTCTAAGTGGATAAGTGGTCGCAAAGTGGCTAAATACACTGGATTCGTGTTCGAGTTGTTCCAACCACTTGGTGATGGGCATCGTGCTAATAGGCTCGAAGAGTATAGAGAACAGACTATCAATGCGCAGTTTAATACTTTGGTTGAGACTGGAAGACAGAATCTTAACCAAGATAGCAGATTGTTGGTAGTTAGAGACATTTCTGGTTCTATGACCTCAAAGGGAGTTGGAACTAATATGTCTGCATATGCTATCGGTAAAGCAATGGCATTGTATTTCTCTGCACTACTAGATGGTCCATTTAAAGATGCTTATGCTACATTTAGTAGTACTTGTAAGCTCTGCAAGTGGCAAGGTAAAACTCCTATTGATAAATGGGCAAACGATACAGATAGTAACTTTGGTAACACTAACTTATTGTCTGTAGCAGATATGTTCGTCAAGCTAAGAAGCACGATGAAGATTTCTGAGAACGAGTTCCCTACAGGAGCATTACTGGTTAGTGATGGTGAGTTCGACGCAGCTCGTAGTTGGAGTGGTACTGGTGCATCTGTTACTAACTTTGAAGCATTCAGAAAGAAGTTGCGTGCGGGTGGCTTTAGTAAAGAGTATGTAGATAACTTCAAGTTAATCTTATGGGATTTGCCTAACTCTTACTATGGTGGTAACAATCGTCCTAAGTTTGAGGACTTTGCAGATGCTCCTAACAATTTCTATATCAGTGGCTATGACCCTGCTGCTGTAGCATTCATCTTGGGAACTAAACCATTTAAGGCTACACCTAAGAATGCAACTGAATTGTTCAATGCAGCTATGGACCAAGAGTTGTTAAATCGACTTGTTATTGCTGAACGAAAGGTGTTCAACAAATCTAATAAGAATACAAACCCTAAAAAGAATAAGAAATAGGTATGATTAAGCTTAACACATTACTTGCTAAGGTTGACCATGGTACATCAATGTTCAATAGAATGATTGGTGATTACTCAGTCTTCTTTAAGAATAAGCAAGGTATGTTTGAGGGTATTAAGAAGACCTTCAAACCGAGAGATGGCTACGCAGAAGATGCTCGTTATATGGGCACTACTAAAGTGGCTACTACCGTAGAAGAGAAGCTCACATGGTTTGAGCAGAATGCAGTTCCTCATTTGAAAGAAGTGTTCGCTGTTGAAGCAACTAACTCTGCTGGTGCACCGAGAGTTGAATTGATAGTGGATGGTGTTTCATTTGGTAAACTGACTGCACTTGACCTTATGAGACTTAAAACTATTCTGACTAGTAAGCAGTTAGAAGAAATGTATGCCAACATTCCAGTACGCTCTGATTCAGAGGTTTGGCTTGAAGGAACTGATGCGGAATATAGTGGACGTGACATCTATGAAACAGAAATGTTGAAGGGTGTAACACGTACTACAGAATCTGAGGAAGTTATCCTTAAAGACCCGAATCTTGACCCAGCTAAGCTTCCTGCTAATTATAATGCTAAGGTTACTGTTAAGAAGAAGACAGTAGAGACTGGCGATTATACATTGCAGAAGTTTACGGGTGCTTGGACACAGAGACAACGTGCCGAGTTGCTGCAAAGAAGAAGTAAGATTCTCGCTGCAGTAATTGAGGCATTGAAGGTTGTTAACGATAACGAAGCACAGAGTCCGAATCTCAGTGTTGAGAAACTCGTTACGTTCTTACATCATGGTAAGTAAAAAATAAAATATTGACTAAAGCTTTAGCTTCAGCCTCAGCGTTACTAAATCCTAGATATTTAGCATAAGCATTGAGTCAAGAGCTTCAGCTTTAGCCTTACTGTGAGAGACCAGTAGCTGTGAAAATGATAATTGATAATAATTATTATTAAATCTGACCATTCACGGGTTCGAATCCCGTGCGTGCCTCTAACATAATCCTTTGTTTAAAGGTGGGATATAAGCATAAGAACCAACATATTAGATGAGCATTATTGCAAGTAAGCAGCAATCAATATGACTCTTATGTGTATGATTCCCACCTTATTTTAACATGGCGCGCTGGTGAAGTGGATTAACACGTCAGACTAATAAAACAGCTTCAGCGTAAAACTACTGAACGTTATCTCACAACTAGGGGCTATCATCGAGGGTTTTCGAGTTAGTCCTTAGGGGGTTAGCTTAATGGTTAAAGCACAAGAACGGTTAATTCTTGGGAGTGGAGGTTCGATTCCTCCACCCTCTGCTCTGTTTGTGTCATATTTAAAAAAATTTAAATTAGTACTACCTGTCTGTGAAGATGGGTAGTAAAATAAGGGAATACGCGAACGGTAGAGCGGCAATCGAGATGATTGTGATACACATTCTAGGTTAGTATTATTGGGGGTTCGAATCCCTCTTCCCTTACAATTCTTTGTAATAAATTACATTTGTCAGCAGTTATTGGTCTGTGAAGATAGATAACTATAAGTAGAGCATTAAGATTTAACGAATAGAATGGGATATTGTAATATATTTGATTGTTACAAAATTTAACATTATTCACTTTGTAGAGTCCAGAGATTGCACTATCTTTGTACTCAGAAACGTTGAGAGAACGTGATTGTGTTTGTGTTTTATTTATCCCATTGTTGAGGGGAGTGCGCCACAGTTGGAGAGGTGGGACAGACTGTAAATCTGTTGCCTTCGGGCTGAGTAGGTTCGAATCCTACCACTCCCACAACAATATCTGCTAAAGTCAAGTGCTTTGGTAAAGAGTATGCTCGTCTGTGAAGATGGGCATATTTAGTCTGTAGGTGTAGCACAATGGTTCAGTGCTCCAGCCTTCCAAGCTGGAGATGAGGGTTCGATTCCCTTCACCTACTCAAATTTGCAGGTATAGCACAACGGTTAGTGCATCGGCTTGCCATGCCGAGGATGTGAGTTCGATTCTCATTACCTGCTCTCGTTCAGCCTATCTACATCAGGCGTTGATGGTATGTAGCTGTTGTAAGTTTACAGTCAGAAACTTCGTTGACCTCGTTACAGAGTCCTAAGACTGGTGAGTGTTAATTGTCCAATATGTCTTTGAGATTACTCTTTCGACATGACAGTAAAGAGGACAGAGCCTAGCAATAGGTGAATAAGAGAATGGATGTTATATTGTGCATGAACGATGTGAATGTATAAAGTAAGTTCTCTTCTATGGGCTGATAGTGATAATGGTGAGCACTTCTGCTTTGCACGCAGAAAGTCTGGGTTCGATTCCCAGTTGGTCCACAGAATAAGCTTAAAATTTGTAAGTAGATAATCCGTGAAGTCTACTGTTTAGCGTTACAACCTCCGAGCTTATTCAAACGGTGACTTTTTGAGTTGGTGACGCTAAAATGGTGCATTGGTCTAATGGTTAGGATACTAGACTGTCTATCTTGGGGTACGAGTTCGATTCTCGTATGCACCGCATTCTTCCCCAAATCTTCTGAGGGTCAATATGGGAGCGTGTTGTTGAGGGCACAACGTAAGGGAGTCCTTAGTATCACACCAACTTGAACGTGTGGAGAGCAATCGCTAATTAAGGCTCTCGAAAACATTTTTAGTGGAGGTTAGATGATGACTAGTAATTATCTAATGACAGGAACTTAGGATATTATGGTACGCAGAAACCAATGAAGTGAGGATTGAAGTTATCCCATTATTGATTAAGTTCCTTTATTAACATCGCGGATTAGAGAAGTGGTCTATCTCGCCAGTCTCATAAGCTGGAACACTCGCAAGGTGTCGTAAGTTCGAATCTTACATCCGCAACTAATTTAATATATTATGGAAGAGAAGTTAGACTTAATTATTCAAAAATTAGATGAATTGCTATATCTGGCAAAACGTATTCATAAAGATACCGAGCCATCTACTGAGAATAATGCCTCTGAATATCTTCTTAATGTATTAGGTGATGTTACTGGTGATATTCTTATGCAAGGATTCACTGGAAGACAATAACGTGTGGGGTGGTAGCAGTTGGTAGCTCACTAGGCTCATAACCTAGAGGTCGGCGGTTCGAGTCCGTCCCCCGCGCCTATTACACCAGGCTATGCTAAGTGGAATTACACTTAGGACTGTTGTAGTTACGATAGAGTATATGGTCGGTGAAACTTATACTCACTATAAGGAAACAAACAGCAAATCTATTCAAGCATCAAACTTTTAATTTGACAACGCTAAGTAATGTTTCCTGTAAAATTGGGTGATGGCGCAATTGGTTAGCGCACCTCTCTGATAAGGAGGAGGTTCTGGGTTCAAGTCCCAGTCACCCAACGCAGTTAAAAAATTTAACCAATAAGAAGCCTAACAGCAAACTTAAATTCAAACATTTGCACCATTTATTTGCGAACATGATGAACAAATGGCTTCTGTAAATAGTCCCTTAGCTCAGTTGGTTCAGAGCGATACCCTTACAAGGTAAAGGTCGTAGGTTCGAACCCTACAGGGACTACGCAAGGCGTTTCTAGAGCGCATCGTAGACATTCCTATCCCTGACAGCAAATATGGAATCCACATCATAGGGTGGCGTTGGTACTACAGCAAGGGTAGTTGTTTAACTGTAGTAAATGTATAGTTAGCCAAGTGGTCGAAGGCAGCAGGCTGTTAACCTGCCGTGAGAAATCCCATCGCAGGTTCGATTCCTGCACTATACGCACGGTCGTGAGGGGGTTATTATGGTTTATCTATCCCCAGATAACTCCAAAAATGGATAGGCATCTTAATAATATTAGCAGAGAAAATCTAAGACCTAGTATGATGTCTTTAAACTTGGGTGGTTAGCTTTAATGGTTAGAGCATTGGACTGTTAATCCAAGGGTTGTCGGTTCGAGTCCGACACCGCCCTCAACCTGGCAAGGTTATGTTTAATATAAAACTAAATTTAGTAGATTTGCTGTGAAGTAAGTCTACTATATGCGTCGGTGGCATGATGGGGAAGCAACGGTCTCCAAAACCGTGATATGGGGGTTCGAATCCCTCACGGCGTGCAAGCGATTAGTTAATAAGAAGACTTACAGCAAACAATTATGATTATAGCAGTATTTTTGGACCGCAAATATCAACAATAGTCTTCTGTTAAATTGGGAGGTAGGACAATGGGCTAGTCTACTACATTTGGGATGTAGAGGTTGCGAGTTCGAATCTCGTCCTCCCAACACATTTATGGTTAAGTTATATAAGAATACTTACAGCAAAACTTAAAGCAAATTCAAACAAATCGTAATTTTGTCTTAAACGTAGGTTCGATTCCTGCCCTTCCCACCATGTGTGTCATTATTAATATGGGAAGGTTGAAATGTTGGTGTAGTCCGAGAGGACGAAGAAAGGTATTCTGACAATGGGGAGGTAGCATAATTGGCTAATGCGCTAGATTTGCAATCTGGAGGATTGGGTTCGAGTCCCACCTGCTCCACGAACTTTTAAGTTCACAATAAAACTTTTCAATTTAAATTAGACCCAGATAGAGAAACATAAATGCACGTAAAGTAGTATTTATGTAGGGTTGCCCGAGGGGCTGGTCTGCAAAACCAGTTAGAACGGTTCGACTCCGTTACCCTACTCTATTTTGAGTTTAACAACAAGAAACCTTACAGCAAAACCTATCCGCCTTGTAAGCCGTAGGTTATGGGTTCGAGTCCCATAGTAGGACATTGTCCTATTTAGCTCAATTGGATAGAGCAACGTATTAAAATGGTTTCTGATGCCTACACTCCTAAGCAATTAGGGTGTAGGTTTATCACTCCGTAGCTCAATTGGTTAGAGCTTCGCACTTTTAATGCGAAGGTTCTGGATTCGAGTTCCAGCGGAGTGACAAAGGTGTTCCATGACACCTCCTTTCATTTATTGTAAGAGGACGTACAGCAAATGTACTTATAACTACAAAAATGATTCAACAGTGTCTCCGAAGTATTCCCGCAAGGGTGCAGGCAAGACTAGAGTGGTACGCTTGAAGTAAATGTACTAAGCTATGAGTTAGCCCTGACCATGCTGGGTAAGTATGGTGTCTCACATTCTGAATTGGGAGAATGGTAGACATTAAAGTTAAACCCATGTCCTCTGATTAACCTATCTTCCGAGTTCCCTTCATGGGAGGAAGATAGGTTTATTTTACTAACAAGATTGACATATTTATTCAGTAACACTTATTAATTATGAAGGCAATTAGACTGATTAAGAAAGCTGTTAAGTGGTATTTTGATAGGACTGCTAATTCCTACATTTACCCTACTGGAACTCTCCCTATTATAAAGGAGTAAGTTCCTATGCTGCTGAAGTGAATATGTTAAACAACTTATGGAGGTTTGCCAGAACGGTAATGGAACGGACTTGAAATCCGATGTAACGTACCCATTCGTTGAGTAGGTTCGACTCCTACAGCCTCCTCACTATTAAACAAATAGAAGAATTATGACAGGAAGATTTAGAGCAGCTCACAAGATTAGTAAGCACAAGATGTCCATATTATGGGACAGAGCAGTGTTGTTCTTTTATAAGGAACACGCTGTAGTTAAAGCTGTTGAAGATGGCTTTACTGATGATAATTACCAAACTCTAACAAAGAGATTCCAATACTTAGAATCTATTATAGAGAATGGTCGTATAGCTAAAATGCCCCGTAAAATGAAGAAGGCATTTATAAGAGAATTATCAGCAAGGTACAACCTCTGCTTGATTATGTTACAACATTGGGATGACTTTAAAAACATTAAAAGACATGATTGACTTAGTTATATCAGACATAGTATTTGATTGGACTTTCCTCAAACCTTTAATTGAAAGAGACGATGGAAAGAAGGAATCAAATGAAGTGGATGAATCCACGCAACAAGTATTGGCGCAGGCAGAAGTTAGTCCAGAAGTATATTACTAGACTAAAGAAGTTTCCTGCTAGTAGATTTGGATTGTGGTGTAATAACTATAATCAGCACTGGACATTACCTTATAAATCTACAGCTACACCATGTAGTTGTTGGTTATGTAAAGGTGAACGATACAATAGACGAGAGTTTAAAAAGGAAACTAGACTTGAAATAGAAATGTTTTAAGTTATTTAATTTACAAGAAGTCTTACAGCAACTAAAACTGCAATCCATGAGGAGGACGTGGTCGGTGGTTCGAATCCACCTCTCCCTACTATGGACAGAATACAAGCATTGAATCAGTTAAAGGAGCGTAAGTCCAATCAACCTAAAAAGATTGATAATGGACAACTTTATGCTGGCAGTCCTATGTACTTTTACTGTAGGATATGTGGGCATCTATGTGATACGCTGCCTGAATCGTATGTTACTAAACCTAAAGAATATTGTAAGGAATGTCAAGTCCTTATTGATAAAGGTTGGGTTTAGGTCTCTAGGGAGGTAGCTCAGTGGTTAGAGTACGTATAGCAAAACAAATGACTTCTGATGATGCCCCGTTAGCTCAGTGAATAGAGCAACGCCCTTCTAAGGCGTGGGTCGATGGTTTGAATCCATCACGGGGTACTAACAGTGATATTTATAATATTATGGTAGGATTCATAGAGTACTTAATTAGTAAAGGTTATAAGCCTTATAGGAAAGTAATGACTAAGAAAGGTTCAACATATACCCCCGATGGTGGTATTGGATTCTATTCTTCAATGTCAGAACATATTGACTTACGTCTTATTAAAGGTAATAAGGAAGTAGTATACGGTTTACATGAACGTGGACATTCACCCACCCTTATCTATCCTAGACCTAAAGGTGTAGTTACTGATGCTGATATGGATAGAGTGTTTCTTAACAATTCATTTGAAAATATCGCTACACTAATTGGACTTTTATAATAAATTAGACCGAGGTTGATGGTAGGGGAAGTTCCTTTATGTGGATGAGGGTACAGCTTACTGGTGGTGCACCACTGGTCATAAATGGAAGTGGCTGTATGTGTAGGTCTTACATGGTGTTTATAGTTCAGCGGTTAGAATAACTGATTGTGGTTCAGTAGATGTGGTTTCGACTACCACTAAACACCCTTATGGCAGTAGGTTTTAAATAAAATCTTCCTGTTTGTTTACTATTGCCTTAACGTGGTTTAGAAGGGTTACACGATATAATAATCCTTCCTCTGGGGGCGGTAGCTCAATGGTAGAGCGCAGGTCTGAAGAGCCTGGCGTTGGAGGTTCGATTCCTCCTCGCCCCACGTCGATTAGTAGACGAGAACTAACAGCAATGCTAAATTTGAAAACCAAGCAGCGGGTCTGAGGTTCGATTCCTCACGTCAGTTTAGTCTGATGTAGCTCAGTTGGCAGAGCAGCAGCCTCAAATCAAAATGGTTCTCAGCTGTTTTACAGAATTACAGGGTAAAGAAATTCTGTATGGAGAGTTGGGTGAGTGGCTTAAACCACCGTCCTGCTAAGACGGAGAACCTCAAAAGGGTTCCGCAAGTTCGAATCTTGCACTCTCCGCAAGTATATTTGGAATTTTTGTATAATAATGATTAATTATGATTACTATGACAAAGATTCAGCCTATAAATCCTAATGAAATTATCAGTGAGAAGGTTAAAATAATACCTGACCAAGTAATTAGGGTTTTTAACGAACTGATTGCAAGAAACTGGAACAAAGACAGGTCAATAGTGTTTACTAATGAAGCTGTTGAGTTTATAAAGTTTCTGACTGGGGCTAGTAAGGATACTATCATACAGAACCATTGGTTAGATGTAGAGCCTCTCTACAGAGAGAATGGATATGAAGTAACTTACCATGAGTCTCAAGGTGATGAATCCTTCCCCTCATATTATGAGTTTAGGAAGAAATCTCTAAATGCTGGGTTCGAATAATGGTTTAGTTCAACGCACTTTCGATGCGTAGATAGGGGTTCGATTCCCCTACCCAGTACCTTGTAGTCCTCCTTAATCCTTAATAGGATAGTTAGGCTACACTGTGAACGAACAGAGGAGAGGAGTTCACACGTTGGCTAGCAACGTAGTACACAATGGTGGGATAGGAACGGCTAGCACCCACCTTAACTGTTCTTATAATACTAGTTAAACGCCTAGCGGGGGTTAGAACAGTTAAATGCAGCTATCTACTAACTGGTTAGGTAATATGCCTCTCAAGCATAAAATACGGGTTCGAGTCCCGTTAGCTGTACTAATTAATAACGAGCGTGTAGTGTAATGGTAGCAGTATCACCCTGTCACGGTGAAGGAGGGGTTCGAGTCCCACACGTTCGGCTACATAGTAAAAATTACTCTATAAGAAGACTTACAGCAAATCAAAATCCTAAAATTCAATCGGTAAATGAAAGACGTAGGGTTCGAATCCTTACCTATACCGCCAAAGTCCTGATGGGTATAGTCGTCTAGTGGTAGGATGTATTAGAAACAGGCATTAGTCTTCTGGGCACACATCTAAGTATGTGTGCTAAATTGCCTCCGTAGCTCAATAGGCAGAGCAACTCACTTGTAATGAGAAGGTTGTAGGTTCGATTCCTATCGGTGGCTCAAATTAGTCTCATTGTTAGTAATAACAGTGGGACTTATTCTTTCTAAATAACAAGATTCTCAGTTAGCACTACAAAGATTAGCATTTGCAAATGTTATTATGTAAAATGAATTATGAGTAGCTTTAAAGACGGATTGAGAAGAAGTGGTCAGAGTGTACTTGATGCAAGAGCACAGAACTTGTATGAAATGACTAAAATTGAAGAGGAACGATTCATCCAAGAATGTAAGATGAAGGTTCTTCGTATCAAGAATGAGTTAAACAAGCACAGAGACCTATCTGTAAAATCCACTACTTCGTTGGAAGTTGGTAATGGCTTTGACCCTGAGGCTTGGGTAGCTAAGAGACATCAATTGGAACGTGACTTACGAGTTGCTAACATTGAATATGCTCTTGCACTTAAAGTTGATGGTGAAGAGTTCCCAGCTGACGAAACTGAGGAAATGATTAATGTAGCAGAAGTGCTAGAAGACGATGCTAAATTGAAGTAATTATGGGAAGTGGAAGTTATTCCTTTGCAGCTTATTCTGCATTATCTACCGATAGAGGGTATGCAACCAAGTCAGCTGATGCTGTCTTTACGAATCACTCTCTATCTGCAAAGTCAGACATTAAATTGTCTAACGTAAATGCAAGAAACTATAACACGCAGGTTAAACCAGAAATGATTAACACTGGTGTTAGAGAAAGTAGAGATAGCAACGAACATCCTGAAACTACTCCGATTATCATTGCTCTTGATGTTACTGGTTCAATGCGTAGGACACCCCATGAAATGATTAAGGATAACTTCCCCAAACTCATGGATGCTCTAATGCAACTGGGAGTCAAAGACCCACAGCTGTTATTTATGGCTGTAGGCGACCATGAGTATGATAGGTATCCTATTCAAGTTGGACAATTTGAGTCTGATACTGAGAGAATTGTAAACTCTCTTGAAGAGTTTGTACTCGAAGGTGGTGGAGGTGGAAATAGTGGTGAGAGCTATTTATTAGCTCATATAATTGCTGGCTATCACACTGAAACTGATTCATGGTTTAAAAGGCACAAGAAGGGTTATTTATTCACCATTGGTGATGAACCTAACTTGCACGGCATCAGTGGACGTGCTTTGGAAGATTTCTTAGGCTATCAACACCCTGCTAATCCTATTAGTGAGGATGAAGCTATTAAGAAAGCTCAAGAGCAATATAACGTCTATCATATTCATGTTACTAATGGTAGCTATGGTACAAGAATTGCTCCAGGTTGGAAGAACCTACTTGGACAGAATGTACTTACTTGTGATTCACACAATGTTCACAATGTAATTGCTGAAGCCATTAAACAACACGAAGACCTCGCTAATGTGATTTATGAGGAAGGGATTGTAACCTATACTCCACCTAGCGAAGGTGAAGAAAGTGGAACTTATACCTATTAAAAGTTAGATGAATGAAATTGTATTAGGCTCGTTCTTTGGTGACGAGGGTAAAGGACAAACTGTCCATAATTTGTGTAAAACACATCCGAGAGAAGAAACAATAGTTATTCGGTTCAGCGGTGGACATCAAGTTGGTCATACTGTAAGGCATGGTGAACTTGAACACACGTTTAGCAACTATGGTAGTGGAACTTTACTCGGCATACCAACGTACTGGTCTAAATACTGTACAGTAGACCCTATTACTACTATGAAGGAGTTGATAGATTTAAATAAGCTCGGTGTTTCTCCCGAAATTATTTATCATCCACTCTGTGAGGTTGTTACTCCCTTTGATGTTATTAGTCAATGGAATAATGAGGAGAACCTGAGACATGGTACTGTAGGCACTGGTTACAAATCTGCTCTTGATAGAGTAGCTGCTGGTTATCATATTACTGTTCGTGATTGTGCTAATATCATGGTTCTTAGGACTAAGATTGCATCACTTATCAAGAACTACTATGATTTCAGTTCCAACCTTCCAATGTATAACATTGACGATTGGTGTGTCAGAGTGCATGAATACTTTAAATCCGTGACAATATATGACGAGAATATTCTTACTCGTTATAAATACAAGGTATTTGAAGGTTCGCAAGGTATATTACTAGACCAAACATTTGGTATAATGCCTTATTGTACTCCAAGTAACACTACTTGTCAGAATGCTATGGAAATTATTAGTAGGATAAAGAAGGAATCTAAGAATCACTTAGATAGAATGACGGAAGAGATAACAGACCATGTGTACGTTATCAGACCATATATTACTAGACATGGTAATGGTCCAATTCCTACTTCTAAACCTGTTAGAGATGTAGATGACCCTAATAATCAGTTCAATGAGTTCCAAAAGACTCTTAGAGCCGTAGAGTTCGATGTTAAATTATTCGAACATTCATTATTAGTTGATTCTACTTTCATTCCAAACCATTATATACACAGAAAGATGTTAGTTATCACCCATAAGGATGAAATTACATCGCAGTTCAATGACGAACTACTTTCTGGTAATTGGGAGGAACAATTCAGCAGCATAAGAATGTCTTACTATGATAAGCTCATGGTTTTGACTTTCTAAGGTATAACTATTGTAAGACGACGCACAGCAACAAATCAATATTCAATACTTTAAATGATGAGAACCCTCTGCTGCCCACTGCGGAGGTAAAAGAGTTAATGGGAAGGTCGTCTGTTCTATTGGGCTATAGTGTAATGGTTAGCACACAACACTTTGACTGTTGTAGTCTAGGTTCGAATCCTGGTAGCCCAACATAAAGATTAAATCTTATGAAGGCAATGAAGGATAAGAAGAAATTCGGAGGTAAATCTCTAATATCAAAGAATCGTAGTTGTAAGTCATTTGGCTATAGCTATGATAAAGAGGTAAGGAGAGTCTGGCGAATTGAGGCAAAACAGTTAGCTCATAGAGTATTAATGCACTTACCTGTTGGTAGGGAGGAAATTCAAAAGGCATGGAGTAATCCATACTGCGATTTAGATTCCATAACTGGAATCCCTTACAGATGGGATGGTGAAGGCTATTATGAAAGATGGCTAGAACAAGTGTATAAGAAATTAAATAATTTAATATGATTTACGCAAGAATAATTCTAGTATTACTAATCTTACTGATAGTAGTGTATTACGCTATGATAGTTGCACACCTCTCAGGAGTTATTAACCTTACTGATAGGAAAGTGGAGTTCAGTAAATTATGTATTCCATTCTATTATTGGGTTCACCAGGAGAGTGAGAATGGTAATGTTTAATGTAAAATGAGTTAAAAGAAATGAGTCAACCTAGAGTAAGTAAAAACAAAATCTTCGCTATTCTAGCAGGAGTGATTGCAGTCTTATTGGTCTGTATGTCTGGTGCATTGATTGAAGATGCAGACAAGTCTAAGAACTATGTGTGTCAAATGCCTATGACAGGTAAGTACAAAGTGTGGGTAGATGGTGGTATGCAATGGCAAGCCTTTGGTAATGTTAGTAGCTATCACAAAACCTCACAAGTTGAGTTTACTGGATTGGAGAAGAATGAAGGTGGTTATATAGCAGCAGGAAGTAATCCCGCAGCTGCACTGACATTCAATGATAAGGGTAGAGGCTTCATAATTGGTTCATTTAGGGTTGTAATGCCCAATGATGCCAAGAATATGGAGAAGATACAAACAGACTTTGGTTCTGAAGAAGCATTAATTGCTAATCTAGTAAAGCCAACTTTATATAAGGTTGTAACTTCTTGTGGTCCGCTTATGTCTTCACTGGAATCAGTCTCTGAAACAAGAACTGACCTGATTGCTTATATTACTGACCAGCTTAATAATGGAGTATATAAGACAGTTGTAGTTCGTGATTCAGTAACTAATGAAATTACTGGTGAGAAGGAGTTAAGAGCTAAGGCACAGATTGTGTCTAATAGTAATGCTCCTGGTGGATATAGTAGACAGGAAATATCTCCATTCTCTCAATATGGTGTAACTTGTGGTCTAGTATCAGTTATTGATATTAAATATGATGATGCTACTCAATCACAAATTGACGCCCAGAAACAAGCTAACTTGGCAATTATTACCTCTAAGACCAAATCACTGGAAGCTGTACAGAGAACTTTACAGATTACAGAAGAGGGTAGAGCTACTGCTGAGAGAGCTAAATGGGAGCAAGAGAAGGAGAAGATTGTAGCTGTTACTAAAGCACAACAAGAATTTGAAGTGGCTGAACTTGAAGCTAAGAAGGCTAAACAAGTAGCACTTAAAGTTCAAGCAGAAGGTGAAGCTAAGGCAGCTGCCAATAGAGCATTAGTTTCTGCAGGTTTAACTCCTGCTGAAAGAGCTGAATGGGATTATAAAACAGCTGTTGGTGTAGCACAAGCATTGGCTGAATCTAAGGTATCTTGGGTTCCTTCTGTAATGTTTGGCGGTAGTAATTCAAGTAATTCAGCTATGGATGCTGTAGGCTTGAAGATGCTATTAGACATCACTAAGTCATTCGATAAGAAAGGCAAATAATAAAATATAAATACACAATGAGGAGGGCAGATACGTAGAGTTCTGTAACGTATTGAGGGTTGGAGTCAGATACTGGTTGGAACGACTGGGATAAGACTAAGTAATTGTGTATTTATTCGGACCTATAGCTCAGCCTGGTCAGAGCAGCTGACTCATAATCAGAAGGTCGGGGGTTCAAAGCCCTCTAGGTCCACTTACTAATAACTAACGCTTATGAAACATTTATTACTAATTCTAATGTTTATTCCACTGTCTTTATATGGTCAGCACAATGTTATAGCAACATATTATCATGCTGGACCTAAACATGGTTTATCATGGCATACAGCTAGTGGGAATAAAATTAGTGTTAAGAAACTAAATGCTAAGAAGTTAAGATGGGTAGCCCTATCACATGACTTATTAAGGCATTATGATTACGGTGATACTATCGTAGTAATCTCTAACAATCCTAAACTTAGAGGTGAATGGGTAGTTATGGATAAGATGCACAAGAGACATAGAAGTAGGATAGATTTCCTAACTCCTTCTGGAGATACATTAGGAATGCTAAAACCAACTAAAGTAAAGATAAAGAAACAATAATTGGGGTAGTGGCGGAATGGTAGACGCGCTGGTCTTAGGAACCAGTACCTTCGGGCGTGTGAGTTCGAGTCTCACCTACCCTACGAACTTTTAAACAAACAGGAATATGAAAGAGATTAAAGACTTTTTTGAAGAACTTGAGAAGTTAGCATCAGAAGGTGTTATTGACATCAATGAAGCTAAGAGACTGGTATCTGAGGCTTATGTAGCAGGTATAAACTTTCAAGCTGCTCAGAATAAGAAATAATCCACCACCTACAGTTAGTAAGGGTTAGAAAATTACCTAGAGGCTGTTGATGCTTATTAGACGTGATAAGCTACAATCACAGTTGCGGTGAAAAATTGATAAGAACTACTAACACTTATCAGGCGGATTTATCAGAGTGTAGCATTAAATGATGTTACACTCTTTAAGGCGACATAGCTCATTTTGGTTAGAGCGTGGGAGTCATAACCCCAAGGTGGTTGGTTCGAATCCAACTGTCGCCACACATCTTAATTTTATATGTATGAGTGACAAAGGTTTATTATTTAAGACAAGGAAGAATAATCACGGCAGCCGTAATAAATGTAGTCGAGGGAGTGAATTTCCAAGACATGACATGAATAGGTTTCCAGGAACTCACTTAGGGATGAAACTGAGGTATCAAAAGCCATCAGTTGGGCGTCTGTATAAGGAATGGAATTGCAACCGTGGTTATTTAAGGACAAACAGAATAACTGGCTTTATTAATAAATTTATAGGTAAACCCTATAATGATTTAGTTAAAGCATTCTACGTCCTTATTAAAGACTTGAGAGATAGCCATAAGGAAGTAGGTCTTGCAGACCTTGAATGGCATTTCGAGCAGTTTAGATATAGGAGATGGAGAGGTGATTATTATGTTGATGATGATGGTTTAGTCCAAGTTGTTAGACCAGAGTTAGATGAAGTAAAAGCTAGTTCTATTAATAAACAGCAAGTAGCATACAATAAGAAGGTTGAGATTCCAGACTTTGGAAGGGTATCTATTCCGAGAAAGCCAGGTACTGATGGTAAAGTATGCTGGAGTAAATATGGATTCCCAGATGAAGACCATATTTACTCTGAGAAGCCTCAATATCGTCTTCCACAATTCATAGGCAACTATTGGTGTGACATGGATGGTAAGATGCTATTATTACCTGTGTATCATGTTCCAGGTAGTTCTGAATATGCTAGGTATTGGTCTGATACTCATGGTAAACCTAAACCTAAAGAGAGAGGTTATTACTATTATGGTAGTTATCCTCAGAAGTGGGACAGAAGCGGATTCTGTGATAAGTTCTCTGATAAGTTTAGACCTGGTGAGTATCGTTACAGATGGGCACAGGGTTTAGAGAACGGCTGGGTTATCCCCCTTATTCCATTTGGCAAGAGAACTAATGCCTATAGCCTTAGTTACTCTATGTATAAAAGGATGCAGCATACTAAGAGAATGCTACTACCTAATACTAAGGAGCTAAATGATAAGAAGGAACGTGTTATTAATTGGAAGAGGCAGTTGGAGGCAGCAGGGAAACCAGGAGGTTGGTGTACTGTTGAACGTGCTGAGGAAGAACTTAATAAAGCTATACGAGACCTAGAGAATACACCTGAGACAGCTTACTTTGAAGTGGGATATGGTCAATTATATCCTATGGTTAAAAGATACGATTATGAGAAAGCATTAAGAATCTATGAGCAGGAGCAAGAAGAAACCAGTATGGAAGGACAAGAGTGACCATGTGTGGTATAACAGAATTGTCAGAAGAGTTCAAAGAATGCAAGTAAAGCAGATAGCACAGCTTAATGATATTTTAGAATATGAAATCTCTCAGCCAAATGAGTTGGTAAATGATTGGGACATCTGTGATTGGAAGTTTGACTACAGACATCCATATTGGAAACAGTTCCATACTCCAGCTGAGTTGAAGAGGTTTTGTTGTAAATAATATTCCCAATCCAAGTCAAAGGAATTGAAATATTAGGCTTGGCGATGACAACTAAGCGAGTTGAGCGTATGTAATAAGACGTGCTCTGAAGTACAAGGAGTGGGGTAGGTGCAGAATACCTCTTTAGACTATTTATATAGTTAATCACTGCTTCAATATAACTAAGAGGGCATACTGGATAGTAGAATTTGGTAATCTGGATAAGTCCGTAGGGCAAAGGGTGTAAATCCTGAGGATAAAGTATGTAGTTGCAACCCTCTTAGTATATGGCTCGATGGTGGAATTGGTAGACACCCCAAGTTTAAGCCTTGGTGCCCAACGGCGTGCAGGTTCGAGTCCTGTTCGGGCTACACCCTTGAATTTACTCTTAATCCTTAAAAACAAAAACTGATATGAATATCTTTGGTAATACCGCAGCAGGATTTAGTAAGGAAGTAGACAGTGCAATGTCTACATTTAAGAGTACTATAGCTAAGCTTAAAGCTACGTCTGAGAAGGCAGTGGCAACTAAAGCTGAGAAGCAAGATGAAATTAAGAAGCTGGAATTAGAATGTTCAGCTCTTGATGGAGTATCTACTAAAGCTAATAACTTGGCTGCCAAGTTAGAAGCATTATTTGAATAATCATGAAAGTCGAGAACATACTTGAGCACCCTATTGACTTTACCTCTATTGAAGGATGCAAGTCCTTTGCTGAATGGGTTAACGGAGATATATCTAATGCCTTCTACTTAGGTTTCCTAAGAGAAGAATTTAGTGAATACGTCCCCAAGATGAATGAGAGTGAAGACGGTATTCAATTCCTAAAGAGTATGGCTACAGCGAATACAAACGCTAAGAAATACTTAAAGGAACTCGCTAGATTGATGGAGCCTTACTTGCAAAGTAAAGAAGGATTTGTAATCTTGGATATGATTAACGACGTACTAGGGAGAGTATCCTTAGAGAAGAAAGATGATATTTATGGAGTTGCCTTTGTATTAGGCATTTACACTGATTACCTATTTACTGTACAAGCTAAGGCATGAGTGCATATTTAGTTTATACTGATGGAGCATATTCAAGTGCTCGTAATCAAGGTGGTATAGGCTTTGTTATTCTTAAGGATGGCAAGGAAGTAGCCAGATATTCTAAAATGTACAAGAATAGTACAAACCAAAGGATGGAGCAGATGGCAGCAATAGTTGCCCTTGAATCTATTACTACACCTTCAGAAGTTACCATAGTTTCTGATTCTCAGTATGTGGTCTGCACATATACTAAGGGTTGGAAGAGAAAGGCGAATCTGGACCTGTGGAAGAGATTTGATGCAGCAATCGCATTCCATACTAAGGTTGAGTTTGAGTGGACTAAAGGACACGCAGACGACCAATATAATAAGATTTGTGATAAGCTAGCACAAGAAGCTAGTAGGACTATAGAGATTACTGATTAATACATTTGTAAATTCTTCTATATGAAATACAAGAAAATGGTAGCTAACTTAGAAGCAGCTAAGAGATGGTGGGATGCTCAACCTGAATCATTCAAGAAGGCAACTACACGTCCTGGCTCAGTTAAATGCAAATCTGTTAATAGAGGTAAATAACCACTTCGAGTTTAAGGTAAAGTAGGACTTGCGCATACCTTCATATCGTAGGTATTAAAACCTTTCTACATCGTAGATAAACCTATCGCGGAGAGGACAGTGGTGACTCTCCAACCTGACCCTATAGCTTAGTTGGTAGAGCTGCGGACTCTTAATCCGTAGACCAGGGTTCGAATCCCTGTGGGGTCACAGTAAAAGTTGAAGTAATAAAAGAGAAGTAATCCATGTTGTGCCATTTGCTCGTGAGAGTAGATGGCATTTTTATTTATGTCCCCATAGTTCAACGGATAGAACGAGAGTTTCCTAAACTTTAAATGAAGGTTCGATTCCTTCTGGGGATACTAATTTAACTTATTAGATTATGAGAGTATATGATGTTATAAAGGCTGCAGAAGATGCCTATATAAGTGAGACTAGTAGGCTTATTTATCCAGGTATGTGTTGGTGCTTAAAAGTATCAGCAGTCAAAGGATTTGACTTTAAGGAGAAGAATAGAAAGGGACATCCATCCTATAAGGATTTGGTTGATAATATCCCTGAATTTAATCCAGAGTTTCTTAAAGCTACTGAGAATGTAAAGATGGCTGGCTTAGATTTCTGGTGGGAACACCATGATGTAGAATCTAGGTTAAAAGCCTTTCAAGTATTAAAGGACATCTATAAGGATAATCCTAAAGAATTTGAATATTGATATAATAGAGGGGATGTAGGGTTGGTAGTACTCATCATTTAAAGAGTTGCGAGTGGAAGTTATGGTATATCCTTAGGTCACGACTAGCTATCGTGATGTAGACAAGCGTGGAGGTACGGAACTTACTAATTCTCCCGTAGAACCACAGGGAGGCATAAGCATTAATCTCGGAGAGTAGTATTCCAAGTCTGAAATGACGAGGGTTCCTATACGTTGCTCAATGTGATATTAAGTGTCGGAGCCAGTTATTGATAAGTTCCAACAGTACGAGAGGAGCCTGGAATTAAGATTGGGAGGTACGAGATACCTTAGCTGTTAGTAGGAGAGCGAAAGTCAGCTAGTGTGTACGTTAAGTCACTGCACACATACGTTCAACGTCAATAACCGCCCTTAGAGCATTTGGTGTAATAACACACCCTCTATTCTTTAGTCCTATAGTTTAACGGATAGAATACCATACTACGGATATGGAGGTCTCAGTTCGATTCTGAGTAGGACTACAAACTTAAACGATTAAGTATGAATAAGTTAGTAAAGCTTAGGGATAAGTGGTTTCCCAAGCCTAAGCCACTAAGTGCCTTAGATGCTTATACAATCACTAAATATGGATTAAAACTTGATAGTGACACCTTGCATCAGAAGTGTATTGAAGAGATAGCTAGCTTAATGCAAGCTAAATCTGCAAGAAACTCTTATAGTTTGGTGTTCGACCTAGACGAGAATCTTCTAGAGTTAGGAGAGTACTTAGCTAAGTACTATACTGATTTAGGATTTAATTGCTTCGTCTTGGATTATGAGATAGATAGGAGAATTGAAACTCCACAACTCTATCTTAGTTGGAAACGAAAAGGCATGTAATGCCTGTGTTTGAAGGATATTCCTTCAATTAACTTTAATAACTTAATTACATTATGGCAATTAACTTGCAAAAAGGTGGACGCATTGACCTTTCTAAGGAGTCCACAGCTAGTGTGTTTAGAATTGGTTTGGGCTGGGATGCAGCACAACCTGGTAAAGAATTTGACTTGGATGCAATGGCTATTCTGCTTGGTGCTGATGGTAAAGCTGTAAGTGACGATGCAATGGCTCTGTTTGGGCAGTTGGACGGTCCTGAAGCTATAGCTGCTACTGGCTGTATCCATCACTCAGGTGATAACCGTACTGGTGCTGGTGATGGTGATGATGAAACTATCACTATCGACACTGCTAAGGTTCCTGCCAATGTTCAGGAAATTGTAGTTCTTGTCAATATCCATGATGCCAAGAATCGTCAGCAGAACTTTGGTATGGTAAAGAATGCCAAAGTTAATCTGTATGAAGGCGCAGAAGGTAACAACGTAGTTGCTAAGTATGACTTGGAAGAAGATGCTTCTATGGATAGAGCATTGGTATTCTGTAAACTGTATCGTAAAGACGGTAGCTGGAGATTCCAAGCTGTGAATGAAGGTAAGGGTAACTATCAGAATGTGTCACTGTGTAACATTCTGTCCAGTTATGGTATCAACGCAGGTCCAAACAATCTGTAAGCTATGATAAACTTATCTAAGGGAGGCAGAGTTAATCTGTCTAAAGATGATAGCGGTAACAAGTTATCTAAAGTGTTCTTCGGAGCAAACTGGGGGGCTATCAAATCTGGTGGCTTCTTAGGTTTTGGTGGAGGTACTGAGGCTGTTGACCTTGATGCTTCTGTGGTTCTTATGGATGCTAACAAGCGTAAGCTTGAAACTGTTTACTTTGGTCATAAAGACTCTAGTGACAGAGCAATCCATCACTCTGGTGATGATTTAGTAGGTGATACTAACGGAGACGACGGAATGGATAATGAAACTATCTCAGTAGAACTGGATAGAATCAGACCTGAAGTTGAGTATGTTGCATTTATCCTCAACTCATATCGTCACCAAAGATTCGATAAGATTCCTTATATGGGTCTTAGAATCTATACGACAACTGACGGGCGTCCTGTAACCCGTCCAAACTCCAATCCTAACGTATTGGCTAAGTATAACTTGGATAATGATAGTAAAGACCCCGAAACTACATTCGTTGGTCGTGAAGCTATCGTCTTAGGCTATGCTTATCGTAAGGACGGTGAGTGGAAGTTCAAGGCTCTTGGTAACACTGGCTCTTGGCAATCTATAGGAGAAATCGAAAGGGTATTACCCAATCTTATTTAATTATTAAAACTTACAATTATGTGTAACGAAAGTAACGTGAATGTGGACGAACTTCGTAAGGAAGTTATGGCTGATGGAGTGGTAACAAAGGAAGAAGTTGAAATGCTGTGGGAGAAGAAAGACTCTCAAGAAGGCAATACCTCATCTGAATTTGATGCATTCTTTGCTGAAGCTGTAATGGCTTGGCTGTTAGCAGACGGTGTAATCAGCATAGAAGAAGCTCAGTATATCATCAATAAAATCAACGAGGACGACGACATCGACAATGCAGAAGCAGAATTGTTGGAATCTATCGCTGAATGGGGTTCGGAGGAAGGACACGAAGTTCCTCAAATCCTTATTGATGCGTTCCCTGACTACTTCGAGGACGAAGAGTAACACACTTCTCACGGGTGGGCATCAGTGTCCACCTTTTAATAATTAAATAACTTAAAGATGAATATAGAATTGTTAAAGGGCTTGACAGATGCTGAGGTTAATCATAGTAGAGAATGTCATGGCTCTAATGTACTAACCCCACCCAAGAGAGACCCTTGGTATGTACTTTTCTTTGAAAAGTTTAAAGACCCCTTAATTCAGATACTGAGTATTGCTGCAGTTATTGCATTAATATTGGGGGTTATTAAGTCAGAATATTTAGAACCTATTGGTATTATAGCTGCTATCTTGTTAGCTGTTACTATAGGATTTTTAAATGAGTATAGTGCATCTAAGAAATTCGATGTACTTACTTCAAGTTCTGATGATACACTTGTCAAAGTAAGACGAAATGGGATTGTAACCCAAGTAGCTCGTAAAGACCTAGTTGTAGATGATGTGGTGCTGTTAGAAGCTGGTGAGGAAATTCCTGCTGATATTACAGCCTATGAATCTCATAACTTAAAGGTTAATGAATCTGTTCTAACTGGAGAATCTAAGGCTGTTACTAAACAACCTAAGGAGGAAGGTGAATTGAATGCTACTTATCCATCTTGGCTATTACTGAAAGGAACTATCGTTGAAGAAGGTTCTGTAGTAGGTGTAGTCAATGCAGTTGGAGATAATACGGCATTTGGACAGACAGCACGTAAAGCTGCTGAAATTACTGACACAGAGACTCCTCTAAACAAGCAGCTCAATGGTCTTGCTGATTTAATCAATAAGATTGCATTTGGTGCTGCTGGATTCCTTATTCTTGCTTTATTAGTAAGGTACTTCTTTATAGAACAGGCTTATGTAGGACAAGACTGGATGCAGATTACTAATGACCTATTATCCTTCTTAATGATTGCAGTTGCACTAATAGTTGTAGCTGTGCCAGAAGGACTGCCTATGGCTGTAACGTTAGCCCTTGCGTATTCAATGAAACGCATGTCTAAGGCAAATAACTTGGTCAGGAAGATGCACGCTTGTGAAACCTTAGGAGCAACTACTCTTATTCTAACCGATAAAACGGGCACTCTAACAGAGAATAAGATGAAGGTTGTAAATGAGGTAATGCCTAATAGGGCATATATTACTATCAATGCTCTTGCCAATTCTACTGCATATGTAGATGGTGATAAGACCGTTGGTAATCCTACAGAAGGTGCTATAATTAAGTATATGGATGCTGGGGACTTGCTTGATGATATAAGGAGAGATAATACTCCTGTGTTCAGAATGGACTTCTCAAGTAAGACTAAGTTTATGATGTCCATTATTAAACAAGGTGATGCCTTCGTTTCATTAGTGAAAGGTGCTCCAGAAGTTGTTCTTACTATGTGTAATGAAACAGACGGTGCACCAAGCTGTGTTTCAGAGCAAGACAAAGGACGTAGAGTTATAGGCTTTGCTTATAAAGAATCTATGACTTTGGAAGAAGCTCAGAAACTGAATGGTTTCACTTATAATGGCTTCATGGCTATTGAAGACCCAATCCGTAAGGATGTTCCCGATGCAGTTAAAGCTGCAAAAGAAGCGGGCATTACAGTTAAAATTATCACTGGAGACAATCCAGCCACAGCTACGGAGATAGCTAGGCAGGCAGGACTAAGTGAACACCCAGTACCCATGCTTGGTTCTGACATACAGGATAAAGTTAATCCTCTGAGGGTAGTCGACGTATTTGCGAGGACTAAGCCTGAGGATAAACAAACTCTTGTTAAAAGATTCCAGCAAATGGGAGAGGTTGTTGCAATGACTGGTGATGGCACTAATGATGCCCCAGCTTTAAATCATGCCGAAGTAGGTATAGCCATGAATAATGGTACGGACGTAGCCAAAGAAGCTGCAGATATTATCCTACTCGACAATTCATTCCCATCTATCATCTTAGGTGTTAAGTGGGGAAGAAGTCTGTACAAGAATATACAGCACTTCATTCTGTTCCAATTAACAATCAATGTTGTAGCTATTCTTATAGCTTGCATTGGTCCGTTTATTGGTATAGACCTACCCTTCACTGTTACACAGATGTTATGGGTTAATTTAATCATGGATACATTCGCTGCATTAGCGTTAGCAACTGAACCAGCTAACGATGCAGTTATGAAGGATAAACCAAGAAGTCCTAAGGCGTTCATTATCACTAAACCAATGTGGTGTGAAATCTTTGGAGTTGGTATTATATTCTTCATATTCTTAGTCACTTTACTCTATACTAAAGCAGTATCTCTAACAGAGTTCTTTACGATATTCGTATTGTTACAATGGTGGAACCTGTTTAATGCCAGAGTGTTTGGACAAAGAAGAAGTATCTTTGATGGCTTGCTAAAGAATCCTGCATTCGCTGGAATCGCTTTAGTTATTCTCGTTGGTCAATTCTTAATCGTACAATATGGTGGTGCTATGTTCAGAACCGAACCTCTCTCTATGGAGACTTGGGGTTTGATTTTAGCTGGAACTTCCATTGTTACGGTTGCTAGAGAATTGATGTATCAAATAAGCAAAATTTTCAAATAGTATGGAATATTGGGTATTATACTTATGTAGTATTGCTGACTCAGTTCATACATTGTTAATGGTTCTTTCAATTGTTGGTTTAATTGTATCAGTTATCTTATTCTTTATGTCAGTATGTAGTTCACAGTGCGATATTTGTGACACTAGAACTTGCGTGGCTAAAGGAGTAAAGAAGTCTGGTGTAAAGAGGAAGCATTTCATAATACCTACTGTAATAGCAGCGATATTATGTGTGCTTACTCCTTCAACAAACCAATGCTATGCCATATTTGGTGTAGGTGCAACTCTACATTATGTAAACCATAGTGAAGAAGTGCAAAAGATACCTGACAATGCAATGAAAGCAGTAAATCGCTACTTGGAGTCTCTGGCTCCCAACGACTCCATACAATAGTACTAGGGGTCAATGCTGTCTACATACGTAGATGGATTGACCCTTATTTTTTGTAGATACGTGGTAATGTAACTGAAAAGTCAATAAGTGAAAGGACTAAGTAAAGTTAAAGCATGGCTAACTAAGAAGGAATTTATACAAGTAGAACAAGTTGGAGATACAAACTCAGAATACTTCCAGTTGACTGGGTTTCCAATTACAGTTAGACTTGGTGACCATCTTGGTAGGCAGAATACTATCTCGGATAAGTATATCAATGTTTTACCAGGTAACGATTGTGATTCATATGTACTAGTAATAGACAAGACCACTAAAGTTATAAAGTATAAAGAGTTATTAAAGGTTTTAGAGAGCTTTATTTCTCTTTATTCAATTCTTCCTGACCATCTCAAATTTAGAGTTGAGATGAAGAAGGAATTTCAACAGAAGGAATCTAGTCTAAATTCTGAAATTAATAACCTGAAGGCATCTATTCAATCACTTAAAGCTAAGATGAAGGAGAAGATGAATAACTTTAGTCAGGCTATTAAGAAGGTGAACAACGACATTGTAGTCGAAATGAACAACTTGCAATGATTATACAGAATATTATAGACTCTTGGAAACATATTCCATATACTCTTAGACATTATATTGCCTTCCTCCAAACAGAGAAGAAGTATATTGGCTATTATAAGTATAAGTTTCATGACTTAGATAAAGTTCTTATGTATATTCTTATCCCTTGGTTAGGCACTAAGAGAATCAAGAAGATACATAGAGCTATTAACAAACATCATATCCAAAACCACAAAGCTGCTTGGGAATGTAACTATGAAGAAGCAGTAATAGATTGGGAATGTTGTCGGTTAACTAAGCCTCAAGAACCTATGAGTGCAAGGGAGTATTTAGAATACAAGAAGGATACCCTCAGAGATGTACATTATGCCCATATGGACATGATAATGAAACAATTTAACCTATAGAACAAATATGGTTATCGAGGAAGCTGATTTTAGAATGACCTCTGGAGCGAGTGATTATTTCTGGGATTTAGAATTACTCTATACAGTAAGACCAAAAGGTAAACCTGAGCGTCAGGAGTTTAAAGATGCAGGGTTTGGTATGCCTTTGGTTACTTGTATTAGAAAGGTAATTCATCACAGAATATCCTGTAAGAGAGAGGTTGGTACTCTTAAAGAGTATGTACAAGATTATAGAGAAGAAGTAAAGAGATTGGAAGAGTTACTAAATTCTTCTTTAATAGAGAAGATGGTGGCGGACTCTAAGCTAGCTAAATCTTTAAAATCATAATTATGGCTTCAATTAAGAAAGCTCCTAAGAAGGGCACAAGACGCGTACAGTCAGTTAGAACACTGGATTGTGGTAGATGTGGTTTACCAACAACGCATACTCTATACGATGCAGAGAACAAAATCTACAAGTGTACTATTTGTGGTAGTGTAATCAAATTATAATGTGTAACTCTAATTCGTTTAGTAAAATGAAGAAAGAAGAGAAGAAGAAGGAAGAGGATAGAAGAGTTGATGTGAACAATGATGCCGAAATGGTAGCATTGGGTATCCGTAATCCATTTGTAAAACCTCGTGACCCATCTGTATGGACTAAGACTGAGAAGGAACGTAAGGCTTGGAAGAAGCAGCGTCGTTTCCCAGCTCCTGATTCACGTTGGGCTCCTCCTACGAGAACATCACGATTTATAGGTCGTCTTATTATCAATGTTAAAGGATTTGATAAGACTACTTATCGTCACGACTGCCCAGAAACAGATATACCTTATCTGTTGAGTAAATACAAGAGCGAACGCAGCTCTATAGTGAGAGCATTCTGGAATGGCAAAGAAATCGACCCAGAACGTCTACTCAAACAAGCAGTATAAACTAACTGAATACCCTAAGTTCCTATATGAAGTATCTCTATATAAGATATGGAAAGATAGGGCAGAATGTGTAGGAAGTCAGTTCTATGCAGCTGATACACCTTTAACTATTAAGAAGGAAACTATTAGTAAGAAGGTGGAAGATTATAGATTAGTTAAGTTTATTACTTGGCTATCAGCACCTCTAGATTACTTGATGCAAAACAACTTTAAATTAGTTACTGATGAGAGTACTAGACGCACAAGGAAATCCAGAACAAAAAGAGACTAAGCAAGGTGTTCAGACAGTGGACGCGATGCCTACTATGCAATATACAGAGAAGAACATTGATGAGAGTAGACGCACGTGTACCTTATCAAGTGTTATGGTTGAAATGCTAGTAAAGCAATTATCTGCTGAACTGGCTAACCATAGTCTGTATAGAACCTTTGCTAATTACTTTGATGTAGAGGGATTACCCAAATTGGCTACCTACTGGCTTGGTAGGGCAGCTGAGGAATACCTTCACCATGAGTGGATTTATAAGTATTTAACTACTAATGATGCTCTGTTCCAATATCCACCAGTTCCAGCTATTAAGGTGAACATAACTGATAGAGTTATGCCTTTTGCTGCTACTGTTGATAGGGAGATTGAAACTACTATGAGCATTAACAAGATTGTAGACCAGGCTCAGAAAGAGGGTGATTGGGCTACATTCCAGTGGTTGAATGGAGAGGATGAAGAGGAAGGTAGACTTGTTAAAGAGCAAGTAGAAGAAGAGTCTATTAGTAGGACTATTCTGGATATGGCTAAAGAAGAAGGCTCATGGTTGCGTAAGCAATCTACTATTCTGGCTTTCTATCGTAACCCCGATAGCTTACAGCCATCTCGTAAAGCATAAGATTACTTAGAACTACAAAGATTAGCCTAAAGAATTATCTTATAATTTACATTTAATATGAAAAAGGTAGAATATATCGTAGACAGTTTCAAAGACTTTACTGGTGCAGAACGTCAATTCGTAATGGCTGCTGTTAGCCTGCATGGTGAACCAGACATTTACATCGAGGAAGATGGGGATATTATTGATAACGACGAGAAGGTGTTGTCTATTGGAGTATCTGTATGCCGTCCTGACGATGAGTTCAATGAAGCTCTTGGCAAGACTATTGCTGAAGGTAAGGCTACGAAATATCGTAATCATGCATTATATGCTGTAGATGCTGGGCTGATTAATGAAACAATGGTAAAAGCATTGCTTCAACAAGAAGCTGAATATTTCAAGGTTAATCCTGGTCGTTATCTAGCTGGATATGATAGGGATGCTGAGAAGTATCGCAGAAGCACAAGAATCGAGGGTTATATTGACTCTCTTGACGGAGAAGCCAAAACTACATTCAACTACCTCACAGATGCAACTGATGAGGAAATGGAGAAGATGGCTGAGGCAGCAAACTACGTACTCGGTGAGTAAGAAGTTGCTGTGGTTAGTAATCCTATGCTTAGTAGGAGCACTAGCCTGGACGTGGTTAACTCCAACTAAGGAACCACAACCAATACCTAACTATGAAGAGCTGGTTAATCATATTGACTCTCTAAATAGTGAAATAAGTTTGCTCAAACTTCAGAGAGATTCTTTACATAATGTAATAGATTCCTCTAAAGTTAAGGTTGATGTAATTGAACATTGGTATGAAAAAGAGCTTACTGATATTACTAATCAGTCTATTGCCGATGATGTGGTGTTCTTCACAGAATACCTATCCGAAGTTGGTAAATGATTCGTTAGTAGTAATTACACCTCAACAGCTAAAGGCAACTAACTTAATATTCTTGGAACATAAGAAGTTTAAACTGGAGATTCCAGAGCTTAAAAGGCAAATAACATCTTATGAAAGTTTGATTAACTCTTATGAGAAGACTGACTCTGTAAGGAATGCACAGATAAATAGGCTTATGCTTCATGCACAGGCTTCTGAGCAGGTAATGCAGAATCAACTTAGAGAGATTAATAAACTTGAATCCAAGAAGAAGCTCTATAAAGGGCTAACAGTTGGTGGTGTTACTGTTAGTGTGGTCCTTCTAATAACACTATTATTAAAGTGAAGTACACTGTAGGAGCAATGGTTTTATTGTTCATAGTTGTTATACATTTTTATTTGTTATCCCAGACCTTCTACTGGTATTACTAATGCTGAATGTAATAGTGAACTTAGATTGGATATCAAACAAGATTGTTAAACTGTTAAAAAGACAAGTATGAATTTCACAGACATTTTTAAAGGTAAGAACCTAGTAGCTTTAATAGCTGCTGTTATTGTGTGTGTTCTATTGTCAGTATTTGGAGTGCCTAAGATAGCTATTTATGTGGTTATGTTTGCACTTGGCTGTAACAATAAGAACTTTGCACAGTGGGTGGAAGACAAAATCATAATTCCATTTAAGAGGTTAATGTAATCGTATTATCTGGTATATAGCTAAAAGAGTCTGCTGTTCATACTTAGACTCAGGTATTCAATGGCAAAGCAACTAAGTAGTTCCTTCGATAAAGACAAGGATGGAGTTAGATATCAACATCCAGAGCGTACGTGCAAGGAGTGTGCTAAATACCCCTGTTTCAGAGGTCAAGAGGACAAAACTTGTGATTATGCCAAATACGGTTGTAGGAAATACAAAGATAAGGAAGATTAAATTATTAAATTCTTATCATTATGATAGAATGTAACATCTACTCTGGACGTAGGGGAAGGATAGATTACCAGGAGACTGGTAACTTCGATTCTTTATTGGAAGCTGAACTCTATGCTCAGGAAATCTCAGAGATGGATGCCAATGAATTTGGGTATCCCATCGAAGAGTGTGAATGGTTGGCTGTAGAGACTGCTACTGATAACATTCCTTACGATGAACGAGTAGGAGTAATGTATCTGTAAATGGAAACAATCCATGCCAAGTTGATAACCTTACGAGAAGATGTGGGTGGTTATATAATCTATGTCTTCCAAAATTTAGCTAATGGGACTTATGAAATGATAACTCGATTACCTAGGTGGGAATCCCCGATTCTCAAGATAGGTGATGTGGGGTTTTTAAAGTACAATGAAGTAATAGCTGGTGAGGACACTTGGTATGACAGGGAATCTGGTCAGAAAGTTCCTTACCGCTTTACTGGAGTTTATTTTATAGACTTTGTTTATGAGAAACCAGCGGAATCAGATTTAATATTGTAAATAAATAGATGAACGAATAAAGAGATTATTTTATATGATAAAGACATAATATAGAATAACAATATGATGAAGGAGAAATTGGCTGCCGCTATTGCTAAGAAGAATAATGACATTAACACTTTCGTATGGAAAGGTCGCAAGGTTGAAGTAAATGGACAACTCGTACAAGAAGAGAAGAGACTTGTCGATTGTTCTGAGAAGGAACTAAGAACGTTCTATAACCACTGCGAGTCTATGCTGTATAATGACAGCAAAGAATACCCAGGTCGTTATGTCCTACTGGACATTATCAAAGACCAAAGAGAAAGATGTAATACTGAATTATTCCTTCGCTGGTTAGAGCAAGATAGAGGTATTCCAAGATTTACATTCCTGCCTTCGCTGAGAGTGTTCCTTGATAACAACAAAGGTATTGATACCAAGGAAACATTCATCTCTGAGGCTTTAGTAGGAGAATGTCCTGTGGAGTTCGCGAGACTTCCTATTGACGTTGTCCTCGAAGGCTGTCTTGATAAGTTGGGCAAATTTAACAAGCAGCATATAACATTAACATTCATCTTAAAACAAGGTCTATGGTTTACGCAGCAGGAATCTAAGGATTTAACCGAGAAGACTCCCAATGGAGAGTATCGTGAAAAGGCTGAGGTGGCAAGAGAACGCCTGGGCTTGAATCCTACTGCAAACCTGTATATGACACCGAAAGGCTTGTCATTCACTCAATTGCGTGCAATGGTGAACCTTAAGAGTAAGAAGTACTCTGAACTTACTACTTCTCAGTTGGAAACTCTGAGAAACAGAATCCTGTTCTCTCTGGAGGATGAGGTTAAATTCCACATCAACCAGTGGGAGACACGTAAGAACCAAATTAAAATGGTTTGTGATGCTAAAGGTTTTACTCTTTAACATCTATACCCATCTATATTGGTTCTACATATACACTCCTGAGTTTTATTCACTTATTATAGGAGTTTTGTTTACATAACTATCAATAGAATTACAGAGTAAATTCAAGGGTAAAATTGATAGTATATGGCAGACTTGTTTGGAAATCTAAGTAGAACTGAACGCCAAGAACAAGGTGTTCAACGATGGGTAGATAACAAGTTGTGTGGGACTTTAAACTGGGCAACTGGTGTAGGTAAAACTAGAGGTGGGCTAATGGCTATTAGTAGGTTTCTAAAGAAGAATCCAACTAAGTCTGTTATTATAGTTGTACCTAGTGAACCTATTCAGAGGCAATGGAATCAGGAATTAATTGACTGGAATCTATTCCAACAATGTTCGGTTAAGACCATGAATGATACATCTACTAACAAGTACAGCTGTACTCTATTAGTTATAGATGAAATCCATAAAGTAGGAGCACCTACACTACTGAACATATTTAAAAACGTCCAATATACAGTAATCTTGGGGTTAACTGCGACCTTTGAGAGATTGGATGGTAAAGATGAAATTATAAGCAAGAAGTGTCCGATTGTGGATACCATTTCTGTAGAAGAAGCCATAGAGAATAAATGGCTCGCTGATTATCGAGAATATGAGGTTCTTATCGAGCCAGAGGACATTGATGTCTATAGAGAGGTCAATAAGGAGTTCTATGAGCACTTCTCCTTCTTTAACTATGACTTTAACCTTGCTATGAAGTGTGCAACTGATTGGAAGAGAAGGTCTGAGTTGGCTAAAGAGAGGTGTAGAGAAGACCAGAGTGAGGACTTTAAAACTGTTAATAAGCAGATTTTAGTTCATGCTATGGGATTTAGTAGAACCCTACAAGCTCGTAAGAAATACATATATAATCATCCCAAGAAAATCGAACTTACTAATCTAATCTTAGAGAATAGGCAGGACAAGAAGTGTATAACTTTTAGTGCTACTATAGCTATGGCAGAGAAGATTAAGTATGGTGCTGTATATTCTGGTAAGGATTCAGCCAAGAAGGGCAGAATGAGTTTACAAGAGTTTGTGCAGCAAGATGGCGGGGTACTGAACACTGTTATGAAACTGAATGAGGGATTTAATTGTCCCGACATCAGTGTGTCAGTTATATTAGGCTTCAATAGTAGTTCTACTACTAAGAAACAGAGAGTTGGTCGAGTTATCCGTCAAAAGGAGGGCAAAGTTGCAGAAGTCTTTACTTTAGTTCTTAAAGGAACTGTAGAGGAAGAATGGTTTAGGAAGTCTACCAGTTCTGGAAGATATATACCTATTAGTGAAGAGAATCTTATAGATGTTCTTCAAGGTAGACCATTCAATCCTAAAAAGAAGAAGCAAACTAAAATGATGTTTAGATTCTAATGTTCAATGTAACCTATTTCGAAATGTCTGATGAAGTAGTTGATGTAAAGGTAGATGCAATACAGTTCCTACATTTATTGGAGTTATATGCAGCTGGCAAGTACATCAGAGCGATAACAGCAGACTTTCACGGTAAAAGCATAGACTGTGCCAAGCTAATACGTAGCTTAAAGTTTGTGTAAGATTCATTTGGTAATTTAAGAGATTTTTAGTATCTTTGTACTCTTAACACGTTAATAAGATGACAACAGAGAGAATGTTAGAGTTACTATGTCTAACTCAATTTCTCAATAAGCACAAGAAGATGCTTGATATACGTTCATATGGTGAAGTAATTTACAAGGTGTACGATATAGATAGTATTGTAGCTAGGAGAAACGAGTTGGAGATGGAACTCTTGAACCCGTATGTAATTGACAACGCTGAGAAATCAGAATAAACACTTTACAGTTAGTAGATTGTTTAGTTATTGGCTAACAATTTATTTAATTGGAAAAACTAAGTTTAACAGTAGACAATCAATTAGTAATGATGGAGAAGTATCGACTTACAGCAGAAGAGGTATTACTAATTAATTTATTATTTCTAGCTAGTATAGAAGAAGGGCATAAAGAATATTTAGTTAAGTATTTTACTATGCCTGTAACTAGAACCAATCTTAGAGATTTATTGCTAAGTCTCCAAGCTAAGGGAATTATTACTAAACAGTATAAAGTTCCCGATAAGGGTCAGAAGTTTGACCCTGAATGTGTTATATTCAACCAGAATTTCCTTAATAACTATAAGAAGTTCAGTGGTGATTTAGGTGCAGAGTTCTTAATGACTTATCCTCACAATGGCTTAATTAATGGAATTGAAGTTCCGTTAAACAACTGGGCTAAGAAATTTAGTACAGAAGAAGAGTTCTATTATGCCTATGGTAAATCTATAGGTTGGAAGCAGGATAAGCATGAAGAAGTATTAGAACTCATTAGATGGGCTAAGGATAATAATTGTAACCTTCTTAATATGAATATCGCAGACTTTATGATAAGTAAAATCTGGCAGAATATTGCAGAACTTAAGAACGGAGATGGGACTATGAGGTTTGATACTATCAAGAGTATTTAATGGGATTAATAACTAAGAATTTAAAGGAGTTAATTGATAGAGGTAGGAGAGGAGAGAATCATGCCTTGTCAATGGGTCTTCCAAAACTAGAGAGATTTGTAGATGGTGTAGCTCAAGAGACATATTACTTAATAGCTGGTGGTACTGGCTCAGGTAAGACTTCTTTTACCTTACACTCATTTATTTATAAGCCTTTAATGGAGAATATCGATAATCCAGACTTTCATATTGTATATTTTAGTTTAGAAATGACTGCTGAGCAATTGCTTGGTAAAATTCTATCTATTTATATATATGAGACATTTGGTGTAGAGTTATCCTTTAAAGAACTACTCTCCAGAAGTAAAGATACAACTCTGTCCGATATGGACTATGAATTAGTATGTCAATCCTTAGAGATGCTTGATAAGATTGAATCTCACATGATTATATATGACAAGCCTTTAAATAACCAGCGAATGGTAGATTTCCTTATGGATTCTCTAAAGCAATTCGGTAAGTTTGAAGGTGATAAGTATACTCTGTTTAGACCCAATCATATTATATTAGTTGTCTTAGACCATATTGGTTTAGCTAGACCATCTATTGGTAACTCTAAGAAAGATGAAATGGATGCTATGTCCTCTTCATTAGTTTCGTTTAGAAATAAATGTAAGGTTAGTCCTGTAGTGGTAATGCAGGTGAATAGAGGTTCCTCCAATGTAGAGAGAAGGAAGTTAAACTTCCAAGAACTCCAGTTGGACGATTTGAAAGGAACTGGTAATCCAGCAGAAGATGCCAATATAGTATTAGCATTATTTTATCCATTTAGGGAGAAGATGTCTTCGTATAGAGGATATGACATAAAACAAATTGGAGAGAACTTTAGAAGTGCAGTAGTACTAAAGAATAGATGGGGTGCAGCTGATATTGCTGTAGGTCTAGGATTCTATGGTAAGACTGGCTTGTTTAGAGAGCTTCCAATTGCAACCAAGATTACAAACTATGAAAGGTATTTAACCCCAGATTGGTTACTTACTGATTCATTAGAAGATTCATGCCAAGAGATTACTCAAGAAGAACAGCAAGATACTAGTTCAAAAATGACTTTAGTTCTATAGTAAATGGCAGCAGAAACTATTGCGATTGTTGGTGAGAGTGGTACTGGTAAGAGTACTTGTTTAAGAAATTTAAATCCAGAAGAAACCTTCTTGATTTCTACTACTGGTAAGCCTCTACCTTTTAAAGGGTATAAGAAGAAGTATAAAGAGATAAAGAAGGAAGGTTCTGAATGGGTTGGTAACTACTATGTTAGTTCTAAATATGATAAAATCATTAACATCTTGAAGATTGTCAATCTAAAGATGCCTCACATTAAGCAAGTTATCATTGATGACTGGCAGTATATGTTGAGTTATGAGTTTGTTGATAGAGCTACTGAAGTAGGTTATACTAAGTTTACTGAGTTAGCTCAGCACGCTATGGAAGTACTTAGGTATTCAGAATCTATGAGGGATGATTGCAAGATGATATTCCTTACTCATAGTGAGAATGTCGGTGATGCCATGAATCCTAAATATTCAATCAAGACTATTGGTAAGTTATTAGCAGAGAAAGTTACTCTGGAAGGTCTATTCACCTATGTATTCTTTACTAAGGTGCAAGAAGGTGATTCTGGCAGAATGGAGTATAAATTCCTTACTAATACTGATGGAGAATGTGTAGCAAAGACTCCAATGGGTATGTTCGATGATTTATTAATTGATAATGACTTGAACGAGATTATTAGGGTAATTGATGCTTATAACAACGACGAGGAATGATTATAAAAATGATGATTACCTTTGATTACAATCCTGACACTAAGGAGTGTGTACTTCTAAAGCAGGAGCAAGTCAAAGAGAAAGCTCAGAAGACCAATACTAAGGCTGAGGAAGCAGAAGATTCTGCTGAACCTCAGATTACCTTAGAATCTAATAAATATGTCCTTAATAGGGCAGCTGCATCCTTAATGGGTGTGGAATGGGAGAATAGGTTAGATATTAAATATCAGCCTATTGAGAAGGGTGGATTGATGTTCCCAATTATAGGAACTGACACCGCTTGGAAGACCAAGTCTGGTAACAAGTTGACTAAGAGCCTTACAGTAAGTTGTAGAGGCAATGCAAACGACTTATTGTCTAAATATGGAGATACATTCACTATAACTCCGTGGAAGGGACATGATGGTTTGTTCGTGTTAATTGGTAACAAGGACAGGTCTGAAGAAGAAATAAAAGATAATAATATTAAGATTAAAGAAGATGAAAACCCAGTGGAGGATTTACCATTGGACACTAGCTTAGATAATGATGAAGCATACGAGATTGACGACTTATCATTTGAAATTTAATTTTTAATATTATGGCAGGAATGACATTCAATCTAAATAACGTTAAAGGCACAGCAGTAGTAAGACTGAAAGCTTGGGGTATCTATGATGTAGTATTCAAAGGTATCGAGCTAGCCAAGGGTACAAATAAAGAAGGCAACGAGTGGAAGGCAATGAAGATTAAGTTCTCTGGAGAGGATGGTATCTTTGAACCTCTTATCTTCTGCCCTGGCGAGAATGGTGCAGAACGTGTAACTGGAGAAACTGGCGGTAAGAAGTGGGAACTTCCTTCAGCTATGGAGCAACTTCAGTTTACTGTATCTCATGTAATGACAAATCTTGCTCCTGAAATGATGGAGAAGTTTGTTAAGGCTGTATCTGGTCTTACATTACCTGATGACTTTGAGAAGTTGATTGAAATCATGAATAAGGCTTTAGCTAAGTCTGTAAACAAACAGACTAAGTTGAAACTGATTGGTAACAACAAGGGTTATGCATCTTTGCCTAGCTTCGTTGGTATCAATAAAGAAGGTGAAGCATATATCAACAACAACTGGTTGGGTGATACTGTAGCATTCTCTGATTACGAAGTTAAGAAGATGAATGAGCAGAAGAACGCTAAACCTACAGCTGTAAAAGATGACGTAGATGCTGCTGACGATGCAGTAGCAGGTAACGAAGACTTGGATTTTGAAGTATAATAAATAATTAGTAACTTTGTGGTTCTAATACAAACCATATGAATTAATATGAAACTTGAATTTGAACCTACGATTACTAAGCAATATTTATTAGACAGAGCATCTCAAGAGACATATCTCGAATATTACTTAGGCATACCTGTTAAGAAGGGTTTGTTTAAGTCACCTTTGAGAGCAGACAATAATCCCACTTGTTCCTTTTATAGGAATAAGAGTGGAGATATTGTTTTAAAGGATTTTAGTGGTGCATTTTATGGCAATTTTATCAGTGTAGTCATGTACAAATATGGCTTAACCTATTATAAGGCACTAAGAATGATTGCCAATGACTTCGGTTACATTAAACATCCTAAACTTAAAAAGAATCCCAAACCTGTTACTATTAGTACTAATGAACTCAAGGAGTGTAAGGAGGCTAATATACAGGTAGAAATTCAAGAGTTCTCTAAAGAAGAACTTGAATGGTGGATGCAATTTGGTATTACAGAGAAGATTCTGAAGAAGTTCAGGGTCTTCTCTTGTAAGACCGTATTTCTAAATGGTAATTTCTTTACAACATCATCTAAGAGTTGTCCAATATTTGGATATTATAGAGGTAAGAATGAGAACGAAACAGAACTGTGGAGAATCTATTTCCCCTTTAATAAGAAACATGAATTAAGGTTTCTATCCAATTGGAAGTCCTTCCTATTACAAGGTGCTAAACAACTCCCTAAAGAAGATGATGTCTTAGTAATAACTAAGAGTCTAAAGGATGTAATGACATTGTATTCTCTCGGAATAACAGCCATAGCCCCAAATTCTGAGAATCTATTCCTAACTGAAAGTCAATTCTCTAAATTGAAGAGTAGATTTAAGAGGATTATTGTATTCTATGACAATGACTTAACTGGCATTCATAATATGAATAAAATCAGGAAGTCATTTGATGTAGAATGTATGTGGATTCCTCGTAGTTATGGAGCCAAAGATATATCAGACTTTCATAAGATGTATGGACGAGAGAAAACTTTAGAATTGATAGAATATGCCAGAAGAAGTAGTAGAGAAACCAAAGAAGAAGCGTAATGGTGCATATGCCAGACGTAAGGGAAACAATTATGAGTTGAAGATTATTAAGGAGCTTACAGAACTAGGATATGAAGGACTTAAATCAGCTAGGTCAGAATCCAAGAATTTGGATAATGATAAGATTGATATAGCAGAGACTATAGACCATCTTCCATGTTATGTACAATGTAAATGCACTAAGAATACTCCTTCGATTTCAGAAATCATTAAGTCATGTCCTCGTAAGGATAGACCATTAGTGATTGTCTGGAATAAACAAATTGATAAAGAAGTCAACATGGCTTCTGATGGACAGTATGTTATGATGTCCAAGGAATTCTTTTATGATTTAATAAGGAAGAATTAAAATATGAACATATTAGCAATACCAGTACAATCTATTAGTGACCTAATTACTAATAGTTCTTCTGAGGTGTTTATCTTAGATACTGGAAAGACGTGTGAGGAAGTCAATGACATCCTCAAGGGGTTTACCTCTGGGTTTGATTATCCAGAGGTTTTTTCATTAAAGGACTATCGTGAGTGGCGTAAGAAACTTCGTAGTGGTGAAATAGAGGAAGGCTGGAGTTATCCTGGAACTATATTCGAGATAGCCAATGGCTGGCTTAAAGACCCAGAAGATGAGGAGGATGTTCTTGAATTAAGGATGGACTTCTTGTTTGACCCATTTGAAACATATGACTATGGTAACGGTCTTATAGCCCACGGTTATAGTAGCAGCTATAAAGAACCTATTCATGATGCCTTTATTGAGTATCTGAACAATAACTGGGATAAAGTTCACGAAGATATAAATCATGTTCTTGTAGAAGAGGATGAGAATATCGTGGATAGCATTGACTGGAAGACTCTGCATAGACATGGTTATTGGTTTAAGAATGCTCTCTGGGATGTTACTAAAGAGTTCTTAGAGAACTACGATGGACCTAAGCCTACAGTGTGGGAGGTTAGTAAAAGTGAGGATGTGAGAAGACTGGATGGTAAGGTATTGGTTGTAAGCAACGATGACAATAGTATTCCTTATGATACTTGGGACAAGATTAATAGTTTATTCAATGGTTGGAATATGCATTTAGGATGAAATTTAGACTACAATCTTTAAATGACGTAGTAACTAACAGTAGTATGGAAGTTTATCAAGAAGCTACTAGCTATACTGTTAGTGCAGTAAAAGATATTATTGATGTAATTTTAAAGATTGGAGGTTCAGACAAGTCCTGCGATGACTTGTTCACCGTTAGTATTGACTATAGTGACATGCTTGAAGACTACTTTGAGAGCTGCCTTGATTCTGATATTGATGAAGAATACAAGGGTATGATTGAAGAGGTTAGAGAGCGTAAGGACAAGGATGGACACTATATAAGTGATTCCGAAGTGTACCAAGAGCTTGTCAATATGGGATTGGTAGGTGATGTATTGAGTACTATTGAGGAGTATACCAATAACTTTGATAGTGATTGGAGATACCCTACAACTCAAGTATCTATAATCCCTAAAGGAGAAGCAAAGGGTTCTGATATTGCTATGTTAAATAAAATAAATGACCTGTTCAATGTCGAAGCGTGCTACAACTAAATGCTATTTAGTTCCTATTCAATCATTCTCTGATATAATAACTAATAGTTCGTCTGAGACATACATTGTTGACACCTCTTATACTGCTAAAGCATTAGAGGAAGCTTTAGAAGAAATTCATAAGCAACATGAGGATGAGGAATATTTCTCTGGAGAATGCTGTGGCATTGAAGTGAGTGATTATAAGGAATATTGTAGAGAAGCCTATATGTGGGAGAAATGTGATGAGAATGGAACTCCATTTACATCTAAGGAAGACTATATAGCATGGGTATTCGAAGTTCCTTTAAGCGTTGCTAAAGAGTGTCTAGTTGTTAGGATTGATTATGGCTATAGCTATGTAGATGAATTTTTAAATAAGAATTTCAAATGTATAGCATCTGACCATGAAAGAACTGAAGTCCCAGACGGGTATATTATTAAGTATTAATATCCAATCATTCTCTGATGTAATTACTAATAGCTCTTCGGAGATATTCTGCACTATTACAGGAAATGACTTGGATGCCATCTACCAGACTTTAGAACCACTGTTCCCATCAGTATATGGTTATTCCGATATGGAACCTAAACTATATATGGAAGGTAATGTTGTAACATTATGGCTTCCCTATGGTGAAGCACCAACAGAGTTCTATAAAGCAGGTTTGGAAGCAATACTTGATAAGCACTTTAAAGATAATTATATAATAGAGTACGAATGAAAGATTGGACAAGCTGGGGAACTAAGGTAAGAGAGTTTCCTGCATACAATTATAAGGCTATATGGGGTAATCTAAAGACTATTCGAGTAGGTACTGGAGTAGCTAAAGAGTTACCTCCTGATATGGCTGAATTTTATGATGTTGGTATTAATACTGTATGTAATGCTGAATGTGACTTCTGTTATGTATCAGCAGGACATGGAGGAATTAATTATCCCGACATATGTGAAACATGGGAGAAATGGATGCACATATATGAATCTAAAATGGAAGATGGGGTATTATATACCAGTAAGCCATTTCAGATTGCTATTGGTTCGACTGGTGAACCTACTATGCATCCAGACTTCTGTGAGTTCCTCGAAACAGTATATAATACTGGAGTAGTGCCTAATTACACCACTAATGGTCTTATATTAGCCAGAGACAATGTTAAGGGAGGAGAAATCCTTGCCTATACTAAGGAATATGTCGGAGGAGTTGCAGTTAGCTTGGGTAATCCAAGTATAAGACTCCAAGCACACAGAGCTATTAATAAGCTATTAACGTGGGGTAATACTAATGTAAATGTTCATCATATTATATCTGATAAAGTATCTGTAGATGAGTTCTATGATACTGTACTTAGGTATGGTAATAGCATTTACTATCATGTGTTGTTGCCTTTAATGCCTTCTGGAAGAAGCAGTAAGGGTATTGAGCCTGGTGTGTTTGAGTATTTAGAGGAGACAATTCAGGGACACGATATAAAGAATGCAGCATTCGGTGCACACTTTGTAGAGAATCTGAAGACCTCTAAGATTAAGACACATCTCTATCCACCTGAATCGTTAAGTAAGAATGTTATTCTTACTAAGGATAAGGTACAAATCACTCCGAGTTCTTTTAATCTGAACCCTATAAAAGTTATTCACGTATGACAACAACTGATACAAGTTTGCTGGCATATGTGAAGAGTCTATTCCCCTTTAATACAGATAGAATCCAATCTATCTCTAAGGTGGATGGTAAACTATTTGTAGCTACGGACGATGATAGACGTTTTATACTAAAGCTAGTTGATATTGGTCCAGTTATGGAGAAGTTTAATAACAATGTAGGTGAGCATCAAACTCTATTCTATATTAATCCAGAAACTAAGGAACCAGTGTTTAGGAATAAGACTGTATATGAAACCGAGAAGGAAGCTATTCATGCTGCTATGGTTATTAATGTACAGGATAAAACTATTCATAAAAGACAGGCTTATAAGTGTAGCGTGTGTCATAAATGGCACGTAGGCAGAGGAAAGACTGTACTCACAGATGAAGATAAAAGAAAACTTAAAATTAAGCATAACATTCGATGACAACTTACCTACTCCCATGTTATGGGGATGGTCATTGCTGGATTGAGAAGGTTCGCGCAAGGAACTTTACTGATGCTCAGCAGAAGTTTATTAATGCTTTCACAGAAGATTATGAGGATATTGACATTCCTTCTGATTGGGAGGATTTAATCAGTATTCTAAACACTCAAGCAGATATAGTAATTGGAGACATTTATGACATAGAAGAGTTTTGAATCACGAAGAGGCAACTCTCAATGGTAAAAGGTACGAGGATTACATATTCCCACTTATATGGGCAATTATGTTTCCTGGCACCAAGCTTGATAAATCAAATGCATACCAGAATATGCACTACCATTATGATTATTGGTGGCAGTGTCATAATAAAGGTAAGTTGAGATATTATAAGCTGGAGGTCAAGTATAAGTACAAAGGTTGGGGAGTTTATGTTCTATGGGAGCTTCTCAATGTAAATGGGGATGCTGGTTGGGGCTTAGGTAAAGCTGATTTTATTGTATTCGGTGCTGAAGACGGGATATATGTAGTTAACAGAGCCAAAGTAACAGCTTATATATGTAAAAAGTTAGGAATACAGCCTGATGTTAAATCACTAAGAGAGGCACAGTCTTGTTTATTTGATGGTGCTCCCTTATGGAAATTATGTCATAGAATATCTAGACCTGACGAACGTACCATAAAAATACCATTTGATGAGTTTATGACCTTCGTTTCTCCATTCTTCTTAAGTCGCTATAAGGAAAATGAGAATAGGTTTAGATATTGACGATTGTCTGGCTGACTTCTGGGGAGCATATTGTAAGTATTTTGATACTGAGCACAACCCTAAAATGTTGGAAGACCACATTATAACACGTAATGTACAGCAGATTTTAAGTAAGGACAGAGATTTTTGGTTGAATCTTGAAGTTAAGAACAGACCCGACTTCATACCAGAGTTGTATTGCACTAAACGTGTGAACAATAAGGCATGGACTAAGGAATGGTTGAGACGTAATGGATTCCCTGATAGACCAGTCTATCAAATGATTTATCAGCATGGAAACAAGGCAGATATGATTAAAGGTAGAGTGGATATATTTATTGATGATTCACTATCTAATGTGTTAAAGTGCCAGAAGTCTGGTTTACCTGCTCTGTTATTCCATACAGAGAGGACAGCTGACTTTCCTATGTATAAAGTATTCTCATTGAACAAAGACGAGATAATTGACTCATATCTGTTTATGAAGAAATATGCATAAGAACGTTAAACTGACACCACTTCTTGATACTATACAACTCATTGAGATGAGTGACGAAGAATACTTTAGTGATAAGTGGGCTGGTTACATAAGCAATTCAAAACTTGCCTTAATAAATCCAGACCAGGATGGAAGTCCTCAAATTTATAAAGAAGGACTAAGTAAGCATCCTAAGTATTCTGATTCTCTCGTATTTGGTTCAGCAGTTCATGAATTAGTATTGCAACCTGAAAGCTTTAAAATAATTAATAACGTTGATAGACCCACTGCCAAGATGGGAGCTATGGCAGATGAACTATACAAAGTGTTCCTTAGTAATAAGGGTACTGTATCTGATAAGGATATTATAGCTGCATCTGACAAAATTGATTATTATAAGGATAAGATGGATGAAGCTAAGATTGAGAATGTTAGAGACAAATGTATGAATTATTGGTGGGATAGGCGAGATTGGGAGTCTGAGCATACAAACTCAGATAAAGAGCCAATTTATCTTGACCCCAAATCTAGAGAGAAGTTACAACTTTGTTTAGCTTCAGTAGAGGCTAATAAAGAAGTGCAGAATCTATTACATCCTAAGGGAGTGTTCGAGGAGCCTATCTCCATGAACGAAGCTGCCCTATTTATGGATGTGAAGGCTGAACATGAGGGTAAGGAAGTTATCCTTAAACTCAAAGGTAAGCTAGATAATTTCACCATTGACACTGAATCAGAAGAAGTAGTTCTTAATGACTTAAAGACTACTGGGCACTGGTTAATTGATTTTGGTGATTCATTTAAGAAATACCATTATAATAGACAGATGGCTATGTATGCTTGGATGCTTCGCTCTTATGTAGAGAAGCAATACAACATGAAACCACCTAGTCTGATGGCGAATATGCTATTAGTATGTACTGTGCCAGACTTTAGGGCTGGTGTATTTAGAGTTACTAATGGTGAGATTCGTAAAGGTTTCTTAGAATTTAAAGATTTGCTACAAAGAGTGGCATATTGCGAACTATATGATTGAATCTTTTCTTATGGAAGCATGGGAGCCATCTTACCAAGACCTTGAGAATTATTATCGAGAATATTATAGTTTAGGTAACTTAAACTGCGATATTGGGAGTAAGTTTGCCCTCATATCCCTTATATGTTTCCTTACTAAACAAGCGAGGATTAAAAACCCCGATGCAACTTGTTACTTGGTAATAATGAAGATTATTGATGGGGAAGAATCACAGCATGACCTAAAATTCATTAGGGGATTATCAGTAGTCTGTACAGACATGATGAAGCATTGCGATGAGTTCCTAACCTTTGATATGAAGTCTTCTAAGGAAATGGTAAAGAAGATTAAGGAAATTCTACACACTTATTTACCTTTTTAATGACCGAAGAAGTAAGAATATCTTGGGGCGATAAGGTTGCTAAGAGATATGAATCAAACCAGAGGATTGTTGAGATTCTATCTGAGTTAGTGGAGAAGTTTCCCCAATGGAGATTCCAACAAATCTTACAGAATGTAGATATTGCGTCCAGGAATGGAGAGGATATGTTTTATGAAGAGAGTTATGACACTCTAACTACATTGACCAATAATACAATAGTTAGGTCAATTTTATCTCATACTGATGATTAACACTTTTTAAAGGTTGTTGGTTGGACAGATAGATAAAATGTAGTATCTTTGTATCACGATTTCCGAGAGAAATATAGAGATTATAATTCAAATTTTAGATTATTTAATACTAAGACTACTTGGTTAATCCAAATTAAAGTAGTATCTTTGTACTATAGAAAGTTACAAGATTAGACGTATGAAATAATGTTTAAACAAATTTTGAATTATGCAAGCAATGAATTTTAAGAAAGTAGAAGTAAAGGGTTTCACTAAACAAGAAGCTATCGCAGAAGCACCATTCCAAGTAATCCGTGACGCAACTCAGGCATGGAAGACTGCTGGTAAACCAATCGCTGATAAGGCGTTGAAAGAGTTCTGTGCAGAGTATCTAGCAAAGCACACTAAGTATGCTGCTGGTATTGGTTGTTCTATCACATTTGAAGCAGGTTCTGCTGATACACGTGAGCGTCCTTATACCGTAAAGGATATTAAGAACGAGAAGGGTAAGAGAAAGTATAAAACTGGTTATCAAGGTATCAACCCTGCAACTGGTGAAATTCTATTCACTAACTTCGAGACAAAGAACAAAGCTAAAGAAGTAGCTAAGGAATTGTACACTAAGAAAGATTACAAAGGCGACATCTTCTGCAAGTACATCAAGGATGTAGTTGAGGGTGAAGTTGGTGCATTTGAAGTTAAGTACACTCCATCTAAGAGTGCTAAACAAGGAACTTACATCTGCTTTGGAGTTGAAGCCTAATAGACTTCTACAACTTTAAATATCAAAGGGATTATCTTATGCGAATAAGGTAGTCCCTTATTTTTTTGTAATAGATTGCCAACTATCAAGATGCTGTATTTTAAAGGCGTAACTGCTATCTAATTTTAAACATCTAACGATGAAGGAACAAACTATTATTAAACTTACAAATCACCTTAAAACGGTAATTGCAGATAACATCAGTATGAATGCTTATGCAGAGAGAATAGGTCTGCCCACAAGCTATTTCTGTATGAAGCGTAAAGCTGCTGAACAAGCTAAAGAAGCTGGAACAATCTCTGATGAAGATTATAATGTCATTATGGATTTGTTTAAACAGATTGATGCTAGACCAAGGCTGAGAACTGCTAAGAAGGAGTCTACTCCAGACTTATTTGAGGCAGTTTATAGTGATGCAGAGCTGGACACTGATGATACATCTAATGTTACCATTGAAAGGAATGAAGAGGGTAAAATAGTTAAATACTTATTCACTATCTATGTAAGAGATAAGCAACCTATCATGGGTTCATTCAATAGAGATGAAATGAACATGGTATATAGATTATATTCTAACTATGGTAGTGGAATTACACAAAGGGAGGTATCCCGATTCTTCCCAGATTATTCTCTAGCTGACTTTAAGAGGATTCTTAGAGCATTTAGCATTACTAAGGCATCAGCACCTTTTGCACCTCATGTGATTGAGGAGAATGATAAGGATAAGCTGTTAGAAATGCAGTTTAGGGAGAAGGAGAACGATTTCTTAAGAAGCTACGAGGTTGAGAAGGTTAAACAGACTGAATCTCAGCTTAAGAAGTATATGAAAGAGAATCAAGACCTTAAAGACCAACTCCAGGATATGTCTGGATTGCTTGATGGTATTGATGTATCAAATCTACCTAAGTTTACTCCTACCACTACAGGTAGAGAGGATAGGGATTTGATTATTTGGTTATCTGATATGCATATTGGAGCATCCGTGTCTGGATATTCTATTTATGCTAATGAATATGACCAGCAAGAAGTTGAGAATAGACTTCAGAAACTAATTGACCAAATAAAGAGAGAATCCCTAATGTTTGGCAACTTCCACAGTGTAGTTGTATGTAATTTAGGAGATTCTTTGGATGGATATGATGGTCAGACTACAAGAGGTGGGCATCAATTAGCTCAGAACATGAATAATAAAGACCAGCTCAGATGCTTCATTGAAGTAATGACTGAATTTATGACTGCCCTTGCAGAAGAGATACCTTGTAACAATCTATCTTATTATTGTGTGGGAGAATCCAACCATGATGGAGATTTCGGATATTCTGCCAATATTGCACTCCAGTATATCTTACAAAGTATGGATATTGAAGCTACAATATTTGAGAAGTTTATTGGTGAGTTCAAACTGAATGATACAACATATATCTTGTGTCATGGTAAAGATAACAAGGATATGTTTAAGAACTTACCTCTCACTCTTGACGTTAAGACAGAGAACTTTATCAATGAGTATCTCGATAACAAGGGAATTAAAGGTGATGCAGTCTTTGTAAAAGGAGACTTACATCAATCTGCTACTACCTATGGAAGAAGGTTTACATATAAATCTGTAAGCTCTTTATTTGGTAGTTCTGAATGGATTCACAAGAACTTTGGTAATACACCAGCTGCTTGTGATTATTCTATTGTAGATGAGGACGGAAATATGCTAGATGGTCGTATCATATTACAATAAATGACAATATAAATGGCAATATTTGATTTAATATTAAACCAGACTCTTGATTTACAAGAAACTAAAGATTATACCGAAATCTTCGAACCAATGTTTGACGCATTGAATGCAGACCCCGAAGATTATGACTGGGAGATGAATGACTTAGAAGCTATGCAAGATTTAGACTATGTAAGGGCTATTGCTCTTGGTAACTTAATCTATGCTGCACAAGATGTTGATATATTCCCATCTTGTATGGATGCTGATGACTTTGATTTCAGTGATGGTGTAGCTTTTGATATTTCTAACTACTCTGATGAAGAGGTAGAAGAAATCAGGGAAGCTCTCAATACATTTACAGATAAGACAGGTGTTACGGTTGATATTGAAGAGTAATGGAAATAACATTAGACGAATTACTGCAAGGAAAGGCAACTAGAATTAAAGAGAGGGCATATTTCCCAACAGAGGCTTATGTAGAGCCATTCTTGGAAACTATGTCTAAATTTACTTCTGATTTCAGGGTGCAAGTTAAACTCCCTGACCAAATCACCAGAACTATTACTGGTGAATATAACACAGATGATGTAACCTATAATAGGGTACTTATTGAGGCAGTAATGCCAGAGGAATATGCATGGGACAACCATGATGAAGTTATCGGATTCTTATATGGACTAGATGTTCGTAAGCCGATAGTAAAGATGTATAGAGGAGGTCTTAATAGAGCTTGTACTAATCTATGTGTATTTGACCCTTCTTTCATCAATATTCAAGAATTAGAGCCAGAGAAGGCTATAAATTATAAGCCAGTTAAGAATTTGATGGAACAAACATCTGATTTGAAACTGTGGCTGAAGACTCTCCATGATACAGAGTGGGAGAGAACTATTCCTACTATTGAATCTAACTTAGGTAAGTGGATGAGAAATGCAATCTCTCAACACTGTGACTTAGGTTACGGTAAAGTGAAATTGGGAACTAAAGAAGTCATTGACGCTTATAAATCGTTGTTTGTGGACAGTAAGTCCAAGTATTATGTTAAGGAGGATGAGGATGTTAATATGTTTAAGGTTTATAATGCATTTACTGAGTTAATCAGCAATGATGGTGGAAAAGATATCATCAATAAGGCAGAGAAGACCTTATTACTACGTACAATCTTAGACTTTTAATTAATTAATGCTAGTAGTAAAACGAAACAAGACAGTACAGCCCTTTGACTGGGGTAAGATTGACTTAGCTATCACTAAAGCATTCCATGCAGTTAATGAACCTATTGACATGGATATTCTTAGTGATGTAAAAGATGAATTATACTTTAACAATATTATCTCTGTAGAGGAGATTCAAGACCAGATAGAGAAGGCTCTAATGGCTTGTGATTATTATAATGTTGCTAAAGCATTTATCTTATACAGGCAGAAACAGGCAGAGCTTAGAACCCTAACTAGTAAGAAGCAATTCATTAGGGACTATGCTAAAGCTAGTAATGCAGCTACAGGTAGTAAATATGATTCCAATGCTAATGTTACTGAAAAGAATATAGTAACCTTAAATGGTGAATTGTTCAAAGGTGATATTATTAAGGTGAATCGTACTATACTTACCGATAAAATTAGAGAGATGTATGGTGAGGATTTAGCTAAGGAATATATCCGTCAGTTGGAATCTCACGAACTATATAAACATGATGAGACTAGTATTATGCCATATTGCGTGGCTATTACTATGTATCCATTCTTGTTGGAAGGTTTACAGCCTATTGGAGGTTTATCTGCAAAACCTAAAAACTTGGATTCATTCTGTGGTATGTTTATAAATCTGGTATTTGCTATTTCATCTCAATTCGCAGGTGCAGTAGCTACTGGAGAGTTCTTAATGTACTTTGATTACTTCACTCGTAAAGAGTGGGGTGATGATTACTGGAGAATGGCTGACGAGAATGTACAGTTTCATGGAATGCCAGTAGAAGCTATTCCAAGCGATACTGTAACTGGATTTGCATATCCAAATGGCAGAACTATTGAGAAGGTAATAGAGCAGAAGTTCCAACAGATTGTTTATTCAATCAATCAACCTGCTGCTGCTCGTAACTTCCAATCAGTATTCTGGAATATAAGTTACTTTGATAAGTATTACTTTGAGGGATTATTCGGAGAGTTTGTATTCCCCGATGGTAGTAAACCTCAATGGGATTCACTAAACTGGCTACAGAAGAAATTCATGAGTTGGTTTAATGAAGAACGTACTAAATGTATCTTAACGTTCCCAGTAGAAACTGTGGCATTACTTACTGATGGTGAGGATATTCGTGATAAGGAATGGGCAGACTTCACTGCTGAAATGTATAGTAAGGGACATTCATTCTTTACTTATACTTCTGATAGTGCTGACTCATTATCTTCTTGTTGTAGATTGAGAAATGAGGTAAGTGATAATCAATTCTCCTATTCATTAGGTGCAGGTGGTATTGCTACTGGTAGCAAGTCAGTAATGACTCTAAATATCAATAGACTAGTACAGGATGCAGTTAATAAGGGATATGATATGATTGATTATCTACGTTCTCAGGTTCAGAAGGTTCATAAATATCAAACAGCTTATAATGAATTGTTAAAGGATTATCTAAAAGATGGTTTATTAACAGTTTATACAGCTGGATTTATCAACCTAAAGAAGCAATATCTAACCGTAGGAGTTAATGGTGTTATTGAAGCTGCTGAGTTCTTGGGAATTGAAGTAAGTGATAATGATACTTACAGAGAGTTCATGCAGTCTATCCTAAAGACTATCAGCGATGAGAATCGTAAGGCTAAGACTAAGGAACTAATGTTTAATACTGAGTTTGTCCCAGCTGAGAATCTTGGAGTTAAACACGCTAATTGGGATAGGAAGGATGGATACTTTGTACCTAGAGATTGCTATAATAGCTATTTCTATGCAGTAGAGGATACATCTTTAACTATCTTTGATAAGTTTAAACTTCATGGTAATGAGTATGTTAAGTACTTAGATGGAGGAAGTGCATTGCACATGAATCTTGAAGAGCACCTTACTAAAGACCAATATAGAAACCTATTAAAGGTTGCAGCTACTAATGGTACTAACTATTTTACCTTTAATATCCCAAACACCATCTGTAATGATTGTGGATATATTGATAAGAGATACTTGCATGAGTGTCCTAAGTGTGGAAGCAAGAATATAGATTATGCTACAAGAATCATTGGATATTTAAAGAGAGTTAGCAACTTTAGTGAAGCTAGACAGAAAGAGGCTAGTAAACGTTATTACTATAAACAATAAAAATTATGGTTCTATTTCAAATCATATTTATTGCTATCCTGCTCCTAGAAATAGGGGTAGGGCTGGCAGTAAAGTACAATTACAACGGTTTCCAAGATAAGTTAGTATCTCTACTTATGAGAATGGACCTTGAGTATTACATCAGATACCAGTTCCCAGATAAGTGGGTTCTCCAGATGATATTCTTACTAATCTTATTCTTACTGTGTATATGACAGGTGTAGATGAGCATGGTTGGGTATGTGACGTGGAACTAGCCAAGAGGGTTATATTAGCACACTTTAGTACCACTAAATATTATGGGGTGTCAGTCTACGGGGATAAATCTATGGACGAGTGGCTAGATAAGGTTAGCAATGACCTACAAGAGTTTAGTGATGGATTCTCTATTGTACGAGATGGGGGATTCTTCTTAGGAGGTCCAGATGGTTGGTCTGGCTTTATTATCTGTACACTAGACGCCTGGTTAGAGGAATTGGGTAATATTAGTTGTGAAGAAGCTAATGAAGACATCCTATCAGTAGTTGAAGTAGATGGTAAGCCAGTTGTATTCCTTTTACATGAATCTGATTAATATGCTGAAGTATGTTAGTTATGATATAGTCTTCCAGGAGGTCCCAAATGAAACTACACTCGCCATTAATATCTCAAACTGTCCTTGTCACTGTAAGGGGTGTCATAGTTCTTACTTGGCAGGAGATATTGGAGAATTTCTTGACCTCAATACTCTAATGCGATTAATAGATAAAAACGAGGGCATCACTTGTGTTGCCTTTATGGGTGGGGATTCAGACCCATCATCTGTTAATATGTTAGCTGGCATTCTTAGAACAAGTGGTTTATTGACTGCTTGGTATAGCGGTAGGCAAGAATTATCTGAGGATATTGATATTAAGAATTTTAACTATATTAAGTTAGGTCCTTATATTGAGGAACTAGGTGGCTTAAAGAATCCAAACACCAACCAACGATTCTATGAAGTTCAAATGAGTAGAGAATTGGATGAGAATGGTGACCCAATCTATGGTTTGATGGACATCACAAGTACATTCTGGAAATGAACATCAAGTTGCCCTTTAGTGGGCATTCGTCAAAGAGGATAGGAGAACCTAAGAAACCTCGCATTACTCTGGCGGAAGAGCAGGTAAAGGCTCTTGAAAGAATGAAAGACTTTTTGAATACAGAGGAACCAGTACTGGTATTACAAGGATATGCTGGTACTGGTAAAACCTCTATTCTGAATGAGTATATTCAATTCTTAAGGTCTACTAGAGAGGACTTTATATTATGTGCTCCTACTCATAAGGCTAAGCTAGTAGTAGAGGAGGTTACTGGTGAAGATGCAATGACTGTTCATAAGTTGTTGTCTCTTGCTCCTAATATAGAGATATTTGAATTAGACTATAAAGATTTAAAATTCCAATGTAATGGGTTTGGTGAGATACCTGATAATGGTATTGTGATTATAGATGAAGCATCTATGATTAATGATGAAATATACAAGTTATTACTTGATATGTGTAATCAATATGGAACCAAACTATTATTCATTGGAGATAAGGCTCAAATACAGCCTGTGTGTAGTAAGAGTACAAGTTTAGTATTTAACTGTCCTAACATTATTACACTAACTCAAATACATAGACAAGCCGATACTAATGGATTATTGCCATTATTATCTAAGCTAAGAGAAAGACCCATGAGAAGATTCGAACCTATCGAAGCTCCAGAAGGGTCTTTAATTATATGTGACCAAGCCAAGGATTTTATGGTTAGGAGTGCAGGCTTCTTTAGGCAAGCTATTAAAAAGCAGGACGTAAATGAAGTCAAACTTATAGCATATACTAATGCTAGAGTACAGGGATTTAATCAATGTATGAGGAAGCTACTTTGGGAAGACAATGTAGTTAATGAATATAATCAATTTGAGTTTTTAACTGGCTATGAGAACTTCGAGTATAATGGCACTCAGTTTTATAATTCTCTGGATTATATAATAGTGGATGCTCCTAAGAGAGTAGAGAGACATATTCCACATTTTATGAAGATGCCTGGATATGAGCTGGAGCTATTTGATACAGTATATAAGAAATTATTAACTGTATTTATATTAGAACGAGACATCAATAAAGACTATATAGATAGCCTTGCTGCTACAATAGAGAATTATAGAATATCTGCTATTGAAGCTAAGAGGAATGGTAACCGTACAAGGTCCACGTTCTTATGGAAGAAGTACTTTGAAATGATTAAGAGCTTTGCAACTCCTAAAGATATAATGTGGGATAATAGAGTTATTAAAAAGAAGACATTTGATTATGGGTATGCATCAACTATTCATAAAATTCAAGGAAGCTCTCTTGGAACAGTGTTCATTGATATGGCAAACGTTCTTATTTGTAAGAATGTTGACGAGATTAGGCAGATGCAATACGTATCGTTGTCAAGAACTAAAACAGATGCTTATATATTGGTATAATCCGACTAAACATGACTGTAAAGATAGTTTATAGTGAAACTTGCTTACCTCTTAAGAATAAGGTGGTAGCTTACATCTGGGAGAAATTCCCTAAGATTGAAGTTGAAACTTACGATGAATTACACTATAAAGATAAGAAGAAAGCCATTATGATTAAAGCATCATGTGGTACCAGACTAGTTCCTTTCGTTGCTGTTTATGATAACAACAAAGAACTGGTTAAAGCCTTCTATTCTGAAGTAGGAGATTGTACAGCGGATAACATTATTAAATATTTGAATGAGGTTCAGTGAAGCAATAATGTGGGGAGATAGCCTTATAAGGGCTACTCTCAGACACAGAGAAGCAAGTCTTAAAGACTTTGTAAAGATTGGAGGTAATCCAGAACTTTATAGAGCTATCCAAGATTCTAAAGTTGGCTATATTAAGATTACTAAGGTGTCTAGCAATGGAGGGTATTTATCCACAGGTGAATCTGAGGAAGGTATTACCGCTGCATTTGGAGAAGGTCTTAGCCTTTATATAGCTGATGTAGAACAGTGGTATAGAACATCTGTTATCCAGAAGATTTACTGGGATAAAGGTGAATTTACCACTCTTAATTCAAGATACAAATTTGAATTTGAAGAGATTGACTATCGTCCTATTCTTGAAGAGTTAAAGAATGAAAGTACAAGTAATAAATAAATCTCAATGGGAACTTCCCAAATATGAAACTTTATTCTCTGCTGGCATGGATGTCAGAGGAGACTTTAGTAGAATTAAACTAGTTGATAATAAGCCTGAGAAGTTCTTCTTTGATGCTGATGTTGTATCTATTGGATTAGTAGAGAATCCAGATGGGTGTAATGTAGTTGATAAGGAAGGTAATGACTTAGGTTATAAGATTCCAACTATTCCAGTAGCTAAAACTATTGAAATTAAACCTGGAGGTAGATGCCTAATTCCTACTGGTCTATTTGTAGCTATCCCACAAGGATATGAGCTGCAATGTAGAATGAGGAGTGGATTGGCATTAAAGATGGGACTTACTCTTACTAATGGAATTGGTACTATTGATGCTGATTATAGAGGTGAGATTGGAATTATCTTGACTAATACTTCTAATACTCCTGTTCGCATCAATGATGGTGAGAGACTAATGCAATTAGTACTTGCTAAGCATGAGGTAGCTGAATGGGAAGAAGTAGAGGTACTTCCTGAAACAGATAGAGGTGAAGGTGGATTCGGTCATACTGGTAAATAAGTAGAATATGGATATAGTTAATACAAATGGGATAAACTCTGCTATTGCTACTATAAAGCAATTTAATGAGATGGCAGTTACTACAGCCAAGGAACAGTTATCTATATTACTAGGGAGGTATTTCAAACGTGGCAGTATTGTATACTTCGTGAGAGGTATAAACGTACATACCTCAAAGTTACTTGTTGAATACTCTGAGAACTATCAGTTTAGAGGTAGACTAGGTTATAGAGAAACCTTCAAAGAGGTATCAATTACCGAGTTTATCTCTATGGATGGAATGAAAGAGTCTTCTCCTACTGAATACTTGGTTGCAAAGAGATTATTCATACAAAGGATAGATACTTATTATAATATGGATTGTCTAGAGTTTGATATAAAGGATTTCTTTAGTAGCCATAACATTTCTGATTACATACTAGTATGAGAGGGGTAATTATTGGTTATATGCACACCGAAGCTATAGATACAGAGTTTGAGGAAATTCCTTGTGAATATATTTACGTTGCATATAGTACTTCTGGACCACTGTATTTCTCTAAATCTGAGCAGAAGATTAGAGATTATGTGGGCAAAAGTAGAGCTAAAGGCATTAAGTATAAGAAAGTCACTGTCCTATAATTTATTTACACGAAAGTTTATTAATGGATATTCTAGTTAGTAAAGACAATAAGGGTAAAATCAGAGTTGTTGAGATTGACTATGAATGGGATGATTCAAGAAGGGGCTTCGTAATAAGAAGACGTACTTACCAATATGCTGGTAAGGTGTCAGTTCAGCCAGAAATTTGGATATTTACTGGTAAGGCTAAGAGAACTGTTACTGAGCAAGTGAAGTTGGAATATGCTTCCCATTTAAAGAAGTATCAAGATAAGGGTTATAAGTTATTACCTTCTAACATTAGCATTGATGATAGTAAGGCAGTAGCTGAGTTCGTCCAAGAACAAATGGGCGAAGGTGTTTCTGATTCTAATGGATTTAAGAAACATATGTTAGCTAAACAAGCTGACAAAGTAGCAACCAGTGTATTTGACAAGATTAAATACTGGTGGGGAAGTAGGAAGATAGATGGGGTTAGATGCTCCTTCTATTATAAGGATGGAGAAGTCCGAACTGCCTCTAGGGGTGGTGGTGACTATGATGCTTCTACTTCCTTTATGCGTCACAATCCTAAACTAATTCAATTCTTTGAAGACCATCCTGATATTGTTTTAGACGGTGAACTATATGAACATGGTAAATCTCTACAACAAATCAGTGGGGCTGCAAGATTGGAGAAGGATACAGCTGGAATGGATTGGCTAGAATATTACATCTATGATGTAATGGATAGTTCTAAGACATTTGAAGAGAGACTGGAGACTCTTCATGATATTGCTAATGAGTTAGGCTTAAGCTTCAATCCCGAAAGGACTTGGGCTGAAGGTGACTTAAAGTTCCAAATGGTTCCACAAGAGAAGGTTGTGGGTTGGGCTAATATACAAAAACTGCATGATAAGTATGTAGGTGAAGGCTTTGAAGGTATAGTTATTCGTGACCCATCTAAAGTATACAACTTTGGTGGCAGAACTAATGCTATGATTAAAGTCAAAATGTATAAAGATGCTGAATTTAAAATTGTTGGTTATGAAGATGGACTACGTCCAGAAGACATGGTATTCGTATGTGAGACTGAATTAGGTATCAAGTTTGAAGCTAAACCTATGGGTCCACGTGAATTAAAGTGGGAATATCTTGACAGAATGGATGAAATCATTGGTAAGATGGCTACTGTAAAGTATTTCTATCTTAGTGATGAAGGGTGTCCTCTACAACCAGTTCTAAAATGTATTAGGGATTATGAGTAACTATAAAGTACCATATCGTTATGATGTTCATTGGGGTTACATTGACGAGAATATTGAGCTTAATCCTAGAGATTACCTTGATTGCAATGACGAGTGTGACCTAAATGATTCAGTTTATGATGATATACGGGATAGCTTCAGTGTCGGAGACTTAGAGATAGACCAGGCAGAAATGGACTTTAGTCTGCCTAAAGAATTTATTGATGAGTGGAGGAGACTTAAAGGCTATGAAGTATGATATTCCTAGTAAGGTTAGAATAGCTAATCACTGGTATAAAGTAATACTATGCGATTTTATAGATAATGGAGATACTTTTGGTTCTCATTGCAATTTGAGGCTTGAAATCAAAGTGGCAGAATGTATGAAGACTGATGAAGGAGAGGTAATTAATCTTACAGAAGAACAGATTAAGAACTCATTCTGGCATGAAGTATTCCATGCATTTAACTATTACTATAATAATAAGCAAGATGAGTCGTTAGCACAAACATTCGCCAACTTTATGCGTGAATTTGAACTTACACGAGAATGAATTATATTGTAGTTTTTAGGAGGAGAGGGATTTTAACGTCCCTCTTCTTTGCTTATAGAGACGAATCTGATATAGTCTTTAAAGATGATACATTGATTCGTAATATAGATGATGTTATTAAAGTGATGGATGAATATTTCTCTCCTGATGATAGTTTGTATGTAATAAGGGAAACCTTCTTAGATTCTAATGCATTTAGAGAGGATAATGAAGCTATTACTGAACATTTAAGAAAGTTCTTGCATTGAAAAAAGTAACATTCCTTAAATTGTTAAACCTTATATCAAATGTAGGTAAGGATACAGAGAAGTTAGAAGAACTTGGTATTGATGTATGTGAGAGTACATTAGTCAATGGTATGTGCGAGTTATTTGATGCTGTTATGGAAGATGCTTATGGTCAAGAAGGACTTGAATGGGTTCAATGGTGGGTTTATGAGAAGTCTCGTAATCCAGAACTCAAAGCATTTGAAACTAATGAGCATGGAGAAGAAGTTGAAATAATTCGCAGTGTCGATGAGCTGTATGAATATCTTGAAGAACATCATAGCTGAGACTGTGCTTAGTACAACTAAGTTTCACTTTATAAATTAAAAGGTAACAATGGAAGTAAAACAGTTTGATTTTGGAGAGGCTTTGTCCTTTCTAAAGAGTGGTCTCAAAGTAACTAATCCTAGAGGTAATGTCTTCTTTATGGAGGACAACAAGGTATATTGCATCCCTAAAGCCCAGTACCCTAAGGGTAGGAGAGAGGAAGTAAAGCTCTATTGGGATGCTATTCTCCGAGAGGACTGGAGCCTATTTGAAGAGTAGTTACTTTATTTTACAGATTACCTAATACAAAGATTAATCGTATTGGTTTTCTAAATTTGCTCTAAATGCAATTAACTCAATCACCAAAATTTAACAGAAATTATGCTGCGAAGATTGTAGAGATTAAGGATTTCATTAATCATCCTAATCCGAAGTGTGAGAGATTAAAATGTTGTACAATTGATGGTTACTCTATTGCAGTAAGTATTGATACCAATCCTGGTACATATGTTTACTTCCCTATAGAGTGTGCTATTGATGAGAAGTTCTTATCTGCCAATAATCTCTTTAGAGATAAGGTGAAGAATGTGGATAAGGAACAGGCTGGATTCTTTGAAGATAACTGTAGGGTGAAGATTATCAAACTACAAGGCTATCCTTCTGAAGGATTCATTACTCCTATTACATATCTATACAACTGGCTTACTTTAATAGGTAAGAAGGAAGAGATTGTACATAAGGTTGCTCCTGGTACTGAGTTTGACTCTGTAGATGGAGAAATCCTATGTAGGAAGTATGTTCCTAAACGTGCATATACTCCTGGTCAACCTAGAGTTGGAGGTAAGATAACAAGGAATCTAAAGAAGGTAAAGAAGGTAATTGACACCCAATTTAGATTCCATTATGACACTACTCTTATTAAGAAGTGTCCGTCAGTCATTCATCCTAATGACATTATAAGTATCACTGCTAAGGTTCATGGAACCTCTGGTATATCTGCTTATGTATTATGTGAACAGAAATTAACTTGGAGACAGAAGATAGCTAAATGGCTAACTAAGGAGAATATTACTAAATATGACTACTTATGGTCTTCTCGTTCTGTAGTTAAGAATCCATATTACAATGAAACTACCAATGGTGGTTTCTATGGAGTAGATGTATGGAAGTATGCTGATGATGTAGTTAGACCTCATCTACAGAAAGGTATGACAGCTTATTATGAAATAGTAGGCTATCTTCCTAATGGTGGTGCAATTCAGAAGTTAGGTGGTAAAGCATTTGACTATAGATTCGAACCTCCTAAGAGTGCTGAGGAATATAAGTACGGTGAGAACTTTGGAATACAGGTTTATCGTGTTACTTATACTAATCCTGATGGACGTGTATATGAGTTTAGTGCTCGTCAAGTACAACAATGGTGTACTAAAGAAGGCTTGAAGCCTGCAGAAGAATATTACTATGGCTATGCTAAAGACTTATATCCAGAACTGTCTCTAACAGAGCATTGGAATGAGAACTTCATTCAGAAGTTGGCTAGTGATAAGAATTTCTTCATGGAGTGTGAATCTCCAACTTGTAATAACAAAGTTCCACATGAAGGAGTTGTTATTAAGATTGAAAACTCTCTATCCGAAGCATATAAGCTGAAGTGTATTAAATTCTTGGAAGGAGAATCCAAATCACTGGATAAGGGTGAAGTTGACATTGAAACTGAATCATAAGGTGAAATTTAAACTTGAATATGTAATGGAAGTGGATGATTTGGAATTGCTTGAGTTAGTTAATGACTATCTAGAGCGTTCTGATGAACCCACTTTCAATACATTAGACGACATCCCAGAGGCTCTAATGATTGAAGCCTTAGATGAAGCTAATTATATAGAAGATGAAATTAATTACTATATGATGATTGAGGACTTAAATATTTCTAAATTATGAAGAGGTTTCTAATTCATGTTTCCACATATTGGTGTGGAATGGATGCTACGTTTAGAGCAGTTGCCGAGTCAGAGACAGAGTTATGGGATTTAGCTGAACAATTAGCTTATGACAACTTTCAGAGCTATGGCTGTGAGAGTGATATAGCTGAGGAAGAAGGCTATGACCCTGATGAAATGACTGATGAGGATTGGGATAAATTATGGGAGGTAGTAGATGAAACTGCCTACTATGACTTTACTATAGAAGAATGTGAAGATGATGATGAATGGAATGAATATGACGGAGAAATCCTGGGACAAGACGATGTTTAAGTTCTACGAAGTAGGTGGTAAGATTAGGGATGAACTCTTAGGTCTTGCTAATAAGGATGTTGATTATGTAGCTGTGCCCACTGAGGCGTGCTATAGTAGCATTCATCCTCGTGAATCTCAACCCTCTCCTGCTAGATTGGTGTTTCAGGCATTAAAGAGTTATTTAGAAGAACAGAAATTTGAAATCTTCTTAGTAACTCCAGACTGCTATACAATTCGAGCTAAATTCCCAGAGGGCTATAAGTATCAAGGAGTAGCTGACTTTGTGATGGCTCGTAAGGAAGTGGGATATATTCCAGGCACTAGAACTCCAATAGTTGAGCCAGGGAATCTTTATGATGATTTATCACGTAGAGATTTTACTGTTAATGCTTTGGCTAAAGACCCAGACACTGGTGAAATCATTGATTATTTTGGTGGAAAGATGGATTTGAAACTTAAAGAGTTAAGAACTCCTCTTGAACCCATCAAAACCTTTGATGATGACCCATTGCGTATTCTACGCGGTATTAGGTTTGCTATTACTAAGAACTTCTATTTTAGTGACGATGTAGCTGATGCCATGTATGCTTATGACTACGAATCGAAAATGAAAGTAGTATCTGAGGAACGTATTAGAGAGGAGTTAGTTAAATGCTTTAAAGCCAACACTCCTAGAACTCTACTACTTCTTATGGAAGGGTATAAATCCCTTGGAGATTACATTTTTACTCACACTAATTTATGGCTTAAGCCTACTAACGAGAAGTAATGACTTCTATTGAGTTATTAAACAAAGAATTTCGAGGTAGTATGGTCTCTATAGGTGAGTTTTTCGGAGAATATCTATATGCATCTATAGACCCAGGTATATATAACAAAGGAGATATTATAGTTAGTATAAAGCAGCTTAATGGCTGGATAAGAGTGCTAACTTTATTACCAACTGTTACTATTAATAAGTGGAAACAAGACAATTAATTATCTGTAGAGGTATACAAGGCTCAGGTAAGTCTACTTGGGCTAAACAATGGTGTCACGAAGACCCAGAGAATAGAATTAGATTCAATAACGATGACATTCGTAATATGTTAGTGACTATTGGGTTCCTAACAGAGAGAAGGTTGTCACTGCAACATATAACACTGTACTAGCTTATAGTATGGAGAAAGGTTATAATATTGTAGTAGACAACATGAACCTAAATCCAAAAACCTGTGCGGAATTGGAGAAGATGGTTAAGGACTTTAACGGGAATTATACTTATGATTGGAAGTATGAGGTTGAATATAAAGACTTCTTTATTCCAGTTGATGAGTGTATTCGTCGTGATGCAATGAGACCTAATCCCATTGGTGAGAAGGTTATCAAAGCAACTTGGAGAAGATATAGAGATTTTATCATCCAAGAAGACATTAATAATATGCTAAAGAGAGTACCTAAACACGTAGACGGAGGACGTCCTGTTATATTGGTTGATATGGATGCTACTTTATGTTTAAATACATCAGGTAGACCTTACTTTGGGGAAGGTGCAGCTGAGGGTATGTTAAATGATATAGCCATAGAGGGAACTTGTGCTCTTGTTAGGCGCATGTATGAGAAGTGCAAAGTCTTTATCATTACTGGTAGAGAAGGCACTCCAGAGATTATAGAAGCTACTAAGGAATGGTTAGCTAGACATGATATTGCTGTAGATGGACTATTCTTCAGACCAATTAAGGACTATAGTCCTGGAGCTGACTGTAAGAAGAAAATCTATAAAGATAATATCGAGGGTAAGTATAATGTTCAATTCGTTCTTGAAGACAACTATAAATGCGTCAAGATGTGGAGAGAACAAGGCTTACTATGTCTACAACCTAATGAAGGTAAATTCTAATGGCAATATTAGTGGGACAATTAATTGAAATCCTCAAGCAGTTTGACCAAGACAGAGAAGTTATGGTTCACACTCTTAAAGGGGAGACTGTAGATATAAATGGGTACTTCATTCAGAAGGACTTAAATGATACTAACTTCTATCTGACTGACTTGGATGTAATTCCAAGAGACTAGCTTATGGATGATATTAAAAAGAGGTTTCTAACCAATACTGATGAAACTGGAAGGTTCATTGTCAAATCTTTAACTACTGGTAAGACATATTATGTTGAGCCAGTGGGTAATGGACACTTAGACGGCTGGGGTGATATTGACCCTGCAACTAAGAAGATGACAGGCAATTATGGTGAGAAATATACTGGATGTGTTAATGAGAAGGAATCATTAATAACTCCAGAAAATGGCTTTAAGTATATTCAAGTACTTGAGCCAGGAGTTTCTCCACTATCTGCAATATATCAAAGAGATTTGGAGTATGAGAAACTAATGAGTGAATCTAATGAAGTTCAAGGGTGATATTATCATAACAGACCCATGTTATGTAATAAAGAAGGAGTCTGACTATGTAAAGGAGTTAGGATTAACTCTTCCAGAATATCCTAAATATACAGGAGATATGACAGCTTATGATAAAGCGATGAGGGAGTATCGCTCCTTCATGGATAAGTATAATGATTGGAAGAAGTGTGACTATGGTGATAATATGGAAGCACTGGGCTTTAGTAACTACATCTCTGAATCTACTATCTATGGTGATTGGAGTTGTACTACTTGGTCTACTCCTCGTAAGGATGTAGCTGCACAGTTAGAAGAGCTTTGTGTACTTCAAAGAAAGCAGTATGAATTAAGTAAACAGTATGGAGAGGATTCTGTTCAGAGTAAAATCTACAATGATAAGATGTTCAGTGCTACTGTTGACTTAAAGAATATTGGAGGATTTTGTGCAGATGCAGGTATGGTTGCCGTATTCTTATTGGATGAAGTATTAAAGTACAATCCAAACTTTGATTATCATATCAATAGGTTGTGGACAACTACACTAATTAAGGATTTTGATGGTGAAGTAGAATACTATATTGATGAAGCTGAGGGAGATGCCCACATCATTGGCATTGGTAATGTAAACTTCTTTACTACACAAACTGGATTCTAATTATGAAGTTTGACCTATATGAGGATGTAAAGGTATCCTTTTGGAGGAGATACTCCTATAGTGTAGAAGCTGAAACATTGGAAGAAGCTGTAGAGCTGATTAAGGACGAGGAAGTAGATTGCACTGATATGGAGGATTTGTATGATACTGACTATTATATGAAGCCAGAAGATAACGATGGGGCTGCTACTCGTGAAATATATTCAGCTGAAGATGATGTATTACTATATTCAAATAAAGATAATGTATAAGTTTAATGGAGGAAATGGTGCTGTAGTCTGTGATGGCTGTAGTATCATTATGGAACAGAATATTCCATTCGATAAGTACCGTAAGGAACACAGTGGTTATGACTTCTGTGAGCAATGCCTAAGTGGTCTTACAATAGTTGATAACTTTGACCAGATAGAGAATATCTTGGAGTTTAATAACCAAGATGAGTTCTATTTCTTGCAAATCATTCAACGTAAGAAGGATGGAAACATTACCCAAATAGGTAATAATGGTTATAGAACTGTTAAGACTTACTATATCTTTAGTAAAGAACAATTCCTAACCAAGAAAGAGAAGATTAAAGAGCTTTGTTTAAAGAACAATGCTAGGGCATATATCCACCTTAATAGGAGGAATGCAGAAGAGGTAGCTTTGGCTTCAATCCAGCAATATGCTAAACTAGTCTCAGAAGGTAACTCATATCAGGGTTATAGAGTATGGGATAGTGCTTGTGGTGGAACTAGAGCTAGAGGATACAAACCATTGTGGGTAGTTGATGTAGACTCTAAAGACCCTGAATATCTAAAGACAGTCATTGAGATTGTTAATAGTTGTAGAGGTGTCTCTGAGCAGAAGGTTGTACATACAATACCTACACTGCATGGCTATCATCTTATAACTATAGGATTTGATGTTCAACAGTTCCAACAACAGTTGGCAGTTAGGAACATGGATTCTATTGATATACAGAAGGATAATCCAACTCTACTGTATTATGCAGCTGTTTAAGGCTTAGAAATAAGTACTGTATTAGATTACTCGTTAGGATTTATAAAAGCAAAACACAATGAGTAATTTACCGTTAGGGGCTGAGAACGACCCTTGTGCTCCTTATAACGTTAAGGAAGAAACGTTTAAATTTGATTTAGGTGTTAAAGGTATTGCATGGTATGAATACTATGGATTCCTAGACACAGATGAAGCTAGGGAAGATATTAAACAACGTCTTGTTGCAGCTTTATCACAGCTTGGAGATATTGATATTAGTGATGTAGACATATCTATATATTAATGATATATTTAGTAACCAAGCAACAGTCTCTTTGGGCATCTGATAGATATAAAGTCATCAGTGCAGAAGAGGCTTTAGAATTATTAGCACCTCTCAATGTAGTAGAGCTGGATACTGAAACTATGGGTTTAGACCCGTATACTAAGGAACTATTAACTGTTCAACTTGGTTGTGCAGAATTTCAAGTAGTTATTGATTGTACATCTGTAGATATACACCTATTTAAGGAGTATATGGAGAATCCTCAAAGAATGTTCTTAGGCTGGAATATCAAGTTTGACTTGAAGTTCCTGTATCACCAGAGAATTATTCCATTAAGGGTTTATGATGGCTATCTGGCTGAGAAACTACTGTGGTTAGGCTATCCAGCAGGTATGCATGAGATGAGCTTGAAAGCTGCTAGTATCAATTATCTAGGAGTAGATATGGATAAGTCTGTGCGAGGTAAGATTATACAGACTGGATTAACAGAAGATGTTATCGTGTATGCTGCAGGAGATGTCTCTTATCTGGGTAAGATTAGAGATAAACAGCTTGAACAACTTGAAGCTAAGGGCTTGTTAAAGGCTATTGACTTTGAGAATGAGTTTGTTAAATGCCTAGCATATATAGAATATTGTGGAGCTAAGTTAGACGTCGATAAGTGGAAAATCAAAATGACCACTGACCTCAATAACCTTGAAAGATATGAAGCAGAGCTGAATGATTGGGTAGAGCGTTATTGTACTGAATACAGTGATAAGGGTTATACCATTAATCAGGTTATTTATGTTAACACGCCAGAAGAGAAGTCACAACTTCCTCTCAACACTGTTAGAGCACCAGAATTTGATTCAACTGGAGCAGGAACTAACACTGAGGCATATGTTGTAAAGAAACCTGGTGATTATTGTTCCGTTAATATGCAGGGTGATTTGTTTAGTGGATTTGATACTAAACCAAGATGTCATGTAAACTGGACTAGTTCCCAACAAGTAATTCCACTGTTTGAAGAACTGGGGTTAAACCTTAGAGTGTTGGATAAGAAGACTAAGCATTATAAGAAGTCTGTGGATATTAAAGTGGTAGAACCGCAGGCATCTAAGAGTCCTTTAATTCCAATATATATAAAGTATAAGAAAGCTGCAATCATTGTTAATACCTTTGGTCAGAAGTTCTTAAACTTGATAAATCCTGTAACTGGTAGAATCCATGCCAATTTCAACCAGTTAGGAACTGATACTGGAAGGTTAAGTTCAACAGAACCTAATCTACAGAATTTACCACATGATGCTCAAACTAGAGCTTGCTTCGTATCAGATAAAGGTAATAGATGGATTTCTGCTGACTATAGTGGTCAAGAATCTTATCTAATGGCATCTATGGCTAATGACGAAGCTATGTTGGAAGAGCTTACTAATGGTAGTGGTGACTTGCATAGTCTAACCGCTAAGATGGTATTCCAACAAATCCCAAGAGATATGCCTCTAAAGGATATTAAGAAGAACTTTAAGGACCTAAGGCAAGAAGCCAAGGGTTATGAGTTCTGTTTCAATTATGGTGGTCAAGACAGTACCTTAATAAGGAATTATGGTCTTGATGCCAAGAGAGCTAAGGAAATCTATGAGAACTATATGTCTGGTTTTGCTGGATTAAAGAGGTATCAAGACTTCCGAAGAGTAGATGTAATGCGTAAAGGTTATATCTTATTAAGTAAGATTACTGGACATAAGGCATATATCTATGATTATGATGAACTTAAAAGGCAGATGGATAAGCAGGAAGACCCTGACTTCTGGGCATATTATAGAGAAATGAAGCAGGAAGACCCTGACTGTGACACTGTACAAGGTGTTAGACGTTTAGCAAGACGTAAAGCAGAGTCTGAGAAACAATCTATTAACTATCCGATTCAGGCTGCTGGTGCATTGTGTTTTAAGTTAGCATCAATAAAGCTATTCAACTGGTTGTTGAAGAATGGCTTGTTATTTAAGGTTAAGTATTGTATTCCAGTACATGATGAAATTAACCTTGAAGCTCCAGATGAAATTTCAGAAGAAGTTGCAGATATATTAGTTAAGTGCATGGTAAGTGCAGGTAAACCCTTCTGTACAAGA